GCCCTCGATGCGCTTCGTGTAGTCCGCCATCGCGGCGTCGAGCCTGCTGACCGAATCGCTGAAGTTCTTCGCGAATGCGTTCAGCGCGCTCAGCTCCTTGCCCTTCATGAGCTGGAGCTTGACTTCGAGCTTGTTGTTCCTGCGTTCGGCCATCGTCACCAGTTAGAGCGCAGCATCAGGGAGCGAGGAATCCGAGACCGAGTTCGTGGAAGTCCGAAAGCATGGTCTGCTTGTCGGTCACGGTCAGCCCCTCCATCTCCTCCGGCTTGATGAAGGCGCTCTTCTGCTCGCTCTCGATCTGGTCGAACATCTCCAGCACCTTGCTCGCCTTGTCGAGGTTCGCCGCCAACGTCGATGCCTTGAAGTCCATCATCCGCTCGCGCTCTGCCTGCGCTTGCTCGTCGTCGATCACAGCGAGCAGGGCTAGGCGCTGGAGGTCATGCAGATCCCCGTCCAGCAGCCCCTGACGATACGCGAGTCGGCACTGGGCGAGAGCTTCCGCCGACCCGCCTGCTATTTTCCCTCAAGCGCCCTGAACGCGCGAGCCTGACGCAGCTCCAGCTTCTCGTACTCGTCGTAGATGCGCTCGATGACCGGGAAGTAGTAGTCGCTGAACGTGGTGAAGTTCGCCCGGATGGCGGAGATGATGTCGCTCTTGCCGGGTGCCAAGGGGCGCTGCAGCGGCGTCCCGTCGACGCTCTTGACCGCAGCCGCTGCGGTCGCCAGACCGAGTGCCCGAGCCTGACCGAACACGCCGTCGTACTCGTTCACGATCTGGTCGCGCGCCAGCTCTTCGCCAGCGCGCAGGGTGTGGATCTCGAACCGATGGCCCCAGATGTTGACCTCGGTCGAGAGGGCCCCGAGGTAGAGGAGCCCCTCGACGTCTCGCTCGATCTCGGCCGGGAATCGCTCGCCTTCCTGCGCCGCCTCGACCCTCTCGACAGCCACGGGGGTGTCGGTCGGGATCGACGTAGACAGGTCGGGGTCGGGAACGAAGTCGCTTCGCTCGTCGTGCATGTTGTGCCCCTTGTCGGTGTGTGGGCGCTAGGTGTTGCGGTCGGTCACGCGCCGAGCGCGGAGTAGAGGCTCGATGCGCTGTTGTCGTGAACCTGCGTGGTGTGCGTGTACTGGATCGTCAGCACCTTCGCGATGTCCATGGTGCCGATCTCGATGTTCTCGTCGTCGCGGATGTCCGTGATCTTGCAGCCGTGGTAGTTGTCCGCGTACTTGCGGGCGGTGCTGCCGTACATCGTCGGCGGGTAGACGACCCGCGAGCAGACGATGCCGCCTCGCGGGTCGATGGTCGCGAGGCGCGTGAACACGTCGGCGAGGTCGTTGTAGAACGGGCGCTGGTTGACCGACCCCTGCAGCTTCAGGTCGACGATCTGCATGATGCGATCCCAGACCTTCTCGTTGTACAGCTCGTACAGCGCGACCTGCAGCGTGCCGGGCCCGATGGCCGCCGGGGTGATGATGTTGAGCGGACGCTGGGCGTCGAGCGGCTGGATGGCCACCGGAGCAGCGACCGGCTGCGGCGACTGGTGCGACAGCGTCTGCGCGAAGGCGAGGGGCTGGCCCTGCCAGTGGAACACGGTGAAGCCAGAGCCACCAACTCGCGGCACCTTGGCCGAGATGTCACTGTAGTTGAACGACATTCAGATCATGCTCCGAGCGTAGGCGTGTTGTTGAGAGAGATCGAGCCCTGACCGAGGTCGATGCTGAACTCGACGGAGATGTAGTTGATCGCGAACGGCGGCTTGTAGGCGAACCGCAGGTCGATCTGCGTCGGGTTCACCGTCGACAGGCGGGCGGTGAGCCCGGCGTAGTCGCTGATGACGCCCTGACCCTTCATGCTCTGGAGGACGCCGTCGATGGCGACCTGCACCGTGATCGGCGCGTTCTCGTCGGCAGGGATCTGGCCGATGATCTGCTCGTCGAGTACATCGTGAACCGCGTCGAGCAGGTAGTGCTTGGAGCGAACCACGTTCAGCTCGCTCTTGGACACCGAGCTGACGTCCGTGGTCAGGCCGTGGCGCACGCGGATCCGTCCGCCGACGTTCTCCAGCACCGTCAGGCCAGCCGCAGCATCGCGGTTCTTCTCCAGCCGGTCGACGACCTCGTTGACGGCGGCGAGGCCGACCATCGTCTTGCGCGTCATCGTTGCCTGCACCGGGTAGCGGGCGAGCATGCCCGCGAGTGCAGCGGCGGCGTACTGGCCGCCGACGTCGATGCGCCGGTTGACGTTGTTGATGTAGGCGTAGCTCGCCGGGGAGACGATGGTGACGTCCTCGTTGTTGAACGTCTGCGCGAGCGAGCGCCGCGTCGCCTGCTGTCCCTGATTCGCCAGCGTGGAATCCGTCCCGCAGATCGCCACGCAGCGGATGTCGATGGTTCGCATGAAGTCGATGTGCGTCTTGACGGCGCTGATGATGGAGGCGATGGTCGAGTCGTTGGACGTCGTGACGACGCCGCCGACGCCGACGATGGGGACGATGACGTTGACGTCCTCCTGCACGCGCAGCGCCTGCAGGGTCGTCGTCCAGTCGCTCGGTGCGCCCGTGGGCGCGACCGGGCCAGCGGCATGCAGTGCCTGCAGCACCAGCTCGCTCGCGCCGTTGGCGAACGCCAGTCCGGCCGCGAACGAGATCGGGCTGTTGATGTTGCCGTCTGCGTCGAGTGCGGGGCCGTACTTGGCCTCCGCCTCTGCGGGGCTGGTGACGCGCGTCGGCGTCCAGTAGTCGGCGGGCGAAGCCTGATACGTCACGCGGACGCGCAGCTCGTCGTCGGTTCCGCCGATGGTCGTCGTGCCCTGCGAGCGAGCGATCTTGAGCGTCGCGCCCGAGCCGCTGACGACGTAGTCGTCGTCGGTGGTCGACTCCGCCTTGTCGTACAGGCCGACCTCGGTGAGCCCAGTGCTGCCGAGGCCCGGCGCGTTCTTGACGACGATGGAGTCGGCTCCGGCCGGAAGGCTGACGGGGTTCGCATCGTCGAGCTGGACTGCCTGATCGGTGTACTGCACCGCGTCGATCACGTAGTCGAGGTACAGCGTCTGGAACTTGCCGATGACGCCGTTCGTGTTCTCGTAGACGATGGTCGGAACCGGGGAGACGCTGCCCTCGTTGGCGATGGTGTAGTCGTCGGCCGAGACCTCGCCAGCGTTCTGCACCCGCAGGCTTGCGGTCTGCGTGCCGGACGACTGGATGCTGCCGTTCGCCGTGCCGTCGACGTACTCAGCGCCGAGACGGTCGAGCGTGACCAGAGCCGACTTGCCGTCGGACTGGACAGGCGCTCCCGAGTTCTCGAAGTAGGTGACGACCTGCTCGCCGTCGTCGATGGCTGTCTGCATCGTCCGCCGGATGCTCGTCACGCCGGAGACGGTGGTCAGGGTGTAGTCCTGATCGCCCACCGACGGCGTGCTCTCGATGAAGGCGGTTCCGTTCGGATCCGCCGCATCCACGACGCGCACCGTCGAGGTGTCGATGCCCGTCGCTGACAGCGTGACTTCGCCGTTGTCGACGAGCTGGACGATGTCAGCGACCTCGCGGTAGCCCCGTGACGGGCCCACGATTGCCGCAAGCGTCGGGGCCCCAGAGGTGGGGACGTTGAAGCTCGGGGATTCCAGCTCCCGAATCGTGATGCCGGGCTCGTTGTAGGGAATGGCCACTGCGTAGTCTCCGTGATGGCGAGTTCACCCATTAGACGGCAGGAGGGGATCGCCGTCTCGTGGGCCTATGGGGTGAATGTCTCGGCTGCCGATGCCTCGCCGCTGCCCTCAGCGACGAAACCGTCGTAGATTTCGCCACCGGGGACGGGGTAGTCCTCGGAGTCGTACAGAGGCAACTCCAGCCGATCCTTCATGTGTGGGTAGACGAAAACGTGCGACACGAGTCCGGTGCCCGGCGTCACCGCGTTCGGCACCGCGTTGTAGAAGCCGCCGATGCAGTCGACCGTCAGGTCTCGCTGGTAGACCAGCGCATCCTCTGCGCCCCACGGCGCGGGCGACACGGACTTGCCGCCCGAGTGCATGCGGTCGGTGTTGAGGAAGAGCTGCGACAGTGCGCGGAACGGATCGACCGGATCGTCCGGCGACCCGTACAGCTCCGAGAACAGGTTGCGCTGCAGCGACAGGTGGGGCAGCCGCCAGAAGGCCATGCACTCGACCACGGCGTCGTAGATGATGTCGCGGTCGAGCGGGGTGAGGCCGTAGCAGCGGAACGTGATCGAGCCATCGAAGCGGCGATGGCCCCAGACGCGCAGGATGCCGTTCGGATCGTAGAAGACCTCGCGGTGGCCGATGCCCGCGTCGCGGTTCTCGCGGTCGTTGAAGTCGACGATGATCGCCGGGTACTCCTGCCGCGTGAGCGGGTACTCGGTCACGATGCGCAGGTCGCGGAGCTGCTTCTCGGCGTACGCGGACGTGAACACGCGACGCATGCCCTTGACGATGGTGTTCTGCACCATCCGCGTGAAACCGACCACGCGCTCCTGTCGAATGGGATCGCTCACTCCACGACCTCGTAGTTCTCACCGTCTCCGGTGATTAGGTCTTGGATCAGCTCGGTCAGGATGCCGTCTGCGTCCTCGGCGAGCAGCTCCTCGGCGACGTCCACCATCATCTGGTCGATCTCGGGATCGAGACCCGACTCGCCGAGGGCCGCCATGCTCAGCTCGCTGATCTCGAAGTGCAGCCCCGGCTTGCGCTCCCATGCAATGGGGCTCCACCCCTGCTGCAGCATGAACAGGTTCTGGGGGCTGAGCCCCTTGCGGCGGCGCTTCAGGATCTCGCTGCCAATGTTCGCATCGGAGGAGAAGTAGCGCACGCGCATCTGCTCGTTGGCGCGCTCGACGATGCGCTGCCGGTACAGCGCCCAAGTGTGCTCGGAGGCGATCTGCTCGAAGTGCTCTCCGTCGATCACGAGAAGACCATCGAGTGGTAGATGTGATCGCGCTCGTACTGCGCGATCAGTTCATGCGCCCACTTGAGCTTGTCCTCGACGCGCTGGCCGGAGGGCTGTGACTTGCTCCACAGTTCGAGATTCTCGATGCGATTGTCGTCGCGCACGCCGTTCTTGTGGTGAACGGTTTCTCCGGGTGCGAGGAGACGACCGATGTGCGCCTCCATCACCAGCCTGTGTTCGGCGACCATTTTCGCACGACCGGGGTCGTACACCAAGACGTAGCCGTCGTGGTTCTTTCGCCGCTCCTGTCGCCCGCTGCGGATCGGCGTATCAATCTGAATGTCTCCGCCGCTGTACTGACGCTGCCAGTGCGTGTGGCACAGGCCGTGGCCATAGTGCGGACGACTACAGTCCGTGACGCGGCAGAGCCTTCCGATCCCCCAGCGTCGCACTGGAGCGTCCATCGGCTGGCCAGTCTTGAGCCTCCGGTAATGCGCCTGACAGTACCCCTTGGCGTTGTGTGGCCTACCACACCCTTCAATGGTACAGGTCGCCCCTTTTCCCAGCTCACCGATGGGCGTGTCCAGCATCAGGTCGCCGTGCCTTTCCAGTCGGCGCTGGTGGCTCTGACAATACCCGTGTGGGCCGCTCTGCCTGCGACCGCACCCCTCTACCGTGCAGTCACTCGACCTACCCCGTAGGGCTTCCAGAAGGCGCTTTCGGTCGCCGGGCTCGATGTCGGCAAAAGCATCCCCGTACCGCTCAACGCGACGGAGATGCGTCTGACAGTAGACGCACGACTTGCGCTTGGTTTCTCGCTTACAGGTGTCAATGATGCACTTCACATCTGTTAGGCAAAAGATATGCCGTGGTAGCAATGATCGCGTGGCAGCTTCGCCTGCTCGAACGTCTGCGCCACGAGGAACTCGTCGCCGCGCGACTTCTTGCCCCAGCCCCGGATCGAGATCGGGTTGACGAGCTTCGCCTCGTACAGCTCGTGGGTGTCGGCGATCTCGTCGAGGTTGTCGGCGAGCGTCACGTTGAGCAGGATGTCGTTGTCCGAGATCGGCGGGTACCATGGAGCGAACGCCTGCGCGTTCTGCGTCTGGACGATGGCACCTTGGTCGGAGAGCTTGAACACGTCGACCGCCGCGTCGGGCTCGATCACCCACGTCACGACGGCTGGGCCGAAGCCTCGATACAGCGGCGCGAGGTCGCCAGTGCCGGGGTCGGCCGTGACGATCTCGCCATCCTCGTCGATCCACTCGTCTGCCACTCGCTCGACCGAGCAGAAGCCGGTGGCGAAGCAGACCGGACAGTCTCCGCGCACCTGACCCCGGTAGCTGTTGAAGCAGGCGGGGCACTGCTCGACCGCGATGTCGTAGCTGACGCCGGGGAGTGTCAGGCGGTAGTTGTCGTCGCGGTCGTCGTTGCCGAACTTGTGCATCCAGAGCACGGGCTGGCCGAGCTTCATCGCCATGTCCATGTTGGATCGACGAAGCACGCGGATGTCGTGTGACACGCGCGGTGGGCCGAAGTACCTGTGGTTCAGGACATGGGGCATGTCAGCTCAGATAGCCGCGCCCGAAGAACCGGCCGCGCATGTTGGCGTTGACGAGGCGGCCCGCCTTGTTGCCCACGAGGAGGGAGCCACGGCTGATGTCCAGCTCGCTGCGCTTCCACAGCATCCGCATGCGCTCCCACTCGGGAAGCTCCAACTGGTAGATGGCCGCCCACGCCTGCTGGTACCGGGTGCGGTCGAAGTAGCCGACGGAGGAGTTCATCACGTTCGGCTGCTCGGTGTAGGAGCGCATCAGGTGCTTGAGCGTCGCGATGAACAGGCCGTAGCCGAAGAAGGCGGTGCCGTCGCGAGTCGTCCACGGGAAGCTCGTCTCCGTGTACTCGGTCACGGGCTGCTGGACGTTGATGTCGAGCAGGACGTCGGGAACGAAGTCGAGGAGCTTGGCGCGGTCGAAGTTGGCCTTCGTCATGTCGCGCAGCCACGGGCCGCCGTGCTCGCTGTCGAAGCAGTCCTCCAGCTTGGCCCACGCGATGGTGGCGGCTGGATCGGCGGGAGTTGCGCCCGTGCGCTGGAAGACGTCGCAGACCTCGTAGACGAGCGGAACGGTGCGAACCTTGTCCGACACGCCGTTCTCGTCGTAGGTGAAGCGTGCGAACGCTCGATAGTCGCCGACGACATCGTGGATGTTCGGCGCGACGGTGTACGTGCCGGTGCCGTCTCCGGTGATGTCGCCCGGATCGGCGTCGATGGCCGGGGCGAGCGGATCGTCGCCGGGCTTGAGCACGGTGAACTCGACGCTGGTGATGTCAGCCTCGGGGATGAGGTTGGCGTCGTCCCTGTCGTACAGGAACGCAGTCAGGGTCTTCGTGTCACCGAGGAAGGCCCTCTTCTCCTGATCCCATCCGTATGGCACTGCGTCCCTCTTTGCTGTCGTCGGCCGCGCACTTGGGGAGGGCTGTGGCCGTGCCGTGACTGTGAATGTCGAACTCGTGAATGGAACGACAGTCCGGCGGCCGAGAACCCACTGACAGGGCTTCGGCAACCCGCCGGACTGAAGGCTCCCTTGCGGGTCGACCGGCGTCAGGTGGCTCGAAGAGACCTTGGGGTTGTCCCCTAGATGAGCGGTTTGTGCTTTCGCAGATTAGGTGCGTGCGCGAAAGCGGTGCCACCAGCGCCGAGGCGATTCGGGCTCCGGCTCGACGACAGCGACCAGCCCCAGCTCGTCCGTGTTGATCTTGGCCATGCGTGCTGGATTCGCCTGCGTCCTCGTCGTCTGGATGAACTCAGGCTCGATGCCCGCCAGCCTCTCCAGCTCCTCGATGCGCGTGAGCAGGTGCCGGACGAACCAGTCGTTGGAGTACGTGAGCCCGCGCCGCTTGCTTGCCACCATGGGCTGCGACACGGGGGCGAGTGGCCGCCGACTGATCGTGTCCAGCCTCTCGCCCTTGCGCAGGGCGAGGGTGGGATCCTCGAACTTGATGTGCCGCCCCATCCGTCAGCGCCCCCGTGCGGGTCGCCGTGCGGCAGCCTGCGCGTCGACCTGCGCCATCAGCGCGGCATTGTCGCCGCCACCGGGAGGGGCAGAGCCCATCGCGCCCTCGCCGCCGGGCATCTGGACGACGCGAGGCCCGACGGGGCCCGTGCGCCGCTCGGGGCGGTTGGCCTGCTGCTCCATCACCGCTGCGTGCGGATCCTCGGTGCGGTGCTTGATCGTCTTCTCGGGCCGGACGACCTTGACGTCGACCGGCTCCAGCGAACCGTCGACGAGGTTGGGCATGAGCGGGCGACGCCCGGTGTACCCGATGGGCGGGTACGTGCTCTGGAGATCCTTGTACTCGGCCTCGGTGATGATCTCGAACTGGCGGTCGAGCCCGGCCACGAAGGCGGTGTCACTCTGGCAGGCGAGCGGCACGAACACGGCGTCCCCTCGGTTGCCTCGTGGGCGGAGGGTGATGGCGTAGGGCTTGTCCCGGTCGCCCTGCAGTCGGAGGTTCTGCTGAACCCCGAGCAGGTTGCGAATGCAGCGCGGGCCGGGCTTCGGTGCGCGTGCCTTCTTCGGGGCTGGCTTGGCCGCCGCCGTCTTCTTCGCGGCGGCCTTCTTGGAAGTGCCGCTCTTGGCGGACGTCTTCTTGCTTGCAGACATGGTGTCGTGCTCCTTGGTATGTTGCGGCCCCCGTCCGTGGGAGTGTTGCGCCTATCCTCTCCACATCGTCCATGATGCGGGCCTTCGGTGTGCATCATTTAGGTGTTCGGGGAGGGGAACTCGCACCTTGCGAAACAGAAAAATCTCGCAAATAGCGAACTTTTGTGCAACACCGGGGTTGCTTTGTCCGATGTATCGGGTAGAGTGACTTCCAGAGAGGCACACCGAACGGAGACCAGATGACCAAGATCGACCCCGCACAGATCGCAGCCGCTCAGGCAGCCCTTGACGAGTACGGCTCGCAGGTGGAGTACAGTCGCTTCGCGCACCACGTCGACGTCGAGCACTTCGTCGAGCGCCTGACGCGCGAGAGTGTCTACCACGGCTGGCACAGCGACGGCTACAAGACCGGCGCTGACCGCGACCGCAAGGAAGCCATGCAGGAGCACGGCGGCCGCACCTTCAAGGTGCGCTTCAACCACATGGGTCGTCGGTGGGAAGTCATCCAGACTTCGCGCGACCTCCGCATCGAGCCGCCGACGAAGGCAGAGGTCAATGACATCTGTTGCGTCAGCAACCCCGACAAGCGCGGCCCCGCTCGTCTCGCCGCGATGTTCACCGCCTAACAGGAGACCGCCATGTACCGCATCTACATCTGGAACGCAGAGACCGGCAGCATCCGCAAGAAGAGGGACTACCAGCGTCTGGAGCTGGCGAAGGCTCGGGCCATCGAAGCCTCCCTCGACACCAACGTCCGCGAGGTCTCGGTCTGCGAGATCGACGAGAACGGCGAGCCCGGCCCCCGCATCGGCGTCGCGGCCTACGGCGAGTGGGCCGACGGCAAGCGGGCCCCGCACGTCCCGCGCCACCGCCGCGCCGGGAGCAACCCTGCGCTGGCCACCATGAAGAAGACCCGTCGCAAGAAGTGAGCGCACCCATGGGAAGGCCCCCTATCCCCATTCCTCCCCCCAACCCATCTGGCTTCTGCTTCTGCGGCTGCGGGATGAAGACGCCCATCTCCAAGAGGTCGTATCACGAGAGGGGGATCGCCAAAGGCGAGCATGCGAAATACGTGCAGGGCCATGCCAAAAAGACCACCTTGGGCAGCAAGTATGCGCAGGAGGACAGGGGCCATTCGACGGAGTGCTGGATCTGGCAGGGGACCCTCGACAAGCGCGGCTACGGTCGAGTGAGAGGCGAGTCAGGCAAGGTGGGGCGCGCGTATCGGGTCGTCTACGAGGCACATGTCGGGCCGATCCCCGAGGGGTTGCACCTACACCACCACTGCGAAGTCAAGGCGTGCGTGAACCCCGATCACTTGGAGCCCATGACGGGAGTGGAGCATGCGGCGTGGCACGATGCTCGCCGCAAGTAGGAAAAGCTCGCAAATAGCGAACTTTTGTGCAACGTGAGGGTTGCATCTCACGATACGCCGGGTAGAGTTCTACCTGTAAGCAGCACACCGCGACAACGGAGACCAGACCATGACCACTGCAGCACCCACCTCAGACATCCTGCGCAAGGTGCAGGGCCTGCTCGCCAAGGCAGAGGGCACCGACTACGAGGCCGAGCGCGACGCCTTCCTCGCCAAGGCGCAGGAGATGATGGAGCGGTACGCCATCGACGCGGCCCAGCTCGAAGCAGCCAAGCCCGGCACGGAGCGCGAGCCCGTGAGCCTGTTCGTCGCGTGGCCCGCTCGCACTGTCGGCAAGAGCGCGAAGGGCTCGCTGGCCGTCACCATCGCTCAGTCCAACCGCTGTCAGGTGAAGTCCGAGTACCGCTGGGTCGACGGCAAGCGCACGCTCGGGCTCCTGTTTCAGGGCATGCCCGAGGACGCCGAGTTCTGCATGATGCTCTACACGTCGCTCGGGCTGCAGGCTGAGCAGGCGTACGACCCGCGCAAGAAGCCGGAGTGGACGAACGGCCGCACCTACAGGGCGAACTTCTACGAGGGCTACTGCTCCCGCGTCAGCGACCGCATCCGCGAGCAGGCTCGTGAGCGTGCTGCCCAGCGCCGGGCCGAGGACGCAGAGGCGGGCACCAGCACCGCGCTCGTGATCGTGGGCATCGAGGAGCGCGTCGCCGCCAAGTTCGGCAAGGCCCGCTACGGCAGCCGCCGGGTGAACACGGCATACTGCGCCACCGGCCGCGCTGACGGCAGCTACGCAGGCAGCCGGGCCGACCTCTCGGGCGGTCGCACCAAGCAGTTCGCCAACCGCAAGCAGATCGGAGGCTGACCATGGCGACCGCTGACCCGCAGAAGTACCGGCTCTACGAGGCCGAGCGCGTGTTCGACGGCCACCGGGTCGTGCGCCACTTCCGCTCGCTCGCCGAGATGCAGGCGTTCGCCGACCGGATCGTGAACAGCGACTGGTGGAAGGAGCGCAGCAGGGTCGAGGCCGTCAAGGTCTTCCTCGGCCGCAAGGACGCGAGCAAGGCGAAGGCGTACCCGCGCCTCTCGTCGTGGCGGGGCGTCACGCAGACGACGCCGTTCGTCACGATGCCGCCCTCGTGGGCCGCGACCGACGTGACGCTGATCCACGAGCTGGCGCACATCTGCGTCGGGACGCGCGAGCAGCATGGGCCGAAGTACGCGGCGTGCTACCTCGACATGATCCGCAAGTTCGGCGGCAGCGTCATGCACGACATGCTGCGCGAGAGCTTCGACGACCAGCGCGTCGAGTACGGCGACGGCGAGGTGAAGTCGACCCGCACGGTCGAGCGCGAGGCGGCGCGGGAGCGGGAGCGCCCGAAGCTGAGCCGGGACGACGAGACGTTCCTGCGCCTCATCGGCATGTGAGCAACGAGAAGGGCCCCAGCCGAAGCCGGGGCCCTTCTTGACTGACTTGCGGAGCTGGCTCTATCAGGTGTAGAGGCCGCGCTCGGCGATGTTGGTGCGGGTCATCGCGCCCGGCGAGAGCTGGCTGCCGATGTCGCCGTAGGCATCTGCCTTGACGATGCGAGCGAGGCCGCGTGCGTTGAGGATGAGCATGCCGATCAGCTCGTCCATCACCCAGCCCTTGTAGAACTGCTCGACCTGATGGTTCTCCTCGACGTCGAGCGAGTACATCACCGGCATGACGCCGACGAAGTTGGCGTCGGCCGCCATGATGACCTCGCCCTGCGGAACCATGACGGAACGCTGCAGCTCGAACTCGCCGAACTGGGTGATCTTCTCACCCGAGACCGTCTTGTCCTTGAAGCCCCAGCCCGTCTGGTTGATGTCCCAGACGTACAGGTCGCGAGCGTCCTGCGGATGGATGAGGAGGCGCTTGGCTTCGAGCTGCTCGACCTCGATCATCGAGACCGCGCTGTAGAAGTCCTGCGGCTCCAGCGGGCTGTCCGCGCCCACCATGACCGTCTTCTCGGACGTGTGGGCGGCGGGGCCCTCCGAGATGCCGGTCATCACGCCGCCGGTCGGGGTGGTACCCGCCGCGCCGTGATCGGTGATGGCGGTCTCCAGCAGCGTGATGAGCTTGAAGTCCTCCTGCTTCTGGATGGCCTGACGCGACTCGTCCTGCGCGTACTCGACCGCGTTGACGCGGAGGTAGTACAGGTCCTCCTTGCGGACGCGAGGGAAGGCGGCCACGCGGAAGAGCTGCGGGAACGCCTGCTTGCCCTCGAACACCTGAATCTGGACTTCGCCGTCCGTCGAGTTCAGGATGTACGCCATGCCGAGGTCATCGAGGATGTCGTACGGCATGAGCGGGCCGCGCTCCAGCGGATCTTCGAGCAGCACGTTGCGGGACATGCCCTCGTAGCGCAGTCGGATCTGGATCGGGCCGATCATGCCCTGACCGAGGCGGTGCATGCCGTTGGCCTTGTCGGACAGGATGGTGGACAGTCGCTGCTGCTTCTCTGCCTTGCTCAGCTTCGGCAGACCAGCCAGCTTCTGCTCGTAGTCGGCCGATGCGACGGCCTTACGTGCGGTGATGGTCATGGTGATGTGGTTCCTTCGTGAAGTGAGGTTGGCAGGTCAGACGAGGAGCTGGACGACGACGGCGTTGGCCGACAGGCGCTCGACGAGGCGAGCGGTGCGGCCGAGCGCGGCGGTACCGAGCACGGCGATGTCCGCCGCAGCGTCAGCACCAGCGGTCGGGTCACCGGGGGTGTCGGCTTCGAGCTGCGCCTTGGCGTTCGCGGAGAGGTAGACCTCCGTCACGTCGGTCCCATCCTCGGCGGCAGCGGCAGCCGAGAGGCCGGTGTCGCTGAACGCGGGGGAGAGGATCTGCCAGTGCGAGCCGGGGCCGCTCCAGACGGAGACCTCGGCCGCGCCCTTCAGCTCGTCGAGGTCACCACCCACGAACTGCCCGAAGAGGCCGAACGACCGCTCGCGGTCGGCGGAGGTGTAGTGCGGCGTCACGGTGCGGCCCACCTTCTTCATGGCCACCATGCCGGGCAGGATCGCGCCCATGGTGTTGCCAGAGATGCCGGTCGTCGCGGTGCCGGTCAGTGCGCCGCCCGTGCGGGTGAATGCGCTGTCCAGCTCCATGGGAACCGGGGTAGCCTGCGTGTGCGCCAGAAGCGGGCGCAGGGTGCGCCGCTTGTGTGCGTGCGTCAGGTTGTTGAGTCGGAGCATGTCTGCTGTGTTCCTTGTTGATGGGGTTTGTGGCCGTCCACTCCGGCCGGATCAGGTGGCGAACCGGATCACATGAATGCCTGCGCGTCAGAGAGGTCCTGATCGCTCGATGGCACTGCATGCTCCGATGGCTCAACGGATGCACGCCGCCCCTGCAGGGAGGGCATGCTCGTCGCTGCCGTCTTCTTGACCGAAGCCTGCTTGCGCAGACCGGCCGTCCTCACTCGTGCGAGCGTCGAGAGCTGGGCATCCAGCTCCGTCTGCGTCGCGCCTTCGAGTTCGGAAACTCGGTTGTACTTGTCGTCGGCGGGGATGAGACCCAGCTCGATCTCCGTCTCCGCGAGGCGGAAGCAGGCAAGCGCGTGCTTGCGAGCCGCTGCCTTGTGGGCGTCGATGAGGTCGCCGACCTCCTGCGTCACCGGGTCGGCCTGACCCTCGGTGCCGCTCCACGTCTGCGTGCGATCACCCACGGGCTCCGCGATGGGGGCCGTGACGTCGACGGTCGTGGGCTCGTGGTCGGGGAACTTCGGGCCAGCGGTGTGCTCACTGGCGGTGACGCCGTCGGCACTTGCCGGGAAGGGCTCGTTGGTCACCGGGGCCGTCTGGCCGTCGGTGCCACTCCACGTCGAAGTGGGCTCGCCAGTGACGTTGACGTCCTTCGCCACGTCCTGATGGTCGACGCCCTCCAGCGGGTTGTCGAGAACCGCGCCGACGCCCTCGGGGTCGACGCGCTTGTCGGGGGCCGTGTCCGAACCGCCGTGGGCAGATGCACCGTCCGCGATCTTGGTCTGGTCACTCATGTTGGTATGGGTTCCTTCCTGAGCCGAACTCTCGACCGGCCTTGTGTGGTCCTCGACGACCTTCGCATCCTTGGGCTTGTCACTCGCACGTCGAGAAGCTGGCAACGCTGGCTTCTCTTCGACTCGTACTCGCCCGCGTGGGCCGCCGCTGTTGGCGACCCTGCGATTGCCTGAAGTGCCTTCGCTTGTTAGAGCGGAGGAAGAGGACGCAAGTTGCGGAGGACGTACGGGATCGTTGCCGTCCTGCTCCTGAACTTCGACCGGCGCGTCGGTCTCTCGCATCTGCTGATCGACCTCCTGCGCCTTCTCCAGATCGGGGTTGTCGAAGCCCTCGGGCGGCTCGACGTACTGGCAGATGCGGCAGGAGCCATCCTCCATGCCGGGCGTTCCGCAGACCGGGCACATGCGCTCCTGACGGAGCGTGTCGACCTTCGTCGGCGCGGTCTCGGACTGGTACTGCGGCGGGTCGTTGCGGTCGGCCGTCTTGCCGAAGTCCTCGGGGATGGTGAGGTCGCCGGGCGTCGCGTCCAGAGCGGGCTCGATGCGGCCGGGCAGCTTCGGGGCTCGCGGCGCTGTCACTCCGGTCGCGGCATCGACGAATCGCTGGCGGTCGAAGCGCGGGTTGGTCGAGGTGAAGTAGTCCGCGAATCGCTGGGCCAGAGCCTCATCGGCACCGTGGTTGCGGAGAATCTCCGCGACTGCCGTGAAGTCCTTCGCCGACATCGCCATCGCGAGCTTCTCGTCACGGGCGGCGCGACGGTCGCGGTCGACCATCTGCTTGGGCGCGTCCTGATCGTAGAAGGCGGGCATGGTCTCGACGCCGTCGCCAGTCGCAGGGCCGATGCGGCGCTGAACCTCTTCAGGCGGGGCAGGCTGGTCGCCGAACTTGGCGCGGTACTCGTCCCACTTGCCCTTGATATTCGCTGCGGCGATGCCGCCCGATGCACTCAGCATCATCGCCTCGGAGAACCACGAGGGGATCTGGTCGAGCAAGCCGCTGCCGGTCGTGGCGGCGGCGTGCTTGAGCGTGCCGGGGACGGTCAGCGCGGTCTCGTCGGCAGGCTGGACAACGCCGGACAGCTCGAAGAAGTGGAAGTCGTAGCAGTGCTCGGCGGCACGCCGCGCGGTCTTGCGCCCCGTCTTGGGATCCTCGAAGTCGAAGTACGCGCCCTTGCTGAGGATGTGGCTGCAGAACTCCTCGGGCGACGTCGCCTCGTTGGAGCAGTGCGAGCAGACGCTGCGCTCGACGTTCGCGCCCATGCTGAAGCCGTCGATGTCGCCCTTGATGATCGCCGTGGCGAACTTCGGGAACGTCTTGGCGTCGACCTCCAGCAGCAGCTCGACCCACGTCGGCGGCTTGTGGCAGTCCCAGCACTCGTCGCTGGAGTAGTACGGGTCGAGCGAGGCGGTCTTCTCGTCGTCGCGATGGAGCTTCGCATCGACGATCACGCCTCGCGTGCGTCGCGGATCGCTGTTGTTGTGCTCCACGAAGAGCGGCTTGCCGATGAACGACCGATACGACTTGGCCAGCTCCTCGCTGGGCCACGAGTCGTGGTTGAGGTTCACCCTCGACGAGATCGCCCGGACGCGGACGTACAGGAAGTCGTCCGACGTGCGGTAGTCGTGGTCGCTCCAGTCCGCGAACTTGTCGAGGGTCGCCACGCGGTGCTTGGAGCGCGAGGGCTTGACCTCAAGGATCTCGACGTTGGCGTACTTCTTGAAGGACATGGCTCAGTTGGCCTTGGGGTCGGCGGTCAGCGGCACACGAGCCTCGTTCGACTCGGCGAGGGTGACGCGGTCGATGCGACCGGCCACGCGATAGCCGGGGAACGCAACCTGCGCCTCCCTGACGATCTCGCCGTCGTTGAGGACGTTGGCGTCAGCCACGCAGGCGACGAACGAGCGTCGGCCCTTCGCGGCATCTGCGTTCGCGATGACGATGTGCGAGAACACGCCGCCTCCAGCGCCGGGTGCCTTCTTCTCGACCGGCAGCGGCAGCGGCTCGTCGCCGGGCGGCGGGGGAACATCACCGCCGGGAGCGTCGAGCGGCGGAAGGCCAGCGTCGCCCTCGGGGCCGATGGGATCCTCGCCGGGAACCGGAACCTTGAGGTGCTCGGCGATGGCCTTGAGCAGATCGAAGACCTCGCCCAGCTTGGGCTCCTTGGCCTCGGGCTCACTCGGCTCGTCGGCGTCGTCCGAGTCGCCGCCGATGGGCTCGGGCTCGTCGTCCTTCGGTGCGTCATCGGCTGGCGCGTCGTCCTTGGGCTCCTCGTCCCCGCCGTCCTTGTCGAACGGGAACTCGGCGACCTTGATCGTCGCCTCCCACTGAAGGTCGGAGCGGCCGACGGCATTCGCAGCGGCGACCTTGCGCCCGCTCGCGTCCACCAGCACCATCGAGACCAGCTCGAAGCCAGCTTCCTTGATCTGCTGCTTCGCGTCAGCGGCCGTGATGTCAGCGGGCCGAGTGATCTTGCGAGTGCTCATTGGGTTGGTACCTCTTGAAGTTGGGTGTGGGCGCAAGCGCCGCTTCACTACTTAGCAGGGCGGAGATCAGACCCCGGTCGCGTTGCGAACCTTGATGAACGGAACCATGCCGACCGAGAGCGGCTTCGTGTCGACCGTGTACGACTCGGAGATCGCGCCGCCCGATCCAGTGACGCCGCCGCCCTCGCCCGCAGTGGTGGTGACCGAAGCTGCGTCCGTGTTGAGGTTGAGCTGGACACCACCAGTCGGCCCTCGAACCGGAAGGCCGCTCACTGTCTGGTTCAGGGGGTGCCTGTGCTGCGCATGCGGCACCGGGTGCGCCCAGCCGGGGTCTGCCTGCGTGTACCCGTCGACCGTGTCAGGGTAAGACGCGGAGCTTTCGATGGCCGACGCCTTGAGGTTGTAGACGATCCCGAATCGACTTGCCCCCGTCTCCATCTTCCCCTGCGACGGATCCTCGATGCCGCCGGGGAGGATGTCGTCGTGGAACATGTAGTGGCGATGCTGCATGCCATGCACATGCGCTGGCGTCGAATGCTGGTGCGCTGGCGTGGAGTGCTGGTGTGCGCCGATCTCGACGTTGATCGTGTCCGTGTTCGCGCCCTGCGTGCCGACGTTCGCGGTGCCGTTGTGCGTGGTGACGCCGCCGACGGTTCCCACGGTCGAGCTGTGCGCCACGCCGATGACGTAGTGGCCCACGAGGTCAGGCAGACGCACAGAGCCAGTCAGCGACGCATCGAGCGTCTCGAAGTCGTGGTTGGCAGCACTGATCGACTGACCATTCGCCACCTCGAAGCCAGCCGACTGCTGCTGCGTGATGACCGCAGTCAGCGCAGCCTGCGTCGGTGCCCACACCCACTTGACGTCACCGAGCTTGGGCTTCTCGGCGAAGAGCTTCTGGATGTATAGCCAGATGCCCTTGCCGACGCCGCGCTCAGCCAGTGGAGGCCAGACGGTGACACCGTCGACCGGGCGACCGATGATGGCGTCGAGCGTGTCCCAGTTCTCTTCGAGTTCAGCCCGCGAGTACAGGTCGTCGCCCACGCTCCAAACGCGGAAACGATCCTGTGTCAGGCCGCTTGCTGGATCAGACCAACGGGACATTCAGCTCACGCCTTTGCTCGAACGAAGCAGCGGACATGCGAGAGCGGGCGGGTGCGGCGGTAGACGCCGCCGCCATTGTCCTGCGACCCGCCGTCATCTGCGGACGTGTTGCCCTCGATGCAGGTGACGGTACCGGCGTCGAGGTTGACGCGCACGACGACGCCGACGTGCTTGGCCTCGCCGCCCCCGAAGTGGAACAGGGCGAGGTCTCCCGGCTTCGCGCCAGCGCGGCTGACGAGGCGCAGGCCGTGCCGACCGCGCTTGGCATCGTCCTCGATGTAGGGGCAGTAGGCCCAGCGTCGCCCGCGCTTGAACGCCTTGAGCTTGACGCTGACGCCGAGCCAAGTGCAGAACATCGCGCACCATGGGCCGATCATTCCGTACCAAGTGCTGTACTTCACTCGGTTGGTGCCGCTCGGGCTCTCGGTGGTGCCGATCTGCGACGCGGCGAGCTTGACCATCTTCGCTCGCTTGGCCGCATTCGCCCGCTGCAGCTTGGCAAGGCGGACGCGCGCCCGACGGCGGGCCGCGAAGAGCGGGGGCAGCTTGCGAGCGCCCGGCTTGTCGATGGGGAGCAGGAACGAGTGCAGCGCGGGACCGTAGATGCCGTTGATAGCTCGCTTGGGGAAGCCGAGCCAATACTGGGCGTCGCGCACGGCCTGCTGCGTCAGCGGGCCGAACTCACCGTCGATGCTGGTCTTGAGGAAGTCCCTCTTGAGGCGGTTCGCCCCGTTGAGGATGACCTGCGCTTCCCTGACACGCTCGCCCTTGCGGTGCGGAGTTATCAGCGCGAGTGCTGGGAACTTGCTCATCGGTGTGATTCTCCTTCGGCTCAGTAGAGCCAGTCGTCGGTGTTGGAGATGTCGTCCGTGTAGTGCGTCTGCGTCAGGTCGAGGTCGCCGAAGTTGCGAGCGAGCTTGCCCTCACCCTCTTCGATCAGCTCGCGGATCTCGCGGCTGGAGTAGTCGCGGCCAGCGGTCTTCGACAGCTCGGGCGCGTGCCACGGGAAGTGGTCGTCGAGCGAGGCAGTCTTGCCTTCGGCGAAGTCGCGCTCTCGACGGTCTTCCACGCACTCTTCGCACTCGTGGTCACCAGCGCACGTACACTTGCCCTCCTCATCCTCGGATCCAAAGGCGGGGGCCGCCTTGTCGCCGAAGTTGGCGAGGTTGGCCGCCTTGAAGTCAGAGAGGTTGCCGCCGTCGTCGGAGTGCTGATGCTCGGTCGGCGCGGGGACATCGTCGGCCAGATCGCCCGGCGAGCCCTCGGCGGGACTGGCGTCGACCGGCTTGAACGTCAGCTTCTGAAGCTGCAGGTCAGCGACCGACAGAGTGTCCTGAAAGTCCATCTGGCCCGTGTGGATCGTGTAGGTGATGTCGCTGCCCGCGATCTTGTCGATGGTCACCTTGTCCGGCACGGTGTAGTCCGGACTGGCCATCAGGTACGTCGAGCCCTCCTTGAGGGGATGGCCGCTCTCGTCCTTGATGCCCGCCTCGTTCTCGCCGTCGTCGGCCACAGCAGTCTCGGACTGGTGCGCTGGGGCACCGTGACCGAAGTCGAACTGGTCGGCGTCGTCGACATGTGCGGTGTCGCTGTCGCTGTGCTCGGCTTCCTTGACTGATGCGTAGGAGTACGGCGCGTACCCCGCAGGTGCGCCGTACGGGTCGCCGATTGGATCCATGTCGGCAGCAGGGTCTGCGCCCCCGCCCGCACTGAAGTCCATGGTCGGGTGATCCGTGCCAGTGCCGTCAGCGGGCTCCAGCTCGGTCACGGGGATCGACTCTTCGTGACCGCCCTCGAAGCGGACGGTTGCCCGACCGGGGGAGGACGGGTGGACGGTTGTCAGTTCGACGACCACGCCGACTGGGTCGTCGTGAGATGGCGTGAGCGAGCGGCGGCGAACAGCGGTTCCGATCTCGACCGAGGCCACCTTGGCCGCGACCGGCATGGGGGCACCGACTGCGCTCGGAGCCTCCGAGAGGCCGGGTGCGTACTCTGCGGTGCCGATGTCGGTGTCGTCGCCCTCCCACTCGGCGGTGGGCTCGGCGCTGAGGTCCACGTCATGCTCGGCCGGGTCGAGCGTGGTGCCAGCCAGCTCGTCTGCACGCTGCTGCTCGGCGGCCTGCTCGCGCTCCAGCTTGCGCTGCTCGTACTCCGCGTCCTTGTCGTCCCAATACTTCTGGGTCGTCATCGCGGGCTTGAAGTTGCACTTGCCGCCGAAGTCCGGGCTCTTGCAGTAGTTCGAGCCGTAGTTCGACGGAGCGAACGAGCCGAACTGCGGCGAGCCAGCAAGCAGTGAGTGGTCGATGAGGTCGGTGTGGGCCGGACAGAGCTTCGGGCGACGCGCAGCGACCTTCTCCAGCACCTCGTCGATGTTCACGCTGGACTCCTTCTTGTCACCCTTGTCGGAATGGTCCTTGTATCCGGGGAACACCGCCTCCAGCGCGGCGTCGACGGACTTGAAAATCTCGTCTGCTGAGTTGTCCTCGTCGCTGTCGGCGAGGACGATGATGTGATCCAAGTTCTCGCCGAACATCTTGAGGGCGGAAAGCTGCTCATCGCTCATGCCGGTCAGCTCATCGACCCAGTTGTCGGGGAGATCCTCGCCCTCCGAGGTGCCGCCCACGTCGTTGACGTCCTTCAAGAACTCAGGCGCGTCCGAATGCTGCTCCTGAAAGCCGCGTGTGCCGTCGTTCTCGGGGTGGTCATCGTCGCCCCGCATGATGAAGTCGCTCTGAGACTCCTCGTTGGACTTCGCCCCTGCGATCATCGCAGCGGGGGCCGTCGGCGTCGGGGGCGCGGGCTGAGCTGGCTGCTCGGGCTGCTGTCCGCCGCCCATGAGCATGTTGCCCATGCTGACGCCCCGCATGACATTGCCCATGCTGCCCAGCAGGCTGCCCGATGCAGCGCCGCCAGTGGCACCGGCCGCGCCGCCTGCTGCGGCACCACCAGCCGCGCTCCCGGCGGCAGCGGCCCCTCCGCGTGCCACCAGCGGGAGCAAGAGGCGACCCGCAGCCGCAGCGAGCGGCGCGAGGAACGCCCACGCGGTCGTCTGGCGACCGCCCAGTGTCACGGCAGGCTGCTTCAGCTCGCAGGAGGCGCACTTCGCGCCATGCGGGCCCTCCACCATCGAACCCCCGCACTCGGGGCATGCGTCGAGTGACGCATCGGCCTCGCGAAGGTCGTGCTCCCAAGAGGACTCGTGTTCGGGGAAAGCTCGCATCTCATCCTTTAGGCGCTTGGGAGCCGAGGCAAGGCTCGGGTAGTCGTGGTCGGTCTTCAGGTAGTTCTGCTTCGGCACGCGATCAGGGAACGGGCCAAGGTCGGCTCGTGGCTGCGCGTGCTCGTGCAGTTCATGCTGCTGGTAGTGGCACTGCTCGCAGACACCATCAACGCCAACGGTGCCGTGAGCGCAGTTGGGGCACTTGGAGGCGTGACGCACGAGGTTTGCGCGCTGCTCGGGCGTGTCACGCTCGTGCCACATGGCCGGGACGACCGTTGGCTCCGCCTGTGGCTGGTTTTCGTTCTTGAGTGGTCCGCCGCTGCACGCCTTGCTGTACATGAGGCCATCCATCTTGGAGTGATACCAGCCGTCGCCGTGGTCGGACTGCCAGATTGGTTGCTGGCAGTGCCGACAGATTGCCTCCTCCGAGCCAGAGAGCCCGGCGCTGCGCGCAAGGTCGAGCCCGCCGTTCTCCTCGGTGTCGTGGTCGTGGCGATGCAGATCGACGGGGATGACGTCGCCGACGGCGTCGGGATCCATGTCGACGGGAATCGTGAGCGGAGTGTCGGGACCGAGGTGGGCAATCAAGACGGGGGTCGGGTGCTGGCTGCGGGCGTCGTGGGCGTCGAACTTCACATGGATCGCCATCCCGTCCTTGCGCGGGAACGGCTCTCCGACCACGACCCCAGACTCGCCCTTGTATGGGCTCCACCCCTTGTGGGGATCCACGATGAGCTGGACGCGGTCGCCGATCTTCGGAGACCATGTGCTCGCCAAGATACCCGTGGCGTCCGGGTTCTTGGGGCGCACGGTGTGGATGGCAGGGTCAAGCGTCTGTCCAGCTCCCTGCCAATCCATTGGCGGGTTCTCGTCCTGATCCTCGCCCTCGACATAACGCTGCGAGGTCGGGTCCCAGCGCATGACCTTGCCGCTGAGTGGGTCCTTCCAGTCGGGCATGTGCAGGTCGTCAGCCATGCGCAGAAGCGAACGCCACGACGTCGTTGATGTTGCCACTGGCAGAGATGGCCTGCACGCCCACGAACTCGGGCGCGAACGAAGACAGGTCGAGGCATCGCTTGGCCCCTGCGGCGACCGCGAAGGTCACGAGTCCCGAGGCGTCGTCCTTGAGCAGCGGGTGCAGCTCGTCCGCAAGGGCGTTTGCCGGAAGGCTGTTGCGCCCACCCGGCTGCCCCGGCGTCGCAGCGCCCGCAAGCACGTTGATGGTCACGCTCTGCGCGCTACCGTTCTCGACGTAGATCGCGACCTGCCCACGGCTCTGGACGGAAGCGATTCGCGAGTAAGTGCCCCCGCCAGCGGCGATGGTGTCGTCTGCAGAGAAGAGGACCTGACTGGTCTGGTTGGACATTCGTGTCGCTCCATGGTGCGTGATCGGTCACTCGTTAGGCGTGAGCAGCTACGACAAAGCGGCCCCGCACACCGAAACGGAGCCGCTTCGCCTGCATGGCCTTGTGGCCAATCCGTCTACGAGAGTCGGAACTCGCAATCGACCTGATGCGTGTTGCCCGACACGTAGGTGCGCTCGCTTGCGAGGTCAGCGCCGAACAGGGCGTTGTCCGCCCCGACGACGTCCGAGCCAGCGAGGAACCACATGCGGGCACCGTTCGGGGCGGGGGTGCCGCTGAAGGTGAACTCCGCCTGAATGGCGGAGGACTGGTAGCTGCCCGAGACCAGCGAACTCGCGGGCCAACTGTCGGTGTGCCGGTCGAGGGAGAAGCGGTCGTACCCGGCCGGTGTCGCCGACCCGATCTCCTCGATGGCGGCGATGTCCGACGTCTTGTCCAGTTCGCTGATGGCCGAGGTGCCGAGACCGATGCCCCACTGGTTGGGGGCCCCGGTGCCCGGCGGCGGGATGAGCTGGACGGTGTCGACCGTGTAGGCGGCCGCCGCGCCGGATCCGTTCAGGATGCCGTCGAGGAAGGCGCGCTCACCGCGATGGAAGAAGATGCTGGCCATGTGAACCCTTCGGTGTGGTGCTCAACTGTTAGGAGGTTGGGCGATCAGAGTAGGTGAAGCTCGCGCGTGCAAGATCGAACTCCTTGCACTCGCCGACCTGCGATGTCCCGTCGGTGAACCGGACGAACCACCGCTTCGGCTTCAGCCCGAAGCGCATCTCGCGTCGGGAGCTGTAGACGGCCTCGGCGAGCATCGCGGGGGCAGTGGCGACGCAACCGACGCAGAAGCCGGGCACCGGGCCCTTGAGATCCTTGCTGGAGAGCAGCGCCACTCGCGACTTCGCGTCTCGGTCTCGCATGTCGAAGCCCACCTCCTGCACATGCAGGATCGGCGTGCCCTGACAGTTGCGCGCCTCGCGCATCCAGCAGTGCTGCTGGCGGTTCATCGCTGCGCTCGCCAGCTCGCGGTTCATGCGGTCGTGTGCGAGCTTGTGCGCCGGGGAGACTTCGACGTCGCGCGTCGCCTCCTCGGGGATGACGAGGTGGGGCTCGCTCATCGCATCCTCTTCATGCGTCGCCGAAGTGCGGGAGCCATGTTCTGCCGCTTGATCGTCTTCATCTCCTTGACGACCTTGGTCACCCACTCGCCGGGCTCGCCCTTCAGCGCCTCGCGCACGACCTTCTGGCTGGCACCGCACTCGATGGCGACCTTGGCGACGGAGCGCGCACCCGTGTCGGTCTTGCTGACCGTGCGGAGCTTCTCCTTCAGCTTGCGCACCTTCTCGGTGGTCTTGTAGTCGGCGGTCTTCGCGGCCCAGTGCTCGGGAAGCGTGTCGGGCGTCGAGACGGCGGGCTCGATGAGCTTCAGGTTGCGCAGGGGCTCGACGACCTTGGTGCCAGTCATAGTCTGGTCGCGGTGCCACGACGGAAGTGGTCGGTCGATGACTGCATCGAGGCCACGAAGTTCAACGATGGTGCCGGAGTAGCCCCAGCCGTATGGCGGCCCCATGCGGTCGTACCACTGTCGTCGTCGGCGGTACTCGCCCTCAGACGGGGCGATCTGCACGAGATCGCCAACCCTAAAGGCGGGCGTCGCCACTCGGCGCATGAAGTCCCACCGGCCGGTGCTCCACCCAGCGGTGTGCAGCGTGCCGATGGGAATCTCTCCGACACCCCACTCGTAGATGGCGAGCTGCCGGTTCCGCTTGCCCTCCTCCATCGCCGCGTTGAGGTCGCGGAAGTGCGCGCTGATGTCGAGGTGGACGTGCCCGTCGGGGGCGACCCATGTGCCAATGTAGTCGCCGCGCTGCAGCGCACCAGCGGCGGCGTCCCTGAACGCCTGCAGCCGATCCTCGCTCAGCTCACTGATCTCGATGACTGCGGTGGGGTCGCGCTTGCTGACCATGTAGCCGCTGTCGAACTCGACTGGGCGCAGTGTGTTCGGGTCCAGCGTCGCGCCGCCGTTGCGGAGGATGGAGTCGATGACCGGCGACGAAGTGATGCGCCAGCCGAGGCGCGAGAGCCGCCAGTCGGGGCTGTCGAGCGACACAGGCGTCTGCTTCAACTGGCCGGGATACGTCGGGTAGTTGTTGTCGCGGTCTCGCCAGTGCGGTTGCAGGTAGCCGTCGCCGAACTGCTTGCGCTGCTGCTCGATGTCGTACTTGCGCTTGCCCTCGCGCCACGCCTCCATCTGAGCCTCGTACAGCTTGCTGTCGCGATGCGGCTGGCCACCGATGCCAACGATCTGATTCTTGGCGAAGAACGACGGCTTGGGTGGGACATGCACGTTGACGTATGGCCGGTACCGCCCCTCCTCCAGCGCACGATGATCCCTCCATGGGGCCGCGAACCAGCCATCACTCAGCCCCCCGTACGAGTTTACGTCTGGCACTGGCATCTGCGGGGGCTCGGCGGCCCCGAGCTGACGCATGTACCGCAGCACTGCGTTGACGCCCGGAGCTTGCGCGGCACTTGGATCGGTCCAGCCCTCGGGGCTGAACAGATGGCCCTGACCGGGCGTCGGATCCTGATCGGGCGGTGCGATCTGGCGCACGGCCTCGATCATCTGCTCCCAGTCGGCCGCCCCACCCCCGCGCTCCTGCGTGAATCGGTTGTTGATCTGATCGTGGTGATGCGTGGCGGCGTAGGCAGCGTTGACGAGCTGCTCGACATCTTCCTCATCACGCTGACCGGCGCTGTACTCAGCGACCGCGTTCACGAGCAGGCGCTCCAATCCCGCGAGGTCGACGTTCACCTCACGCGGCTGCATCTCGGTGTAGATGAAGCCGCCGTTGCGATGATCCTCTTCGAGCTGGCCTTCCTGATCGTAGTCGTATTCGCTCGGGTAGCGCGTGACGTTGTCGTAGTAGCTCCGAAGCTCGTCCTCGTCGTCGCCGATGTTGTGGTCGGGGCCGTGCCGCTCGTAGTTGGGATTCTCGTAGGCAGCCTCCATCTGCTCTTCGACGGACTCCTGATTGGTCATCGAGTAGCCGCGCGACTTCAGCGCACCGAACCACTCCTGCACCATCTCGTCGTACTCGGGGATGGGGTCACGGTTGCCCTTGCCCTGCACCTGCACGACGTCGATGTTCGGGTCGTCGATGCCGGTGATCGGACGCTCGGTCAGGTCGCCGTGCTGGCCCTTGAACTCGATGGTGACATGCGGCTCGCCCTTGGGGTCGCGCAGCGAGTAGATGGTGCTGCTGCCGTTGCGCACGTTCCAGCAGTAGCCGCCGACGCAGTTGTGGACGACTGCGCCGTTGACGAGGTAGCTATGCACCCCCTCAACCTCAAGGTTGTAGACCGATCCGGCGTGCGACTCAGACTCGACGCTAGTGACCTCTGTGGCGTAGTAGCCCTCCATCCATGTGTTGGAGTGCCACGCGCCGTCCTCAGCTTTCCATTCGACCTTCCACGACGGCTTGGCATTGTCGTACCCGGAAAGGCGCGTCAGTGGACGAAGGGTCGGGCGCATGCCCTGATGCACGGCGAGCATTCGTACCTGCTGGGCCAGCACCTGCGATGTAGAGGTGAAGACGTGTCGATTCTCACCGAGCACATGGTGACCGTCGGCGGCAAGTAGCCCTTCAAGCGCAGCGTCGAGGTCCCACACGCCATCGAACAGGAAGTCAGGCAGACGCTTTGTCGAAGAGCTTCGCCCACACGCGGCAGCAAGATCGCCAGCGAGCTTCGTCCCATAGGCGTTGACCCGTCGGTAGGTTCCATGATCCTCGATGTGAACGCTCGTCGCGCCCATCCCGCGCAGCGCCCGCTCGGCGCGCTCGTGATCGTCCTTGGGGGACATGACGATCTGGATGGCAGACGGCTTGCCCGCATTGCTCGCCCGGACAGAGCCATCGCCCACGTAGACACCGATCAGCCATGCCGTATCGGCCGATGGCGCGAAAGCCGAGGGCGCGTCTGCGCGTGTGAAATCGGTGGCTGGCGAAAGCAGGCGATCTCCCGGTCGCAGGTCTCGGGCCGGGATCCACTCCGCCTTCGTGCCGGTCGGGAATCGCTTGGCAAGGTATCGCCACTGCCACTTGCCAAGCTCCGCCTTCGACTTCGGGCGCAGCACGAGAATCGGATGCTCGGGCGTGCAGCGAATCGGCAGCGTCGACTTGCTATGCACGACGACGAGTTCCCCTTCGTAGGGGCGCTCCATCACCTCTGTGACGCGATGATACTTGCCATCGTGCCCAACCACCTCGTCGCCGACGGCGATTTCCTCGATGGGCGTTGGCACCGTAGCGTTGACCAAGGTACCTGCCGGGAAGCAGTGACCCATGATGTCGCCCTCGCGGGCAAGGTCATCCGGGCCGACGCGGTCGATGCGCCAGCCGTTGGGGAACTTGTGGACGGTCGTCGAGTCGACCCAGTCCTCTTCGGCTGATGCGGCGTGCGTGTCGCGATTCCACTCCTCCATCTGCCGGAGGCCGATCTGGTTGAAGTCCGGCACCGGGCGATTCTCGCGTCGCTCCGTGTCCGCCAGCTCCGCGAACTGGTTGAGGATGTCGGAGGCGTGCGACAGGGCGTCCGAGGTAGCGAAGATCGGGTTGAGCTGGTTCTGGTGCTCTTCGCCGCGCATGCGCTTCATGGCCCACGGGATGAGCTTGTACGACTCGTCCTTGATCCCGTCGAGGAAGTGGTCGAGGCGTCGGACTGACAGCTCCAGCACTCGGTCGGCCGAGTTGCGCTCGAACAGGTCGGGCTTCTCGCGCGAGAGCCACTCGATCTGCTTCTGAATCCACTTGCGCCCCTTGGCGCGAGCCTGCTCGCGGGCGTCGGAGGCAACCTGCGCCAGAGCCTCCGCGTAGACGCGGAACGGCACGCGCGTATGCGCGGCCGCCTCGACGATGCTCGCCTCGCGGCTCATCCACTGGCTGGCGAGCGCGGTCTGCCTCGGGGCCGGGGCCTGCAAGTCTTCCTCCACCCACTCCGGCATGAGCGCCGCCTTCTGGTCTGCGTAGATCGTGCTCGCCTGATCGGCGGTCTGGTTGTGCGCGCCGTGTGGGCCGTAGTTCACCCACGAGTTCTGTCCGCGCGTCTCGGTCGTCAGGGCGCGGCGAGCCAGCGGCGAGAACATCGCGGCGTGCTGGCGGTAGGCGTTGTCCTCGCCGTCGGCACGGAAGCCGAGCCCCTCCTTGGCGTGTCCGTACACGTCATGGATCGCCCGGAAGATGTCGTTGTAGGTGACCGGCTTGCCACCCCACCGCTCGCCAGAATCCTCCAGCAGCGGGTGGTCGTTGACCTCGGTCTCGGTGCCGTAGCCGCCCTCTTCGCCGAGCGTCGGGAAGACGTGCATGTGCTTGTTGTGTTGCAGGTCGAGCACGGCCTCGCGAGGCGAGTTCGGGTAGGGGTCAACGCCGTCCGGGTAGAAGCTGAAGCGGTAGCCAGCATCGGTCAGTGCGCGGTACTGGTCGGCGGACTCCCTCTTGAGGGCGTCGTAGGCCGCCTTGACCTCGGGGTCGTTCGGGTTGTGCTGGAGCTTGTCGTACTCCTCGGCGTAGCGTGCCGCTCGCGCCGGGTCGACTGGGATGTACTGGGTCGGGTGCTCGCCGAGCCCGCGCTCCTCGTTGTACCGATTCGCGATGTCCTGCAGCTCGCTGTGCGAGTGGAACTGGAGCGGGCCGATGTTCGGAACCTTCACGACGCCGGGGAGCCCTTCGAGGTTGCGGCCACGGTTCGCGTCGAGGATCTGCTGGTGGTTCGCGCTCGCGTTGCGAACCATCTCCTCCGCCTCGCCGGGACGAGCCTCGGCCCAGTCGTCGGAGCGGAACGGCATGGTGTCGGGGACGGGCGGCTGCTTGTGTCGACAGTTGGGGCACAGTGCCGTCACGCCGTCGCAGTCGGGGCAGTCGGTCGGGACGAAGCGGGGGCGGCCGTCGTCACCGACCTCGAAGTGCGATGCCTCGCGCCACTGGCCGGGAAGCTGCGGATCGCCTGCGGCTGGCACCGGGGTCGGCGTCACGCTGACCGCGTGATGACCCTCGGCGGCCTCGGCGGGCGCAAGCCAGTCGTTCATGACCGCGACCCGTGGCGGCGAGAAGCTGCGGAAGTGCTCGTGGTGCGCCCCCTGCCCGATGATCTCGCTGAACAGGGCCTTGCGCGCCTCGGGGCTCAGGAACGGCGCGTGCGACTGGAAGGCCATGTTCGAGCCGCGCCACGAGTAGTCCGGCGTGTTGGACTGACCGACGCCGAGGACGTTGTGCGTCACACGGAAGTTGACGACATCCTGCGGCGACCAGACCGGGTGGTCGACGTTCTCGGTCGAGACGAAGAGGCGCTTGCGGTCGCGCACATCCTTGCGCAGCTCCTCGGGCGAGGTGTACGGGCTGTGCGCGTCGACCCCGTACTGGTCGGCGTTGTGCTTCGTGATCGGGATGACCTGAATCTGGCGACGGATCTCGTCCGCCTGCGCTCGCGATTCGTCTGCCAAGGCTCGCCACGCCGGGACGGCCTTGTGATCGAAGAGCGGCAGCTTGCGGTAGGCGTCTGCGATCTGCTCGTGGTGGTCGAGCCAGTCGGTGCCCCACGATGATCGGTAGGTTCGCATCCTGCCTCGCCTCTCCGCGAACATGACCAGATTGGCCAGCGCCATCTTGGGGGTAGAGCCGAGCCGGTCGGCCTTGTCCCCGTCAGCCCCCTGACCAGTGGCGACGAAGCCCGCGCCCTTCTCCTTGAGGCTGATGAGCTGCCACCCGGCAGCGTTCAGGCGTGCCGTGAGTTCGGTGTAGTCATGGGCAACTTCCATCGCCCATTAGGTGCTAGAGGAGGGGCAGTGCCCGGACGCTGAGGTCTCCGAGGCCGATGAGCGCCACTGCTGCCAGCAGGAGGATGACGCGACCGAAGCGCCCCTGCGTGTACTGCCGCTCGCTCTCGAAGTCCGCCCGCAGGGCCGCGATCTCGTGCGCGTTCTCCCGGTCGGCGTCTCGCAGTCGGTCGCTCTCCTTGCGCCACTCCCGCAGCTCGGTCTCGACGCGCGTCATGCGTTCCGTCATGCGCAGTTCCATCTGATGCAGCGTCTCGATCACGGTGTGGTTCTCTTCGGCGGTCACGGGGCTTCTGTCTCCTGTGGGCTGCTGCATGCGAGTTCGACCATTAGGTGCGTGGGAGGGCCGCTCAGATGTCCCCGGCGGTCTGGAGGACACGGATGTTGAGGTAGCCCTTGGTGGGGATGATCTCCGTGACGCCGGGCGACCACGTCACCTCGAAGTCGCCGACATGCGCGCCAGCGACGTCGGTGTCACCAGCCTGCCATGTGTACTCGACGATCCCCTGAGCGGCGTTGGTGATCGCGCAGGGCTGGTCGACGAGCACGACCGTGTCGGGGCCGTTCTCCTCCAGCCGCCGCATCGTGAACGTCACGCCGGTTGCTGTCGTCAGGTCGACGAACGTGCCGTCCGAGTTGCGCAGGCGCGCGGTGATCTTGGGCCGCAGCGAGGTGCGCTTGATGGTCACGGTGCGTGTGGTCATCAGACCTTCCTCGTCAGTGTCGCGGGCTCCGCGCTACGGATGACGGCGACCTCATCGTTGCGCCTCTCAACGGTTAGAGGCGAGGTGTCGCGGCGCATGTCGACGTACACCGCCCCGAGGCCGAGTGCCCGAGAAACCTCGACCGCATGGCCCGGCGTCCATCCACGCGCCCGAGCGGCTGCCAGCGCGGCGTCTGACGAGATCGCAAACGAGACCGCCCTGCGCTTGGCGTGTCGTGTCGCGTGGGCGAACTCGCGATGCGACGCGATGCCAAGCGCCCACCCCTTGGATCGCGTGACCCCGAGCGGGCTTTCGCTCGACACGCCCGGCCCCGAGGCGAAGCCCTTGCCCGAGCGAACAGGGAGTGCGGTCTGGCTGGTCGAGGTGAGGCCAACCGACAACAGCTTGGCTCCGGTGGCGGCGAGTGGGGCATTCGCCTCGCTCACGGAGCTTGTTGCCATGAGCTTCACGCTGGCGACGCTGAGGGCCGTGTCGACCTCCGCCTGAATACCGACGCCGTACCCCTTGGCGTAGCCAGCAGCCAGCGCCTCGGAGGATTCTACGGCCAGCGACACGAGGTGGAACTCGCCCGAGGCTGCGCTCAGCACGGCATTCGACTCGACTGCGAGCCCAGTGGCGAGCCGCTTGAGGCGCGCGGAGGCGAGGGGCAGATCGGATTCGAGAGCCACACCCGCCGCCCGAGCCTTGCCCGCAGACGCGGCGAGAGCAGCGTCAGCGCCAGAGAGGAGCGCGACCGTCGCCCGCTTCTGCCGATTCGGCGAAAGCGGCGCGTCCGCCTCCACGGGCAGGCTGGTCTCGCGACGCTTGGCCCGAGCGGCTCCGAGGGCGGCATCTGTCTCGGCCGTGATGCCCGTCACCCAGCCGCCAGCGAGGGTCGCCCCCAAGGCGGCGTCCGACTCGGCCGCGATGCCGGTCGCGAGTCGCTTCTGGCGCGTGGCTGCGAGAGCGGTGTCCGTCTCCGCTGCGAATGCGGTGGCGCGGCGCTTGGCGCTGGTCGCAGCGAGTGCGGTGTCCGCTTCAGCGGCGATGGTGGCTGCACGCAGGTGCGCTCGCGACACGGCCAGTGCTGTATCCGTCTCGGCAGCGAACGCAACCGACCGCTGCTTGATGCGCGTCGCCGCGAGGGCGGCATCGGTCTCGACAGCAACAGAGGTCGTCTTGCCCTGCGCGCGGGTGGGCGCAAGAGCGGTATCTGTCTCGACGGCGAGCGCAACAGCGCGCCGCTTGGCGGCCGTCGCCGACAGCGGAGTGTCGGATTCGGCGGCGAGCGCCGCCGACCGCTGCTTGGCGCTGGTCGCCGCGAGTGCGGCAGTGCTCTCGGTCAGGATCGCAGCGGCCAGTTGCTTGGCGACTGTCGAGCCGAGCGCCAGCTCGGTCGAGGCGATGATGCCGCTCGACAGGCGCTTCGCGCTGGTCGCGGCCAGTGCCGTGTCGGACTCGGAGGCGAACGACGCACTGATGCGCTTCGAGATCAGCGCGACCGCAAGTGCTGCATCCGTCTCTGCGACGATGCCCGTCGTGATGGTCTGAGGTGTGCCACCACCCGCAACGGGAGGGAACAAGATCCCGAATCGCAGACCAGTCCCCTGAAGGGGGCGAACGATCTCGTTTCGGAACAGGAACGCCATGGGCTATGCGTCACGCTCGACGCCGAAGATCGTCACGCTGATCTTGTCCGTCGAGCTTGCGATCATCTGGACGGTGTCCGCTGTGTCGAGGCATGCGCCCTCAAGCTCGTCAATGATCCACGTCGCACCCGTGGGGACAGTGCGGGCGGGCACGAGCATGTTCGCAGACGCCGAGCCGTTGATGTACACAGCCAAGGTGCGGTCGACCGTGTCGTGGTTGGCTGCAACAGCCTTGGAGATCACCCACTGCTTGGCCGTGGGCGGGTCGCACACGGTTGTCGCCGTATCGTTGACGTCGTTCTGCGCGAGTACCTTGTAGCTGTCGGCCATGGTCGTCCCTTCGTCAGGTGAATGCGAAAAACAGCGGTGCGTTGGTTGCTGCCGTCACGCCAGACCAAGCCTGCGTGGCGGGCAGGTCGGTCTGCGAGGCAACAGTCCAGAAGCGGTGGAGGCCCGAGGTGCCCAGCGGATTGGAGGCACTGGCGTTCACGAGCGTCCCGCAGCAGTTGTATGTCTGATTGGATCCGGTGAGGGAAGACCAGTTGGAGACAGCGGCAGCCCACATCAGGGTCGGCGCGGTGACGACCAGCGGATCAGTGAAGAAGTTGTGCCTCCACTGGTTGGTCTGGTTGAGCGAGTACATGTTCTCGCCGCCGTTGGGCGTTGACGCAACGAGGGTAAGGTCTGTCCCGTCGCTCGTGTAGAGCCCCACCTTGTTGTTGTTGTCATAGGTTGCTGCGGTCGGGGTGTTCGTCTGGAAGTGCATCAGACCAAGGAGCGTGCATGGACGCGCAATCCAGATCGCGCAGCCGACAAGCTGCCCATCCGTCCAAGACCTGCTGCCGGACGCCGCAGGCAGTCGCCCCGTGTAGCCCACGAGTGACTGACTGTCGAGGTCGATGCCGTATCGCGTGTACTCGGCTGGGAGCCCACGAGAAGCGATGTACGTCGACCCCGTCGTGAGGATCTTGCCGCTGTTGGTGATGATGGTCATCTAGTACAGTCCCCACCAGTGGTCGTATGGCATGCCCGAGAAGTTCGCGCCGATGCGTACCGGCACGTAGTCTGGGATGTCGGATCGAGCGCCCGTAGAGACTGTCTGGAAGTGCCCCGTCCACGGGAAGGTGGTTCCGAATGCGCGCGGGAGCACCACGCCCATGGTGTACATCCACGCCTGTCCGTTGAAGTAGCCGATGGTGGGCGCAGTGACCTGCGCGGACTGCTGGTAGGTGTATCCGATGACGTAGTGGCCCGCCTCCGCGTTGTAGGTCGCGCTGAGCGCCTCGGTCGCGAATGAGTTCGCGGTCGCCTTCCAGAGACTCGCGTTGTTGGATGATGCCGCGACCAGCTCCGCGTAGCTGACACCGTCTGCGCCCGTCACCTTGTAGAGCCCGATGCGGTTCGTGGCATCGGCGGTGAAGTTGCCCTGCGTACCTTGGTAGTACACGAAGCCGGTGACTGTAATCCGCTCGGGGATGAAAATCGGCGAGAAGTAGACGTACGTGTCGGTCAGCGCAATGACCGAGGTGAGGTCTCGTGGGTCATTGTTGGCGCAGAGCCACGAGGCACCAGCGCCGCGATAGATGCCGATGAAGTCGGCGTGATTGCCAGATCGAAAGTTCAGGGCACCGGGCGCATCGGAGTGATGGCCAGTCCTTGCATGGATGCCGCCAGTGTTGCGCATCAGTAGACCCCGAACCATGGGCAGGTCGTGGTGGCGGTCACTGCAGTCCAGAGCGGCGACGCGGGCAGGTCGGTCTGCGTTCCAATGGTGCCCTGAAGCGTGACCGATCCGTTGAGCGGCTTGCCCACGGCGAGGTTGGTGAGGGCAGTGTGCGCGCCAAGTGAGGGGGCGGTGGTCTGAGCCGAGCGATTCCAGAGCGCGCCGACCCAGAGCGTCGCACCAGCGGCGGCGTTGTATGTTGCGGAGAATGCCTTCTGAGCAAACGAGTTCGTCGTCGCCTTCCAGAGCGCCGTGTCATCGGCGCACGACGCAACGAGCGAGAGATTCGTGCCGTCGCTCGTGTAGAGCCCGACCTTCGAGTTGTTGTTGGCGGTGTAGTTCCCCTGAACCGCCTGCCACCACACGACGCCCGTCAGGGTCATCGCGTACGGGATGTAGATGGCGGACAGCAAGAGCGTGGAGTTCGCCATTGCCGTGGAGGTCGTCAGGGCAGTGAGGCCGCGCGTGCTCGCGAGCATCGTTGAACCCATCGCGCCTGCGATGACCTGATCGAGTTCGAGGCCGATGGGCGAAGCCTCATCAGCCCAGTCAAGCGTCTGACGGACGCCACCCCTGCTGTCGATGATGCCCACGGCTACACCGCAGTCTCATAGACCCCGTCCAGCGCGCTGGGGGTGTCGGGCTGAACCTGTTCGTTCCACACGCGCAGCAGCTCTTCGCCCATCGCCTGCGCGGCGACCTCGTCAGTCGCGACGAAGGGAATGCGCAGAACTGCCTCGAACTGGCGATCATCTGGCATTCGTCACTCCGATCAGGTCGCGCGGAAGAAGCCGCTTGCGTTGAGCTGCATGATGATGTCGGAGCCGTCCGGCGTGACGGGGAAGTCGAGCTGCACGAGTGGAACGATGTTCGCGTCCGTGCCGCCGGTCGTGTCGGGGTCGTAGCAGACGATGAGGTCAGTCCAGACGTCGCCTGCGCTGACGGCCGTCCACGTCTGGTCGGCGAAGTCGACCTCGACCTTGTCGGATCCGTCCGTGACGGTGATCGTCAGCGAGCCGTTCGCGAGCGTCTTGCGCGAGTACCCGACGTTTGTGGCCTCGTTGGCCGCCGTCGCAAGGACGTCCGACAGCGTGTCGAGATCCTTGAGCGTTGCGTCCGAGACGCCACCGGCCACGAGCGCGACGATGACGAACGCGCTGTTGGTTGGATCGTTGGCCTCGACGCGGGCGGCGTACTCGACGACGCGACCGAGGGCTACGTTGTAGACGAAGTCTGCCACGGAAATCCTCTGCTTGATGGGTGAACGGCTTCACCACTTAGGCTGGAGGAGGGCTACTTGAGGCCGAGGAACTTCGCAACGGTCAGGAGCTTGCTGAGCCGCTCGCCGGTCGAGCCGGACGTTGCGTGGCCGCTCAGCGGCTCATCCCAGACGGCGTCGGCGATCTGCCCGACCGAGGGGCCAGCGTAGCCGCCACCGCCGCCGCTGTCGAACAGCAGCAGGTTGGACGAGTTGTTCGTGTTGATGGCCGTCTCGTACGCGCCCGTGGTCGGCAGCCGCCAGATCGTGTTCGGATCCTCCGGGTAGAGGTTGCCGATCAGGTTGATGACGATGTCCTCTTCGGGCGGCTTGATGCGCCATCCGTAGTCGTTGCGGATGAAGATGTTCACGCCTGCGTACACGCCGCCGCCGAGGGGGTCGCCGCCCGTCTCGCGGAAGGCGGGCAGGTACTTGCTGTTGTCGGACAGCAGCACCCAGTCCTTCCATCGCGAGTAGATTTCGGACACCTCCACCGTCGTGTCGCCGGAGGAGAGGGTGATCGTCGTGTTGGGGCCGTCGAAGGTGATGGCCATGCGTCACCCTCCTACGGGTTGAGGTATTGGCGGTCGGTGACCTGCTGGATGGGGAGCGTCAGGCCCGCCGATCCGAGCACCTGCCCCTCATACCTTACCGGCAGGTAGTCGAGGTGATGCAGCACGATGTAGACGTTCGTGTCGGAGCCCGTCCACTCGTAGTCGTACGAGAACGACGTGCCGCTGTTCTCGATGCCAGCGATCTCGACGTCGTCGGCCGTTCGGTACACGCGCACCTCGGTGTCCGCCTGCAGCCCCGTGAGCGTCAGCGCGGCATCGACCGGATCGAGCGGGTAGCTGACGGCGTTCTGCGCCGCGCTAGTGGTCACGGTGTCGATGCGGATGTACTGGATCGCGTTGGTTGCGGAAGCCTTGTTGCAGACGGCGCGCACCTTGATCTTGAACCCATCGACCGGATCGGGGTTCGCCTCGAACGGCAGGTGGTTGAAGACCAGCACGCCCGACACGGCTCCGGAGTTGGCCACGTTGACGGTGACTGCGGTGCCACTGTCGATGCTCGTGACGCGGGCGTTGGTGCCGATGCCGGTGCCGAACACGTAGTCGCCTACCTCGACACCCGTCGTGGAGGTCATGGTCACGGTCGTTGCTCCGCCCGAGCCGCCCGCGCCTGATCGCTTGTAGGCGAGGTTGTGCCACGACGACTGGAAGCCGTTGCCGTCGTTGTAGTCGAGCTTGTAGAACAGGTCGTGGTTGTTCGGGTTGGTGCCGGTGAACGTGGGCTGCGTCTGCGTGGCCTGCGAGAACGACGTGTGACCCTGAATGTAGTAGGGCCACGTCCACTCGATGGCGTCGTTGACCGTGCCCATGTAGAGCGCGCCGGTCGAGGTGAACTTGGGGGTGCCCGCCGCGATCGTGTACGCGGAGGCCGACGGCTCAAGAGCGGTCTTCTCGTTCGCCTGAATCACGAGGCGACCGGCGGTGGTGGAGGTGAACGTGTCGAGGAAGTGCGTGCCGTAGACGGCCGTCTGGGCAGTCGTGGAGTTCGTCCAGCGACAGCCCTTGCAGATCATGTTCCATGCGGTCAGGGCCTGCGTGTCAGCGCCATCAGTCCAGCACGACTCGACGGTCATGCGGTTGTCGGAGTTGACCATCGTGCCGAACGCCGACGTGCGGACGTTGTTGGCATAGACGCGCTGCACCTTGATGTCGGAGTTGAGGCCGTTTGCCTGCACCAGCACACCACAGGCGTTCGCTGACCCGCAGTCGTACGGGGAGGCTGCCGTGCCGATGTTGCGCACCTTGATGCGCTTGCAGTTGTTCGACACGTTGACGATGGCGGTGTACGGATGCACGTTCGCCAGACCATCGAAGTTGGCGAAGCCATCCATCGTGATGTCGGTGCAGCCCGTGGTGATGTCGAAGAAGCTGACGGGGTTGGTAGCTGTGGTGGTCGTCCCCGTCCTGTCCCAGTACGTGGTATTGGTGAACGTCAGGTTCTGGCAGGTCGTGATGAGGGCGCGGCCATCGCCGACGGCGCAGTTCGTGAATGTGCTGTTCGCCACGCGCGTCAGGCCGAGGCCGACCGGCGTGTTGCCGCTCTTGGGTGATGCGCCTCGGAACATGCAGTCGACGAAGTCGAATCCGTCCATGTCGGTCATGGACGCGATGATGACGGATGCGGCGACGGTGGGGCGCACGAACTTGCAGCCCGTGATCGTGCCGCCCGCGAAGCAGGTGGCAATCGTCAATGGCGACCCGACCGCAGCGATGTTCGTAGCTGGCAGGCCGACGTGACAGTTGGTGAGGATGACCTCGGTCGCGATCTCCGAGAAGCGCAGGTCTTCGAGGAACGCTGAGTTGGTGATGCTCAGGCTGTACGCCTGATTGCAGTTGACGTTGAAGCCCGCGCCACTGACGCCGTTGATGCTGATCGCGCCCGCATTCGTGGTCGTCAGATCCCAGCGGGTGGCGAGCGTCGCATTGACGATGTTGTTCGTCCATGTCGGCGTGACGGCCGACGAGATGATGATGTTGGGGATCCTGATCTTGCAGCCCGAGGAGGGCAAGTAGGCGGCGTCGGTGGGCGTCGTGGTCGATCCGATGCGCAGCAGGCCGGTGGCACTGATGAAGACCACCTTCGCACGGTCGTCAGTCGTGGTCGCCGGGAAGTTCGTGGTCGTCATCTGCGCGCCGACGTTGGGCCAGAACTCGTACGTGCCGCTGCCGCTGGATGTCTCGATCCAGACGCCGGGATACTGGTCGCTCACGGGGAGCTGGATCGTCTGGTTGCGCGCACCTGACGTGGTGCTGTCCAGCTCGAACCAGTCGCCGTTGATGTTGAAGGTGCCGAGGCGGCCGACCGTGATCGTTGAGCCTTCCTCGCCAACGATGTGCAGCCACCCGCGCTTGCCTCCGGTGGCCGAGTTGACGACGGCCTTGACGACGCCGCCCACCGACAGGTTCTCGTTGTCCTGAAACGTCCCAGTCTTGGAGCGCAGCTTGATGAAGCCGGTGGCGGGCATCGCGCCGCCTGCGACGCTCGGCGCGACGGCGTAGTCGGTGAAGGTGCCGATGACCTCGCCCGTCGCGCCAGAAGTGTCCCCGGTCAGCGTGGAGCCGATGGCAGGCACGGTCGAGGTGCCGCCGTCGAAGGGCAGCCACCAGACGGTCGTGCCGTCGATGTTGATCGTGCCGCCGGTCGCCGTCGAGATCGTGAGGTTGCCGATGACAGCGTTCTGACCGCCCCAGCGCGAATCGCTGTTGATGGTCAGTGTCGCGCCAGAGTCCACGGTGACGTCTTCGCCATCCAACAGGCCGTTGATGGCGGCGTCATCCATGTTGCGGTTGACGGATACGGTCTGGTTAGCCATGGGCCTCTACCTCTGGATCACGACTGGGGTCTCGATGCGACCAGCAAGCGGGTTCACCCTGCTCGTCTGTGTACCGCGCCTCGACGCCGCTGAAGCCGTCGTCGACGGCCCAGTGGCACGAGGGGTGGGAGCAGATCGCAACGCCCGTGAAGATGTCGGTGTGGACGGACAGGGTGCTCACCCTTCGGTGGTGCTATCAGGGGTTCGTGTAGTTGCGCTCCAGCGGCGCGACGAGCGAGATGCTGTTGGAGGTTGATCGCTCGATGGTGCCGGTCGCGCTCACGAACTGACCAGTCGAGAGGCCGATGCCGACGACGGTGATCGGGGCGTTGGTGCCACCCGAGCCGCCGCCGCGCTGCACGTTGCCGTCGTAGTCGTACGACAGCGTGATGCTCGACTGCCCGGACACGGTGCCAGCCATGTCGACACCATCGGCGTCGTCCACGATGATCGCACCCGAGGTGCCGTAGTCGTTGCCCGCGTTCGCGCCCGCGTCGTCGTTCGTGAAGAACACGCGGTAGATGGCGTCTGCGTCGCTCACGAGGTTCGCGCCGAAGTTGATCGTGAGGGTTGCGACGTAGGGGAACGTGCGCAGCGTGTTCGAGTTGTCGTAGAACTCCAGTCGGTTCGTGTCGCCGGTCTGGAATCCTTCGATGATGACGCCCGAGCCGCCGCCGTTCGGGTTGGTCGGCTGCGAACCGGAGGCCGCGCGACCCGAGACGAGCGTGTCGCCGACGAAGTACATGAGCTGGTCGGCCGTCTTGCCGGTCACCGACTGGTCGGTGCTGTCGATGTCCGAGTTCTGGCGCAGCAGGTACTGGACGGCCGTGTAAATCTGCTCGGCTGTCGCAGGCACCGGGTTCGGCGGGTAGAGTGTGAACGAGGTGTTGGACGTGGTGGCGATGGTGCCCGTCACGGTGACCGTCGTGGCGGTCGCCGCCGTGATCGGGTAGGAGCCAGCGGCCGCCCCCTCGTGGATGACGAGCGTGCCGCCCACGAAGGGGTCGTTGGAGGTCTGGATGCCGCCCTCGGAGGTCGTCAGCACAGATCCGCCGCCCGGAGCCGAGCCATCGACCCCCGAGTGCGTGCCGACGTCGACGACGATGCCGAAGTTGCGGTCGGTCGTGGTGTCGACATCGCGGCTGAACGCCTGATCGAAGTAGCGGATCTTGACCAGCGAGTAGATCGTCTTGACGTCACCGCCGGAGGTGTACGCTCCGGGGTTGCTCGTGATCGGGATCGTGAACGTGTCGGTGTCAGTGACCGTCACCGTGCCGCGCACGTTGTAGGTCGCGGGTGTCGCGCCCGTGATCTCGACGTAGTCGCCGGTCGTCAGGCCGTGCGCTGCGGACGTGTTGATCGTGGCGGTGCCAGTTGCCCACGAGGCGGAGCCGATGGCCTTGGAGGCGGAGACGTAGGCGTCCGCATCGCTCACCTTGAGGTCGGTGCCCGTCGAGATCGGGAAGCGGTACGCCTGATAGGTCATCGCCGACACGCCGATGTCGCTCAGGCTGGACTTGCCGTAGAGCTGCCCTGCCTCGCGGGCGAACAGCGAGAAGTAGGAGCGGCGGTCGTAGTCCGAGCCCTCCGCAAAGTTGCCGTCGCCGTCGTCGTCGCGCAGGATCTGCACGGCCTGATTGATCTGACCCGTGAGCTGGACGTTGGTGGCAGCGCCGCCGTTCGCCTGCTGGTAGTAGAGCTGGTCGTTGCTCTCGATGGCCCCGAGGCCGATGATCGAGGCCCACATCTGCGTGGCGTTGCCCGAGAGGTTGCGCACCGCCCATCCGCCTGTGCGGATCAGGTACCGACTGGCGTTGTCGGCGAAGTCCCAGCCCGAGACGAACTCGAACTGCTCGTCGGTGATCGGCACCATCGGGAAGGGGAACTTGATGAGGGCGGCGTCGTTCTTCCACTCCTCCTTGAGGAACGAGTAGAGACACTTGAGCGTCACGCCGTCGCTCGACAGGTCGCCAGCGATGTTGAGCGTGATCGTCTTCGCGCCCGTGTCGATGTCGACCTCGGTGCCCTGCGCGAGGAGGTCGGGATCAGTAATCAGTGCCATGCGCGTGCAGTCCTAGTCGCGGTGGGTTCACCACTTAGGGCCTAGCTGCGCTCAGTACGAGTAGGACGCCCGGTCGTCCCAGACCTTCGTGTAGGTGTCGACGCCATCTGCATGCGTCACCGACGTGATGGTGCCCGACTCGAAGAGTCGCGTGATGCGCCAGACCGGGGCAGATGTGGCCGAATCGGCTGCGGCCTCGCCGATGTACGACAGGGTGGGGCTCACCTCGTCGATCTTGACGTCGTACTTGGCCGTGGCAACAGCGACGTCGACCGGCAGGGCGGTGACGGCCAAGAGGGCCGCGTCGCGCTTTTCGAGTGGAATCCACTCCAACTCGTGGTCTACGAGCACCACGGACTCCCCATCGGGGATGAGCAGCCGGTTGGGCAGGATGTAGTCCTTGCCGGTGTTGTTGGTGACCAAGACCGGCATCAGTCGCCCTTCACGTCCCAGCCGTCGATGGAAATCTCGACCTTGACGGTGGGGCCGTCCTGCTTTGTCGGCTCGCCCTTGTCCGACTTGCCGCCCAGCTCCTTGGTGATCGCGGCCTTGGCCTTTGCGACCAGATCCGGCTCCGCGAGACCGTCGACCTCGACCTCGCCATTGGTGACCGTGCCGCCGACGATCTCGGTGTCGTCGATGTCGTCGGTCAGCTCCTTCCCGTTCTCGGCGAGCAGGTCCTTGAGGATCTGGCGATGGCGGTTCTGGTGCGACCATTCGACCAGCTTGACCTCGCCCATGTAGTAGACGAACGACCAGTCAGGATCAGTCTCCGCAGCCACCTTGGCCCAGTGCTCGGGCAGGGTGTCAGGTGCCTCGTCCTGCCCCTTGGGCATGAGCTTGACGTAGTCGCCCTGAGTGTCGGGAATCGTGTGTCCAGAGTCGAGCTTGATGCGCAGTCGGTACTGATAGGGCTGCGGGATGACGTTGGGGATGACCTTCGGCTCCTTGAGCACCTGCTCGACGGTGCCCATCTGCTCCCGACCCGCCGGGCCGTCGTAGATCACGCGGTCGCCTTCGCGAAAGAGCGCCCCGTCGCGGGGAGCGTATCGGCGCACGAAGTAGACGGAGTCGCCAACCCGCGCCTCGCCGCCGTAGGTGCTTGTGCCGAGGTGAATCCCCCGTGCGCTGGAGAGGTTGTGCTCCCACTCGTCGAACTCGTGGCCGGAGGTCTGATCCTCCAAGCGGTACACGATACCCAGCGGCGTCTCGACGGGGCCCGCGACGACCTTGGCAGGGCCGGTGCGCCCAGCGACGAGGTCACCGATGCGGTACTTGCCGACGACATCGCTCTGGGCGGGAGGCTCCACGGTCTCGACGGACGTAGCCGTAGCCCAGATGTGTCCGCCACCGGGCAGGTGAAGGGCCTGACGGCCAGCCACACGCTTGCCGAGCGTGCCGAGGCGGCCGTGGTGCGGCGAGCCCGGATCGTTGACGTAGGCGGATGTGCGCTGCATGGATGAGCGGTGGAAGGTAGCCATCACACGTTAGGCCATAGGTGGCGAGTGCGTGGGCTGCAGGGTCGCGAGCCCCTCGGCCTCCAGCCGCTCCTGCTCGGCGGCGCGCAGGAGCCCCTCCAGCTCCTCCACACGCTCCGCAAGCGCATCGGAGTGATCGAAGAGCTGGCGCATGGCCTCGCGCCACTCGTACGAGGTGTAGCGACCCGAGGCACCGCGACAGGCGCGCTCGAAGCCCCGCCGCAACAGGTCGAGGGTGTAGGGGCCCATGATGCGGATGTCGCTCATCGGTCATCACCCGAGCCCTGCAGCACGCCGCGCTCCTTGCGGTCGGCGAGCTTGTCGAGGTTGCGATCCAGCACGGTCGCCATCTCCACGGCGAGCTGCTCGGCGATCTGCGACACGTACCACTCGACGTCGCCCAGCTCCTTGACGATGGCGTCGATGTCGAGCACGTCGATCTGAGCGGAGCTGACGTGGGCGCGCAGCCCCTTGTCGCGCATGAGCTTGGCGATCTTCTCGGCCACCTCGCCTGCCTCGCCCGAGAGCTTCATGGCGAGGTAGAACAGCCCCTCCATGGTGCCCTGTCCGGGGTAGATGGCGGTCTCGGCCGCCTGCTGCTGGTAGTCGTTGATGTTCACGTCGTCTCCTTGGTGTAGTCGTAGGTCTGAACGCGAGCGCCGCGTACGGTGTAGTTGCGGTCGCACAGCGACACGTTGATGAGGCGGGTCGGCTTGGTCGTGCAGTTCCACATGGAGGCGCGGTTGCCCCGCTCCTCGTGGATGTGCCCGCACATGACCGCAGCCGGTGCCACCTCGATGATCTTCTTGGCCAGCATCGCGCAGCCGACGTTCTCCACCTTCCCACTGTCGCGGGGCACTCGGTCGAGGAACCCCATGGGCGGCCCATGGGACAGCAGGATGTCCGTCTCGGGGTGGACGTGCCACTCCAGCGCCATGTCGACGCGAGCGTCTCCACGGGGCAGCGAGAAGGCCCAGTTGCGTTGCTGGATCGTCGGCGTGTACGGGTAGCCCGAGAAGCGCACGCCCTCGATGACCACCGACGGGTCATCGTTGTCGAGCACGAGGACGCCATCGACGTCGTTCAGCAGATCGGTCAGGATCCGGCGCGTGTCGGGTGCCATCGCCGCGATGTCGTGGTTGCCCCACGAGATGAGCTTCCACGTCGCAGGCTGGCGCTTGAGCCACTTGACGTACTTGGCCTCGACCCAGCGCAGCTCCTGCCACTGCTTCCAGTTCTCCGCAGACGAGAGCAGGGGCATGATGTCGCCCACGATGGCGAGCACGTCCGCCTCCGGAGTCGAGTGCGACAGGAAGCCGTGCTGGTCGCTGACGCCCGCGACCCTCATCCGAAGTCCTCGGGCAGGATCAGGTCGAGACTCAGCGCATCGACGAACTCCTCGACGTAGTCCTCCATCGGCTTCTCCATGGGCTGGAGCTTCTCCAGCGCCTCGCCGAAGTAGATGATCTCGACCGACTTGCCGCTGGGCAAGACGATCTTGCGCATGACGAAGTCCTCTTCCCTCACGGTGCCCACTCCTTCATGGTGCGCAGCCGCTGGTGCTGCGTGCTGAACGTCACTGACGTGCGGTTGAACCGACCCGTCGGGTGCGGCTTGTCGAGCCTGACCCAGTAGTGGGGGTCGCTGGACTGCTCCTCGATGCCGTCGATGACGCCGAGGTGCCAAGTCGCCTCGCCGGGGCGACTGTAGAGGACACGCTGGCCCTTGTAGAACGCTGGCCCCTCGGTCAGCTCCGGATCGTCCAGCGATTCCTCCGGGCCCTCTCCCTCGTCCGCCATCGGCCACGTATCCGCGAGCGCGATGGCCGCCTTGAGGTCGGCCACGTCGACCTCAAGGCCCCCGATGCCAGCGCAGTCGATATACACGTTCCCGAGCGTGTAGCTGCGCTTGACCGCGACCACGCCTCCCCTGTCGCCGCGCACGAGCACCGTGGGGCACTCGGCGGTCAGGAAGTTGACCGGCACGAAGACGTTGGAGTGGTCGTAGCGCCTTGCGGCCCTGCTCTGCTCGTCGAGGATGTCCTCGCGGCTCTTCTCCTGCATGATGGTCTCCTTGGTTGAGGAAGGCCGGAGAGGGAGTTGAACCCTCCGAGGCGGAACCTGTTCCGCTCCGGCGCGGTGCTACTGAACCAGCTCGGGCACGTTGAACGCGAGCGGCTGGTCGCTCAGGATGTAGTCGAGGTTCGTCGTCACCATCGTGCCCTCGGTGGTGAAGAAGAAGATCCCGTCCTCGTTCGGGCCATACGAGCCGTCGTCGCCGGGCGCATTGACCACGGCGGGGATGCAGGACGAGTTGTGGTCGCCCTTGTGGTCCTTGCAGACCTGCAACTGATCCGTGGTCATCTGCGACTGGGTGCTGCTGACCTTGCCCTTGACGGTGTAGAAGCCCAGCGGTTCGCCGAACGAGAGCACGTACAGGTACGAGATCGCGTTCGGCTTGTTCGTCCGCATGAGGCGCTCGCGGAGGTTGCGACGCTCCAGCGAGTCCTTGAGCTTGTCGGCCGGGTACGGGACTGCGGTCGACTGCTGCGAGAACACACGCTCGGTGAGCTTCTCGCCGCTGGCCTGCGCGGTCGTCTTGGGCTCCTCCGTCTGGCAGCCGGTGAGCAGGAGTGCGGCGATGATCGTCGCGATGATGGTGAGTGTCAGGCGCTTCATGTTCAGTTCCCCTTGCAGGTCTCGACCGCGTCGAGCGACGCGGGCAGGTCGATGGCGCGGAAGTCCCGTGCCGTGTACTTGCGGGCGTCGGCGTTGTACTGACCGACGAGCGTCTGGCAGTACGTGATCGCCCCGGTTGCGGCCGTGCTGTTGGCGTACGACGGATCGGCCTTCGCAGCCGTCTCCAGCGTGACGATGCGCTGCTGCGCCGCGTTGACCTCGGCGTAGAGATCCTCGAACCGCTCCTGCGCGGCGATGCGGTTGGTGCTGCTGTTCTTCGTCTTGATCGCTTCGCCGCTACCACGGATGTCGCTGACCCAGACCCCGAAGGCCCAGATCCCCCACGACAGGGCGACGATCAGGACGATTGCCCCGACCGCAGCCGCGATTGCTCCCACTACTCGCACTTGGTGCTCCTTGTTCGGTGTGTTGGTGGGTGGAACGCTCAGGGGTACAGCAGCATCTGCGCCAGATGCTCTGCCGCGAGCTTGCGTCGCTTGCGGTCGTACAGGCGACGGCTCGGAGCTGCCCAGATCAGGATCAGCGGGAAGGCGTACCATCGCCGCTTGATTTCGCGTGTCAGGGCGCGATCCAGCTCGTCCGCCTGCAGGAAGATGTTGCGCCTGCGTCGGAAGCGGCGGATGTTCCAGAGGTGGACTGCGCCGATCTCGGAGATGGGGCGCGGGTGGCCGTCGAAGGGCTGCCAGAACATCGCCATCCGCTTGATGCGCTCGCCAGTGAACGCGCTCCAGACGACCTTGCAGTCCGGGCACTGGCTCGCCACGCGGCCCCAGTTCGGATCGTTCAGGCTGAGGAGCCGCGAGAAGTGCGTCGCGCCGTAGTTGTGCTGCGACTTCGCCGGGATCTCATTGCCCTGCATGCTCTCGCCGCAGAAGTGGCAGTGGAAGTCGTTGTCGTCCAGCTCTCGCAGCTCTGCGGCTGCGGCGGCCAGCGAGAACGTCACGGTCTCGTCGTTGTCGAACTGCACGATGTAGACAGTCGACTCGACGCCCTGCGATGGCATCTCCACCAGCGTCACGCGGGCGACGGTGCCGAGGCCATGGAGCGAGTGCGAAACGCGGTTGCCCGGAATGAAGTGCATGATGGTCTGTCCCTCCCTTGTGGGAGACACACTACGTCATGCGTCGGACGAACCTTCCGCCTCGATCATGGCGTTCACGTAGGGGCCGCTGGTGCATGACGCAGAAGGCGTGTGGGCAACCGAGCCGCCACCGTCGCACATGCAGAGGTAGGCGATGGCCGCAAGCACGTCTGGACGCGCCATGACCGCCTCCCCGAGCTTGCGATGCAGGTCGTCGAGGATCTCGTATGTCGGCGAGTCGCAGGTCTCGAACAGCACCGTGCCGTTGGGCTTGACGTACATGTGCTCGCCGCACACTTCGTCATGCAGTTCGAGGAGGCGTCGATCCATCTGACGGATCTCGCGGATGAGGTTCAGGTAGTGCAGGGCGTCATCCACGTTCCAGCTTCTCCATCTCCACCGCGACCAGCAGTGCTGCGGCGATGCCGAGCAGCACGTCCCACCAGCTCCTCGTCATTGCGTCCGACATGGCCTGCACGCAGAGCATGACGCTCACGCCCACTGCCATGGAAATCACGAACTTCACCATCTTGGTCTCCCCTCCGTTTCCCTCTTGCTACCCCTCAGCAGGTGGGCTCAATCCACCCACGCCTGCTGTCGGATCTTGTCGAGCTTGAGCATGCGCTCGATCTTGGGTCGCAGCCGCTGCGTCAGGATCTGCGAGATGCGTCCCTCGGTGACGCCCATCTCCTCGGCGATCTCGCGCAGCTTGTAGCCCTCGATGACGCGACGCAGGATGGTGGCGTCACGCCCGTCGAACATGAGCGGCAGCCAGTCGCCGAGGATCGACGCCAAGACCTCGTCCTCGACGCTCTCGTTGCTGGGCGTGAGGTCGGCGAGCGTGATCTCCTGCATGTCGCTGCCCGACGAAGTGACCACCTCGTCGAGCGAGAGTGTGCTGTTGCGCATCTGCCCCTTTGCATGCGGATCCTCGGCGGTGCCTCGCCCGAGCCGCTTGCGGTGCCAGTCGGCCGTCGATGACCGAGCGCGGGCCCAGAGGCCGCCGACGTTGTCGACCGGCCAGCGAACCATGTCGAGGAGGATGTAGCCCTCCAAGTCGTCGGCGTCCCACCACTCGTTGTTGCGACAGACGCCGCGAGCCCACCTGCGCGCGACGGTGATCCAGTCGGCGGGGTCGCTAGGATCCAGCTCCACCTCAGCGTGCGCGAAAGCCACGTCGCCCCTCCTGTCGTCGGCGCTGCTCGTCCATCAGCACCCTGTACATCTTCATGCTGCGGAGGAAGTCCGAGCGGTGGTAGACAGGCTCGCTGTCGAAGTCTGCGGCCCACATCTGGCTCTCGAAGAGGTCTTGTGCCATCTCCCCCTGTGGCCACCAGTCCATGCAGGGGTCATCGCCCGGCTCCATGCCTACGATGTACATGAAGCCGCGTTCTGCGCGCTCCGCCATGCGGTCGGCGGTACGCTCCATGTGCCTGATCGCGTTGTCGATGTGGCTGTCCGTCATGTCCTCGATGGGGATGACGGTGCCATCGCGTGTCGTCCACTTGTGGCCCGAGTAGTTCTTGGGGCGGCGCAGGTCCTTGAAGACGCCCATCATGCAGCTCCCGTGCCCGCGCAGTGCGGACATGGCGCGTCGCCGACCGGACGGATGATGATGCACCCGTTCACGACGTCGACGGTGAACTGGTCGTTGGGCTGGAGCTGCAGCTCTCGCCGCACCCTGTGCGGGAGGGTGATCCGCCCAGTGCCACCCATGTGCCGAATCGGCAGGGCTGGCATCTTGCCGAGTCGCGTTCGTGTGGTCGCCATCCGTTTCCCCTTCGTAGAGCGAGAGGCGAGGTGACGACTCGAACGTCACTCCAGCGCAGGGCGCCGTGTCCAGATGCGGGTGGTGCTTACGGGACCAGAGCCGCCTCGCCTTGTGACTGACATCGTAGGTGCCGCGTCGGACGAACCTAGCGCCAGCAGCGGATGGTCGCCCACGCGATTGCGAAGCCCGCGCTGGGCTGGTACTCGCCGCTGACGAACATGGCAATGGACATGCCCGCCATCACGCCGCTCGCGATGTGCTGCAGCCATGTGCGCTCGACATCTAGCATGTGACCTGAGCCCTCCTCGGGCACGCGACGTTCATGCAGACCCAGTGCGTGGCATCCGGGCTCGGCTTGCACGAGGCGCAGGGGTCCACCTCCACCGGGGGCGACGTCACCTGCGTGTACGAGGGCGGCCACCCCGCCTGCACGAACTCCATGGCGGCCTTCCAGCCTGCCGAGAAGCCCCGGCCGTAGTCATCCTCGCGTTGCGTCATGATCGCCTCCAGTGCAGTCGCACTGGACTGCATCTTCGTACTTGGTCGAGTTGTGGGACACCATCGTCGCGCAGCGTCCGCTGTGGTGCGCGTGGCCGCACGCGAGACAGCCGCAGGGCTCGTCTGGGTGGGGTGGCATCGGCTTGTCCCAGAAGTGCTTGGAGTGGAACGGACAGAGCCGCACGGCGGCCGACAGCCCTCCTCCGAACATCACCGGGAAGACGTAGGTGCAGGAGCACCCCTTGACGATGCACTCGTCTGCGCGCCGTGCGCGCGAAAGGGATTTTTCACTCGCGCTTGGCAGGTCTTGTCGGCCACCGAGCGGCTGGATCATGCGCCCAGCACCTGCAGTGCCCAGCCGAGGAGCTGGAGGAAGCCAGCGATGGCCGCGAAGAAGGCCACGAGGACGGCGGCGAGGATGGCCGGGCCGAAGACGTACTCCCACCACTTGCCGCCGTCACTGGCCGCGATCAGATAGAGGGGGTACACGATGGCCGAGGTGACGACCCAGAGGGCGAAGCCCTGCTGCAGGAGTTCAGGCATCGGGGGCCGCCTTGGGGCCGTCGCCGAGGAGGATCTCCGTGGCGAGCTGGGACGCCTTGCTGAGCCGCCCCACCATCTCGGCGGGGGTCAGCCAGAGAGCGCCATGCCACTCGACGGTCAGCTCCTCCAGCAGGTCGTACGCCTGCTCCGTGAACGATTCGCGGATGCTCATGCCTCGCGCTCCGGTGTGTTGTCGTTGAGCCACTCGGTGAGCCGCGCGCCTGTCGCGAGCCCCGTCAGCCGAGCGACCTCGTCGCCGTCGACGAGCAGGATGGTGGTGGGCAGGGACATGACGTGGTGGAACTTGGCCGTCATCTCCATCTGCTCCGTGTCCACGACGTAGGCCGCTTCGGGGCGCTCCGCCATGACCTTGTCGAAGACGGGGGCGTAGACGCGGCACGGGCCGCACCACGAGGCCGTGAAGCGCAGCACCGCCGTGCCGGTGTCGAGCTTCTGTCCGGTGTAGGGAACGGGCTTCATGCGTCGACCGCCTCGTACGTCGCCTCGAAGATGTCGGGCTTGCACGGGTAGAACTCGCCCTGCACACCCTTGATGATGTAGTCGCCGGGCGCTGCGTTCATGTCGCCTTCGAGCGTCTCCACCGACATCAGGTCGGGAAAGTCCTCGCCGCGACTGACGACGTGGCCCGACCACTTCTCGATGGCCATCGCCGACTCGTTGCCGTCCCAGCGCATGGCCTCGATGACGACCGGCTTCTTGCGGTACTGCTTCGGCGCGCTCATCACGCCCCCTCTCGATTCGGAACGACTGACAGGGAGCCGCTGAACGGGCGGTAGCCCGAGCGCAGCGTCTGGAACGACACCCACCGGGGCTTGCGGCTCGTGCGAGCCGTGACGATCCGGCCGCCGAGGACGCGGATCTCGACCCGGTCGGCGAGCACGTCGGTGTCGGTGATCTCGACCACGCGGGCGAGGTGACGTGGCCCGTCGCCGTAGTCGTAGTTGTCGTAGAACAGGTCGCCGATCTCGGGCCAGTCGCCCGAGCCGATGGGTGGGGTCGTACTCATCGCCGCTTCCTCCGCGAGCCCTCGCTCGTGATGTCGTTGCTGTAGTGCCAGACGACCTTGTCGAGCACCTTCTCCAGCCGCACCGGGGCGAAGTGCGTGGTCTCGACCGAGACGTTGATGTGGGCCGAGCTGCCCTCGTGCGGGTTGTTGTGGACGTGGCCGTGGATGTTGACCGTCTTGGGCAGCAGGTGCCGCTTGGGGTAGTGCGAGAAGACCACGTCGACGAGCGCGAGCGGGTGGTTGTAGCGGACGTGGATCTCCTCGTCCTTGAGCACCTCGAAGCCGTGGTCCTCGTACCACTCGTCCTTGTAGTTGTCGTGGTTGCCGCGCAGCAGGATCTTGCGACCGGGCAGCTCGGCCATCTCGGGGATCGGCTCGCCCTGATCCCAGAAGCACAGGTCGCCGAGGTGCAGGATCGTGTCGCGCTTGCCGACGAGCGAGCGCCAGTTCGAGTACATGAGCTGGTCGACCGCCTCCGGCGTGGGGTACGCGGGGGTCGTGCGCCAGCAGTAGCGGTTGATGTTCTTGTGCTGGAAGTGGGTATCCGAGATAACCCACCAGTCGGGCTGGGGTGCGATGGAAGGCATGCAGTTCTCCTAGAGCATGATGAGGCCGATGCCAATCGCGAGCGCGGCGAACGACCACACGTAGCCCATCGCGATGATCGCTCGGGCGTTCTCGATGTTCAGGCGCTGCAGCGACTGCTGGAGGCCGGTCAGGTTGTCGATCTGCCGGTCGAGGCGCACCTGTCCGTAGAACGTCAGCTGCAGCTTGACGCCGCCGTAGAGCAGCAGCAGGGCTGCGACGTAGTCGATCACTTCCATGCCCAGTCCCCGATCCACTTGAGCTTGTGGCTCCAAACGCAGAGGTTGCAGCGCCACGAGTAGCACGGGCAGCACTCGCAGTACGTGCAGCAGTAGTCGGCGTCTTCGTGGTCGTAGCCGGGGCAGTCCTTGTGGAGATGCTCGCCGCGCGGGAAGCGCAGGATGACCCAGCGGACGATGCGCTTGACGACGCCAACTCTCGGCCTGACGGGCATCGGGAACTCCATCGTGGCGTCCTTGCGCGCGGTCACGAGCTTGCTCCGCGCAGCGGGGCGGCCATGCTGGGCTCGACGCGGAACGCAGCCTTGAGCGCCTGCCGGTGCTTGAGCCAGCTCACGACGCCCAGCTTGAGGTAGGCAGTGTCCATGGCCTGATCGACGCGCTCGGAGGTCACGGCCGCTCCGTAGTCGCTCTCGCGCACGTCCATCGCCTCGGCGAACGCCCCGAGGACGCCCATGGCGGAGTCGACCTCGTCGAGCCACTCGTGCAGCACGCCGACGGTCTCGTCGAGGTTGTCGGGGTGCAGGTCCCCGAGTTCCACCTGCTCTTCGCTCATCGCTTCTTCTCCTCGTTGGTGATGTAGTCGCCTCGGTCGATGCCGTCGGCGACGATCTGCAGGATGCGCTCTGGCGTGTGCGTCGGCGCGATGGGGCCGAGCTGCCTGATCCACGAGGCGATGGCGCGCTGCGTGCTGTCGATGCCATCGGCTCGACCAGCGTCGATTCCGATCCCGTACGCCTCGTGCGTGAGCTGCCAGACCTTCTGGCGCATCACGAGCGCGATGCCGCCGAGGATCGTGTTGGCGTCGATGCGGTGCGAGAGCTTCTGGATCGCGATCTTGCCGTCCACGAGGGCCTGCATGCCATCGCTCAGGGGCTCATGCTCCTGATCGCATCCGAGGTCGTCGCAGTCGCAGTAGGTGGGCTCGTCCGGCGTGTCCATGCCAACCATGGTACAGACGCCGCCGGACGAACCCTCACTGCATCATGCGCGGCCGTGGATGACGGCGAACGCATCATCGAACGCGGCGCAGGCCCGTTCGAGCTGGGCGATGCAGGTGCCCATGTGCCACGCGGTGGTGAAGTCGCTGTACGCGCCTCCCACGGCGTCGAGCGTGCCGACGAGGTAGTCGTCGATGTAGGTCTCGCGAGCATGGCCGTGCTGGCGCATGCCCTCGAACTGGACGCGCATGGCCCGCTCGATGGCGGCCTCGCGGTCGTAGCTGCCGGAGCGGAGCTGGTCGGCGATGGCGAACATGCCCCAGAGCAGCTCTGCTCCGTCTTCGATTGCCTGCTGGTTGGCGGGAGGCGTCCCGTGCGGCCCTGAGTTGGTCATCGCCACCTACATCCGGAGCAGGTGGCGAAAGCGTTCAGAATCAGTTGAGGGCCCCGCCGAAGCAGGGCCCTCGCTGGCATACGGTTGTCGCTCGTACAGCCTATCAGGCCGCCCGGCTGCCCGAGTGATAGCTGCGCAGCAGCTCTTCGAGGAAGGCGATCTCGCGCTTCTCCTCGGCGATGCGGCGCTCGATGAACTGCTCCATCGTCTCACCCGGCTCCTGCTGCTTGTTCTGGCGGGGCGGCTGCATCTGCGCTGCTTCCCGCTGGCGACGATTCCACTCGTTCACCGGGAGACCGGCGGCGCGTACGGCGGCGTTCCATGAGCCGAACTCGCGGAGGTAGAACCACTTGCCGTAGAGGCCGTATCGCTTCTTGTCCGCGTCGATGCTGATGGGCGTCTCGCCCTTCTGCTTCGCCGCCTTGAGCAGGCTCTCGATCAGAGCCTCCTTCGACACTTCGACGCGAACGGGACGCGCCGTCTTGCGCTGGCGTGCTGCCATGTTGCTCGTGCTCCTTGTCTTCGACGCGGGGGTCCATTCCCACATCGCTTGGGTGTCAGTTCACATCGTAGGGTGTTCCCCAGCGCGCGAAAAGACAACATGCAGACTCGTGCAGGCGAATAGCTTCGATAGTCGAAGGCTATGGCAGGTTCGGAGACGATTAGGGGCCGCCCCGCAGGACGGCCCCTCGTCACTTCGATTGGGGAGGGCTCCTGCCCCTTCACCCTCCCCATCGCGGCCCAATGTCGGTCTAGCCTTTCGGCAGCAAGCCCGCTCGTGCGGACAATATCAGGGGCACCGCGAATCGCCTCAGATGACTGGCACAGCGCCAGCGGCGCGAGCCCGCACATCGGCGAACGTCGTCTCGTTCTTCAACTCGCCGTTCTCGAACACGACCTGCAGAACGTCACGCGCCTCGGCCGCCCGCACGAAGTTGTCGCGCGAGTTGTCGCCGGACTTGTAGAGGTCAAGCACCTTCATGATGTACTTGAGGTCGACGTAGAGCTGATCGAGCGCCTCACCCTTGGCCGTGTACGCCTCCATGTCCGCGCGAAAGCGGAGCACGGCCTTGGCCACGTCCTCGTACCCCTCGCCTTCGAGGTCGACGGCGATGTTGCGCAGCTCGACCACTCCACATGCACGCCCCGCATAGTCTGCGGCATCGTGGTGATGCTGGTACCCGTAGTGGCCACCGCTCATCGGTTCCACCACATCTTTCGCTGCTTGCGCTCGGGCGTCTTGCGAGCCGGGCGATCTCGCGGGTCGATGACCTCGCCCGTGCCCTCACACCGGGCACACACGACGTAGTCGTAGCCGTGCTGTCCAAACTCTCCGTACAACTCCTTGTAGATGCCCTTGCCGTGGCAGTTGGCGCACGGCAGTGTGCGCTGCAGGGGCTTGAAGACATCGCAGTAGATCGGATGATTGCCGTCGGTGCTACCGCAGGTGCAGGGGTTGTGCTGCTTGTTGTCAGTCATCGCTGCGTCTCCTCGCAGTATCGTCGGTGCGCCTTGTCACACGACAGATGGATCTCACGCGCGATGCGAGAGCACTCGTTCACCTCACCGTTGGTCGGGTATCGCTCACCAGCCATGCGCTCCAGCCTGCTTGCCAGTTTGTGCATGAGGTGGAGGTTAGACGCCACCTCTTCGTAGAAGGCTTCGCCCGCCTCGGCCATGACGGCTACCTCCATGCGGAGGTCTGGGTCAGTCATCGTAGTATCCTTCCTGTCAGCGCATCGCGGACCTGTCCGCAGAACATGCAGATGATGTAGGGGTCGTCACCATCGAACTTCCACGAGTGCTTGGGTCCATCGACGCGCTTCGACTTGGGGCAGGTGTCGGCGTGCTTCGGGACATAGCCCTTGCATGAACAACCCCGCGTATAGCACCACGTTCGCTTGCCGCGCTCATCGTAATCCTTGGGATCGAGGGGTGGATCTTCAGCGTGTTCATGCGCAGCGCATCCACAGACACAATACGGCTCGCCCATCACACGTCCCCCGGATCGGTGAAGGTGTACTCGACGTTCTTCCCGCACTGGTTGCACACGAAGGTACCGGGGTCAACATCATCGTGAGCGCAGGTGATTGCTTGCCACTTCTTCACGACACGCCTGCGGATCGTCTTGCCCACGCCTGCGTCGGCGGGCGGATCTGGCTCGGGCGGGATGGTGTTGGGGCTCATGTCAGCCACGCAGTCAGGGATACAGTGAATGGCTCTCCGTCAGCGTCCTCTGCGGCTGCCTCGATCAACTTCTCCATCATCTCGACGGCCTCCCGTCGGCCCATTCGCGAACGCACGGGGAAGAATGCAGCCTTCCCGTCATAGCGAGAGATACGGTAGTTGTCGCCCTCCATCGTGGCGTAGTAGATACGGTCGCTCATGCGTCGCCTTCCATGTCGAATGGCTGCTTGCCCGACCCGCGACAGTGTTCGCACTTGGGCCAGTTGATCCATTCCATCTCGCACTCGTAGCAGAGCTTCAACTGCACTGGACCCAGTAGGCCCAAGTGAGTCCTAGCGGGGCGCTGCTCACATCGAGAGCAAGGGGTGATACCCGCCTCGCGCATCTTGTCGGCCACGCTCATGCGTCCCCCTGCTTGAGCATCTTGAGGCCCGCCTCGAAGAACTCGATGGCGTCCTGTCGGTTGAAGTGGCGAGCGTGCTGGCCGTCGATGGTCAGCGTCACGTCTCGATGCCAGCCCTCGCGGTTGGTGAGAGAGATCCAGTGCTGGCGAGCGCCTCGTTCGATACGCTCCATCATCGTCACACGCCTAATCGGACGTACAGCCTCCTCGATGATGACGAAGCTGTCGATGTTCGACACCCTCCGCTGCGCACGCTCTCGGGCGGCCTCATCCTCTGCGTTCTCGAAGTAGGTCATTCTCGTGGTCCTCATGATCTTGTGATTGACGATGCGGTCGGCCTCGCGGAAGTCGAGGAGATCGCACCGATAGCTATGGAACTGACCGTCGCACCACTTGCACAAGTGATCCATCACTCGTCCGCGCTCCATGCTCCGGTGGCTACACCCATCTGGTCGAACAGGTCGGTCGCCATGACCTCGCTCATGCGGAACTCGTAGCGGGCTGATGCCCCGACCCTGCCGAGGGGAGCTGCCCGCTCGACCTCGACGATGAGCACGACGCTATCGTTGTCTCGCACAGGGTCGATGCGACTGGGACTGATGGCGTGGGGGAACTGGGGGTCAGTCATGGCTGTGATCCTACCTCGGGTGTCGGACGAAGCCGAACCTGCTCGTGCATCTTGTGCAGGATCGCCTCTGCGATGTGGGGCGGGTATCGGTCGAAGGCTCGGCCCATCTCCTCGGCCACGGCATCAACAAGCAGTCTGACTGCCGGATTCTCCACGAGGTCGTGGGCGTTGAGGAGACGCTGACCCTTCTCGGTGATCTCGATGTCCATGCGGCAGCCGCACATGCAGCCGGTGATGAGGCCGCGCCGCTCCAACTTGTCGAGCTTGGCGACCACGACCTTCCACGGCAGGTGGCTCCATGGGCCGTCCTCGAAGTCCCACGAGAACACCCAGCGAGGGAGCGAGTGGGCGACCCAGCCTCCGGGCGTCTTCTCCTCCATGCTCCTCTCCTTGATGAAGCGCATGATGTCGATGTCGGGGATGTCGGCCGCCTTGACCTTGCGGCGCTCGCTGACGAGCCACAGCTCGTTGACGTTTCCGTTGACCCAGCGGCTCATGCCGATCACCAGTCCCAGAGGTGGGGCTCGGGCTCGATGCCAAACTCTCGCATCGCTCGCTTGCGTACGGCGTTGTCGCGTCCGCTCATCCACCGCTTGACCATGATCGTCATAGGTTCACCATCTACGATCCACTCCGGTTCGACCGGCCTGCTCTTGTAGAGCGGCTCGCCGATCTCGTTCATCACGCGCTGCATACCGGGGTACTCGCCCCGCTCGTGGATCGCCTTGACGGCCGCCCTGATCTTGAGGGCCTTGGGCGACTCGTGGTTGACCTTGGAGCGCCAGTGACTCGGAGTGTCGAACAGGCTCATGCCTCGATCCCCTTCTGGTCGCGCAGGCAGCGGATGACTTCGGTGCGAGCCGTCCAGCCCGCCTTGTCGGCAGGGCGGCGCGTCAGGGCATCGACGACGGATCGGCACTCGTCGGGCGTCAGGGCGATCAGGACGTGGTCGCCCCGCTCCTTGTCGGTGAGATCCCAGACGTCAGTCATGGACTGCTGCCTCCACTGCATCGGGGTAGACCAACTTGACCCCGGCAGGCAGGGCGAACGGCATGGGCACGACGACGAGGCATCCGTCCATCTTGCGCACCATCGCGGGCGGCGCGATGTAGCCCACGGTGCCATCGCTCTTGCGAATGCCAAGCAGTGGCATAGGCACTTGCTCGTAGCCGTCGCTCGGGAGTACGTCGGGCTTGCGGTGACTCAGTTCGCGCGTGACGTGAAATGGGATGTCAGTCACTTGCCCTCCTCCGGCAGCGCGATGAACTCGGGAGCCTCGCCGACTGGCCCGCCGATGATGGCGTTGCCCGAGAGCGACGCGAGCCACTCGCCGAACATGATGGACACCTCGGTGGTGTCGCCCTCGGCCTGTCGCCTGTCGACGTAGTCGTCGAAGTCAGCGAAACTGGTCACAGCTCCACCGCCTTGTAGTCCCAGTCGCGCGACATCGCAGGCTGTTTTGCGGCTGCGGAACTCGTCGGGGTCGATGCCGTGTGGGATTGGTACGTGGCGTTGTTGTGATGCTGACCATTGGGTGTGGTGACCGTTACAGTGGTCGTTATCGGGGTTAGTGATGCGTGTGCTAGTCATTGTTCTTCTCCCGCCACGCAATGGCAGCTTCAATGCGATCGGCAAGCGGCCCACAGTCACCACCCCGCTCAATGAACGAATGGGTTTCCCGCAGCAACTCCCACGGGTCGGGCGCAAGCGCAGCGTCGAGGGCGTCGATCGCGTTGACCAGATCATCGGTCTCGTCGTAGTCGTCTTCGGATTGTCGCCATGCTCGTGCTGCGTCGATGACACGCTGCCGCAACTCATCAATGTCAGTCATGCCTCCGCTACCTCCAACTCGCGTTGCCACTGACGCGTCACCACGCCACCTTCATCCTCGGACGCCTCACGCCCAGCCTCGGCGAACAGAAACGTGTCCTGCTCGTCCTCGCCCGTGATGATGACGGAGACGGACAGCGCCGAGTGACCCCATGTGTCGGGGTCGCGCAGCATGTTTCGCAGCTCGGGTGGCATGTAGTTGAACGCCGCTGCCCACACGTCGACGACAAAGTGCTGCGTGCCGCCAGCGCCATTCATGTCGATGGGCAGGAGCTGCGCCTTGCGCGTGTCGTTCTCCATCAGCCAGTGATTGAGCTTGGCGATGGCCGGGCGATGCGCGCCCATGACGACGACTTCGGTGGTGTAGCTCACTGGTTCAGCCCCATGATCTCGCGCCGCAGTTCGCGGTACGTGTACAGCACGCTATCGGGGTGAAGATCCTCGACGTGATGCGTGAGCGCCTTGTTCGCGACCCAGATGCGCTCCTGCCCGTGGGGCATCATCCGCGCCGTGATCTCGATGACATCGTGGTAGCGACGCTCGACGTAGGTGATGGGCATGAGGCGATCCTGTCGCACTACGATGGTGCGCGAGCCGCGCTGGTGGTCATGGTCCTCCCTGACGTCGTCGAGGCGCAGGACGACGTGAGCCATGTCGGTGAGCTGCTTCATGCGTCACCCCCTACAAGGATGTATGGGCGCATCTGCTCTGCGCTCACCCAGCGGCCTGCCCGACCATGCGCCGCCGAGTCGATAGCGTAGACGCAGTAGTGCCTGCCTCCCATGCGCTGCCTCGCGTCTTCGCTTGGGTTGTGGACGTCGACGCGACAGGGCACGTCCTTCCACTGCGGCCAGTTCTTGGGGATCGGCTGGTTGGACGCATCGTCGTCGACGAGGACGTGCTGCCCCGTGACGAAGACGGGGTCGCCCTTGGAGAGCGCGACGTCCTGCTTGACCTCGACCGTCGTCGTGTCGCCCTCGTGGCTGACGCTGATCGTGGGCTCCATGACCTGCAGTCGCATCTCGGCGAAGAAGCGCAAGTTGTCGGCCGTCAGCTTGCCGTGACGCTGCAGTTCGTCGGCGAGGCGCAGGATGCGATGGCGCTCTGCGAGAACGAGCTGGTCGCCCAGTGGGGTGGTGTCGGTGTGCCCAGTCCCATGCACCGGGCATCCATCGTTGTGCCCCATCATCCCGTTGCGAGCTGGCCAGCGGCAGTCGGGTCGCGTGGTATCAGCATGCTCACTCATCGGTGCCTCCATTCAGGGCGCGGAAAGCAACCGCGTACTGCCATGTATGCGTATCGGTTTCATCGTCAGCGATTCGGCGCAGCGCGGCTCGATACCTGTCACGCTCGGCGTGCAGTTGTTCGACCGTCTCTCGCGACAAGTGAAGCACGCCTGCCCCGAGTGACGTGCATACCTCGTACTCGGTGAGCCTTTCAACCTCGGCCCGCAACTCGTCACGCTCGGCACGCATTGGCTGTTCATCAGGGCTATGCCAATCCCCGCAGCACGTACACCACGGATGATCGTTCACGCTGTCACCGCTCATCGTGATTCCCCTTCGCGTTCTCTCGCTCTGCTGCCCGGTCAAGGCATCGGTTGAGTTCGTGCATGTAGGTCGGTTCGTAGGGCTGGCCACTGGCATCGGCCTGCTGATGGTGCTCGTCTTGCATCCTTGAGCTTGTCGATGTCAGTCATGCCCCTACCCTACCGATGGGCTCGGACGAACCTGCCAGCTCGAACGCCATCTCGTTGAACTGGGCGGCGAGCGTCTCCATGTTCGCCCGGCGACCCTCGGTCGTGGTCGTGGCGATCCATCGGCCGTCCGCATCGACGAGGACGAAGATGCCGTTCTGCCACTTGCCGTTGCGCTGGACGACCGAGAGGGGTGCGCGGTAGCTCACGACGCCTCCAGTGCTTCGAGGACGTTGTGCCATGTGCCGAAGCGCAGGCGGATAGTGGCGGGGACGGGCTCGCCCTCGGCGCGGTGCAGCTCGTACTGGTCGATGGAGGGCAGGCGGCCCTCGCAGTGCTCGACCTGCACGCGGCGGACGGCGGCGAGGATGTCCTCGTCGCTGTACTTGGGGACGCCGAAGCCCTCGGGCGAGTCCTTGGTCGTCAGGCCCGCGAGCGACAGCGCCCGGTTCCACGAGCCGAACCGCTTGGTGATGGTCAACTCGCCGGGGCCACCGTGCTGCTTGCGCCACTGGACGTACCGCTTGACCGACAGGTGCTTGCCGTCGAGGTCCGCGTGTGCGGTGAGCAGGGTGGAGAGCAGGTCGTCGTCGGTGTGCCGCTGCGCCTTGCCCGCCCGGCGCATCGACTTGTGCCGACAGGCTTCGAGCCGGGAGATGTCGTCACGCAGTGCGTCGACCAAGGCCGGGTAGCTGATGCCCACGCGCTTGGCGATGGAGCGCATGTCTTCGCCCGCCCGGTACGCCTCCAGTGCGCCCTCGCGGATGCTCTCGATGTACTCCTGCCTGCGGGCGTTGCGGATGGACTGACCATGGCGCGCGGTCACGCCCTCCATGTTGAGGATCTGGCGCACGCGCTCACGGGTGACGCTGAACGCCGCCCCGGTCTCTTCGAGCGTGTGGCCGTCGAGGTAGTAGGCAACGACCTTCTGGCGGTGCTCGGCCGCCTGCTGCTGCCGTGCCGTGCGTGCCCGCTCGCGGGCTGCGTCGGTGCGCTCCTTCATGGCCTGCCGCTCCTGCATGCGCCTCTCTGCCTGCTTCATGATGGACTCTCCTCGATCTCCACTTCGACGCTCAGGGCGTCGCGTGCTGCGACCAGCCTGTCGAGCAGGTCGCGCTGCTCACTGTACATTGACCAATCGGGACGGTCAACGTCGGTGGGCACACCATGGACGACATCAAGCGCCCACGCCTCGTCGACGCGCACGCGCTGGGCGGCGATGAGGTTGTTCAGGTCCACGGCCGTCAGTCGCACCACGCACCCCCGTGGATGTGGTCGTACGCCTCGGTGGCCGTCACCTCGCCGCAGTCGTCGCAGTAGACGACGTCGTCGCGGCCGAGGCCGGGGAAGTAGCAGCCGTCGACGTCCGCCTCGGGCTCGGGTGCCATGCCGACGACGCCCTCGGCCTTGAGCGGGCGCTGCTTGCAGTGGGGGCAGGTGACGTCAGGCATCGGACGCCTCCTCGCCCCTCCAGAGGCCGTCGCGCCACACGTAGCCCCACTCGGCCATCTCGACATGGTCTGGGTCATCGCAGCGGCAGGAGCCGTCCTCGCGGTAGTGGTCGGGCATGAAGATGACGTGGGGGCAGGCCGCGATGCTGGAGCGCGAGATGCTGCGCTCGTTGGCCACGGTGCCGTCCTCGTTGATCGTGCCGAACTTGATGTCGTCCATGGTGTGCCGTCTCCCTCGGGTCAGTGGTTGGCCAGCAGCTCGCGGAGCCGCTCGATGGTCAGGTCGTCGGTGTGGTCGTTGAGCCGGGCGGCCATGCGCTCGGCCTTGCGCATGGCGCTCTGGGCGGCGAAGGGCGGCTGCGTGCTCCACTGGTACGAGGAGGCGAGGCCGCCCGTGTCGTAGTCCTTGTCGGACGGGATGTCCTTGGCGACGGTGTGGATGAAGATCGGGCCGTTGCCCCACGAGTCGACCTTGGGGCGCTCGGCGTCGACCTTCTCGATGTAGACGGCCCAGTCGCCGCCCTCGCGGTGCGGTGCCGCCATGCGAGCGTGGTAGCTGATGGGCGAGTAGGGCACGTCGGTCAGCTCCCAGTCGAGCCGCATGCCCGCCTCGCTCCAGTAGCGCATGATGGACTTGAGCAGGCGACTCGGGCGGTCGAGCTTGACGCTCCAGCGGAAGTCGCCGTCGCCGAGGTACGTGCCCGCGTCGATGACGGTGCCGTACTCGCCCGTGTTGACGTTCCTGACGCGCGATCCAGTGACAACGGTCATGCCTGCACCTCCGTGGGCACGTCGAGGGTCTCCAGCGCGAGCGCGAGGCGGTCGCGGAGCTGCTTGCAGGGGTACCAGCGGGAGTCGATCTCCCCGCCCGCGTTGATGGCCCACAGCTTGTCGCCGTGCGTGTCGAGGGCGTCGATGATGGTGGCGAGGTCTGCTGCGTTGAGCTTGAGCATTGGTCTGGTCTCCGTTCGAGCTGGACTGGCCTTGCACCAATCACTCTACCGGATCATCGTACCCCATGCAACCCCTGTTGCAAACATCGTTGATGCACCGCCGCATCACTGGGGGCGATGAAGCCCCTTCGACCACCGCTGGTCGAGCTTGAGGGCCAGACCCGCCAGCGTCTTGCCGACGGCGTCGTCCCCCGCCTTGCTCGCAATGCGGGCGAGGTCTTCGAGGATGGCCTTGCGCTCCTGCGCCTGCCCGTTGGCGTAGGCGAGGTCGTGCCCCGAGGGCATGGGCTTGGCGCTGTCCATCTCACGTACGCGCAGGAGGGCGGCCGTCACCTCGTCGGTCACGTCCTCGTACTCCTCGACGCCGGGCGTGTCGCGCCAGTAGCGAACCTCAGACATGGGTGGCCTTCCTCAGCTCAGCCACGAGCTTGGCCAGTGCGCCGCCGTCGTTGACCGCCATGGCGTAGCCCTCCAGCTTGGCGAACAGGATGCCCTTGGTGCTGGAGTCGAGCTTGGCCGCCTCGCGGTTGGCTGCAGCGACGCGATCCGCTTCGGCCTTCGCCTTGCGCTTATTCTGGTAGTAGGGCGACTTGAGCCGCTTGACTGCGCCTGCCTTGCGCTTGGCTGCCATGCACGAGTCGCAGACGGACATCGGCGTCTTCCAGCGCGGGTGCAGCTCGAAGCGGTCGAGCATCTTGGTCTTCCCGCATGCGCTGCATGTGCGGCTGCCCGTCGCTACCTGCGCGAGCTTGGTCGTTGCTGCGTTCACTTGCCTGCTCCGTTGTGATGGTGGTTCATGTAGCTCGCCATGATGATGGCACGACGGCGAGCCTTGATGCGTCGGCGCTCCATCTCCTCGTCGGAGAGGGGCTGGGTGGATGAGCCGTGGGGGTTGGCCGCCTGCCATGGCTGCACTGGCGTGCTGGTGGTGTGACCGTGTGGACTGGCGTGCGTGGTCGGGGGCTTGGGCCTGCGCGTGACGGCGAAGCCGATCAGGTAGAGCGGCGCGTACAGCAGCGAGCCGTAGAAGGCCGTCGCCAGCACGGTGACCAGCAGCGTGGGCAGTGCGCCCATGGCGCTGCCGTACTCGCCCCATGCCCAGAGGAAGAACAGGCCGACCACCGAGTAGGGCGGCACGGCCAGCACGTATGGCCAGACGGGCTTGTCCATGGTCAGCCGTCCCATTCGTCGTCGTAGGTGAACGGGGCCATCGTCTCGACATTGCCACGCTGGTCGAGCACGACGGTCGTGCCGTCATCGCTCAGGCTGATGACTGCCTGCCGCTGGTAGCTCGGGTGGAGCTTGAGCTGCTTCATGCCATGGACGAGCATCTTGGTGGACAGGGGAGCCGGTGCGGGGTTGGCCAGTGAGCCGCCGGGCTTGAGCATGGCGAGCTGCTGTGCGTTCCAGTAGTACCAGACGGCGAGGTTGCGCTCGTCGTCGGTGTGGGCCGCCTGTCGCATCGCTGCTTCGAGTGCTGCTGCCGCCACGTCGCCGTCGGTCTCGAACTCGTCGAAGATGAGCAGGACGCCGGGCTGTGGCTGGTGCAGGTCGTCGAGCGTGAGCCCCGCCTTGAGCTGATCCTCCAGCATCACGATGGTCGCCGACTCCAACTCGGGCGAGTACGCCGTCGTCCTCAGTGCCTTCGTCATGTCGTGCGCTCCGTTTCGGTGTCGCGTTGCTGATGACTTGCGTGTGCAGTCTGACCGATCATGCTCTCCTTACACGCGCGAAGGGTCAAGTGCTCTCGGGGCTGGCCTCGATCAACGGCATGTTGGCCGCTTCGAGCTGGATGCCGGACTGCTGCGCCATGAGCACCATGCCCTCGACGTCTGCCCGTGCCTTGGTGACCACGTTCTCGACGTGCTTGGTCAGGGACTTGGCCGCGTGCTCCGTGTTGGCCGGGGCGTTGCCCATGCGGTTCTGGAGCTTGCGGAGCTTCTCGCCCATCACCTTGCGTCCCGCCTTGTCGTCGAACGCCTGCTGCAGCTCATCGTATGCCTGCTGGATCTCGTCCAGTGCGTGGGTGGCCGCCTGCTTGACCTCGGCGTGGGATTCGCTGAGCCGACCGGCGAACGGAGACTGGGGCGTCTGGCCGTCAGGCAGGTCGCAGGAGCGGAACCACGAGAGCGTGGCCGGAACCCCCGTGCCGTTGCCGAAGCTGGAGACGAACGCGCCCCACTGGGCCTCGCTCATGTCGAACTCCATGAGCTGCCGAACGGCGTGGTGCCAGTCGTGGTTCAGGTCGCGCTTGCGACTGCCCTGCGAGATCGTGACGCGGATGAAGTGCTGGTGACGGATCTCGCTGTCGAACAGGGCACGACCGGGCGGGCCGCTGCGCACGCGGTTGGCCCGAACGAGCAGCCAGCTCTCGTGCTCCTCCTCGCCGTGCTCGTTGATGCGGATCTCGGTGATGGGGTTGAGCCGCGCACGGAAGTCTCCCTGCCACTCCTCGCCATCCATGGAGCGATGGGTCGTGTGGGTCGCGCCATGCAGCACGCAGGTGGACTGGGCACGGATCGGGCTGGGCGGCACTGCGCCGCAACGTGAACTGGTCATCGTGATCTCCTTCTTGGCGCTCAGCGCCACGCCATGCGGTTGTAGTCGAAGTCGGGAAGCTGCCAGTCGCCGAGCAGCACCGCGCTGGTGCGCAGGCGTTCGGCGCGCTTCTCGGCCCTGAACTCGTCAGGCAGCCACACGACGTTGAAGCCCGCGTAGTTCTTGATCTGGACGCCCCAGCCGCCGCGTGCTTCGACCCCGACGAGCACGCGGTCGCCATCCTCGTCCTCCGGCGCGAGCGAGACCATCGTCGGCCCCGAGAGGTAGCCGCTGCGATCATGGATCGTCCAGCCGTAGCGGGTCGGGGCCGCGAGCTGGAGGATGGAGCGGATGCCGCCTGCCTGCAGCGCGAAGGCCATGCCGGGCTCCTTGCGCGGAGCGTGCAGCCATGGGCACGAGAGGGTGTCGAGCACTGCGCGCGACTCACGCTCGCGAATCGCCTTCTGGATCTGGCCGATCTGCTGCTGGCGATCCTTGGACGCTGCGTCCAGTGCGGCGCGCTCCTCCTTGAGCGTGGCGATGCGCTGCTCGTCGCTCTGCATCGAGGCGAGCACGTCGTTGATGAGGGTGTCTGACATGTCCGTTCAGTCCTTGTCGTATGCGGGGTCGTCGTCGTAGGTGGTCTGCCAAGTGTCGTCGTCCGGGCCGTACTTCTCGTGGACGACGCCGTCGCCGTGGATGTGCCGGTAGGCGCTGCCCGCCGTGCCGAACAGGATCACCTTGCCGGTCTTGCCAGTGGCGAGGCTGTCGAGCTTGCCGTCGTAGCGACGGGGCTGGGCGACGTAGCCGAGGAAGGTCTTGGTGGTCATGCGGTCACCTCGACCTTCTTGGCGGCGAGCTGCTCGCGGATGACCTGCTCGATGATCGGGGCGACCGCGACCGGGCCGTCGGCCTTCTTGGCCTGCTCCTTGGCGATCTCGGCCACGAGCGGGGCGAGGGCGGTGTAGCCACCGTAGCTCCAGCGGCTGCGGCTGACGGCCCACTGCATGCTGTAGCAGCCGAAGTAGGTGCCCTTCTCGCCCGTGACCTTGCGCAGGATGCCAGCAGCAATCTGGCTCGGCATCTCTGCCTTGGGGTCAGCGACGTTGTAGAGATCAGCCCAGTCCACGATCAGGTGGCGACCGCAGACGTGAGCGCCATGGCCGAGGTCGAACTTGCCGGGGTTGGTGCAGGAGCGAGCCGAGCACATGGGGTACTCGACCTTGGCCTTCACCTCGCCAGCGCGCACCTTGGTGGCCACGCCGTTCTTGACGAACGTGCCGCCGCCGTTGGTCTTGAGGTGGTTCTTGGCGTCGGTGATCGTGCGAGCGTGGCCGTCCCAGACGAGGCGGTGATCCTTGGTCACGCGGCGCAGGTCGATGCTCGTGTAGCCGTCCTCAGTCTCGACGATGGCGAGGCGGCCCTCCAGCGTCAGCTCCGGGTACTTGAGGCGCAGCTCGATGAGCGCGTCCTTCTCGCCCTGCTTGCGCTCGGCGTCGTTCCACTGCTTCTCGCGCTGGGCGTACAGCTCCTCGTTCATGGCGAACTCGTTGAGCAGGCGAGCGTTGAGGTCGGCGACGTAGTCGGCGAGGAACGTGAGGGCCTCGACCATCTCGCGAGCCTCGGAGGGGCTCATCTCGCGGACGTTGATCTTCAGACCGAACTGGACAGCCTGCGTCGTGTCGTCCTTGCGCCAGTCGCGGCGGCGCTGCACCTTCTCGATCTGGAGGAACGAGTGCCAGCCTGCAGTGACCTCGTTCGGGCTGTCGGTGAACTGGCCGCCAGCGAAGGCGACGCGGAAGTCCGGGTCGCGCGGGTCGCTGTCGTCGGTCAGGACGAGGATCTGCGCGCCGGTCGAGAGCGTGTGGACGGGCTCGTAGCCGTACTCGCCGATTGCCTGCTTGAGAGTGTAGGTGCTTGCCATGGTGGTCATCTCCGTTGGTCGGTCTCCGTTGGGGCCGAAGCGCCCCTGCAGAGATCACTATACCCGATGTATCGGAATAGTCAACCCCTATGTTGCATGAATCGTCGAATGCCCCTCTGGGAGCGGGATTCGCCGGGTGACGATGCCGAAGTCCTTGACACGGCTGCGGATGTTGGCAGCGCCCACCGGGTTCATTGAATGGACGAACGCCCGCTCGATGCGCCGACGCCAGACACCGGGCGCGACGTCGTGGACGTTGGCCATGAACACCAGCACGCGCATGGCGTCGTCGCCGGGGCCGAGGTCGTGGTCGAACCAGACCTCGCGCCAGACGGTGTCGCTGGCGAGCAGGGCGATGGCGTCCGCGCTCGTGCGAGCGTAGGTGACATGGAACACGCGCTCCAGCGAGGGGAAGACGCGCTCGTCGTCGATGATGAGGATGTCGCCCTTCACGCGAAGTCCCCGTGCTCGACGGCCCAGTGGTTGATGAACGGAGCCGGGACGTCAGCCAGCTCCAGCGCGGCGACGCGAGCCTCGGCCAGCGTGCGGTGGGGCGAGCCCATCTCGACGCCGTCCTCGGTGAGCCGGTAGACGACCCAGAAGTCGATGCCGCCCCTGACCTTGCGGATCGTGTGCGAGGTGCCGTCGATGGAGTAGACGCCCGCCTCGACCTTGGTGACCGACGCGCCCTTGGCGTTCGCGCGGGCCTGCGCCTTCTCCATGGCGACCTCGCCCAGACGGACGGCGTAGGCGAACGTCATGTAGCCGCTCGTCATGTCCTTGAGGATCCGCTCGGTGGTCGGCAGCACGCGGCCGTTGGAGCGCAGGTCGCCCATCTGCTGCGTCGTGGTGACGCTGTAGCGGTCGATGGTCTTGAGCGTGACGCGGCCGTCGGTCGCCGCCACCGGGGTGCGGTAGCTGATGGCGAAGGTGACGCCGTTGATGTTCTCGGTGCGCAGCGAGTGGCCCTTGGCCTCGCGGCCGTTAGCGAATGCTGCTCCTACCTGTGCGTTCGTTGCCATGGTGGTCGATCTCCGTTGGTCTTGGGTGGTCTCTGGTTGCAACTCTACCCGATGTATCGAGAGATGCAACCCCCGTGTTGCGCAAAAGTTCGCTATTTGCGAGATTTTATCGCTCTGGAGCGACCAGCTTGAGGTTGTAGTCCAGCACCCGCGCGGGCGTTTCCGTGCCGTCGAACAGAACGAGAACCTCGGGCCAAACGCGGTCGTCGTCCCAGTCCAGAGCATGTCCGACGACGGTGCCGACGCGCCCGTTGTAGTAGGCATCACCAGCCTGCAGGACCTCACAGGCACCGACGACCCGGTCATCGACGTGATGTCGGTAGTCGTAGTGCATGTCAGTCGCTCTCCTTGCGCTGCCAGATGCGCTCGAACTTGTCAGCAAGCCGGTCGACGGCCGACAGGTCCGAGCCCGGAGCCGGGTCGTCGAGGATGGTGCGAAGGGTCGCCACGTCGGTGCGGTCGAGCCGCACTGTGACATCCCAGTCCGCCTGCTTCTTGGGCTGCGTGCTCATGTCGTCAGCTCCTTGGTCTTGTCGATGGTGTTGTGGATCTCGATCAGGGCTTCGACCCACCGGACGTCGTCGACGTAGCTGTCGCATGCGGCGTCGAGAGCGAGCAGCCGAGTCGCCTTGGCCACAGCGCGGACGATAGCCGCGAGGTGCTCGCGCTTGTCGGGGTGATCGCCCGTCGAGCCGGACATCACATCCGTCTCGATGGTGCGGGCCACCAGCTCCAGCGCGTTCTCCGCGTAGAGGTAGCACGAAGCCCAAGCTCCACTGCGGTCTCCGTCGTAAAGCACGTCCACCCAGCGGGGCGTACCAGTGCCGCTCTCTGCGTACTCGACGTCGCGCCCGTTCGGTGCCGTTCGCATGTCGGCAGTCAGGAAGGTCTCGAAGTGCTCTGCGCTCATCGCGGTACCTCCAGCAGGTCGACGAGGTCGGCCAGCGAGATGACCACCATGGGGTCGCGCTGGAGGAGCGCCCACTTCTCGGCGTCGGCGTCGAAGTTCGCGCTCCTGCTCGCGTAGATCCTCCCGGCCTGCGCGCCGACATGCAGATCCATGTCGTACGCGACTGCCTTGAGCTTCGCGAGCAGCGCGCCGTTGCGCTCCACCCTTCCGCTCTCGCCAGCAGAGGCCGCCATCATGCGTTCACCTCCGTGATGCCCATCTTCTCGGCGAGGGCGACCGACCGCTCGCTGATGTCCATCATCTCGTTGACGTCGGCGTTCTCCTCGCCCCCGGCGTAGATCGCGGCCGACTGGGTGAAGAGCTGCACCAGCTCGTCGAGGTTGGCGAGCGTGTCGCTGGCCAGCCCGCTGATGAGGTGCTGGAGGTTGACGGCGTGCTCGCTGCGCTCCGCGATCTCCTCGGGCAGCTCGTCGAGCAGGGCGTCGGCTGCGCGGACGATGTCGTTGAGGCGGCGGATGGCGATGTCGTTGAGGTTGTTGGTGTCCATGGTGATCGTGCTCCGTTTCGGTGTGTCAGTGGATGGTGTTGGTGAAGTGTCAGTCGGCAGCGGGCACGACGTGCCAGCGGTTCTTGATCTTCGTCAGCGTGCCGACCAGCTCGCCGGGGAAGTCGTAGCCGTCGTTCCAGACGCCCCGCTTGGCGCGGTAGACGTTCACGCCCTCGGAGGGCTTGTCGCCGACGAACACGAGCGGCAGCACATCCTCGAACTGGCCGGTCTCCTCGCACTTGACGACCTCGCCGGACTCCTCGTAAGCGTCCCACGCCATCGCGATCTGGCGATCCTGAGTCGCCTCGACGCGCGGGTCAATGTTCCAGTGGTTGCTCGGCTTGTGCGCGAAGGCGAAGGCATGCGCCTTCTGAACCTCACCGTCGAGGATGACGTTGTGGGTGCGCTTGCGGAACGTGTAGATGTAGATGCCCATGGTCGGTGGTCTCCGTTCAGTGTGGCCTTCTGGTGTCCACTCTACCCGATCCATCGGACAAAGCAACCCACCCGTTCCACAAAAGTTCGCTATTTGCGAGATTTATGCGCGAACAGCCATGGGGAAATCCCATCCATGGATGGCCACAGGACGCCCCACAGCCCGCGCCACCAGCGGGTCGCGACACGAGTAGCCGGGCATGAGGTTGGTGACCTGCCTGCCGAGCATGAGGCGGCGGTTGACGATGATCGGAGCGAACAGGTTGATGGTCGCTCGCTTCGGCTCACGCGGCACGTTCACCACCGCAAGCACCTCGACGTCCTCTGCCCTGTCCAGCTCGATCTGCGCCAGCTCCTCGTCGGAGACCTTGACCTCGAAGCTCCAGTGGAACGCCCACGGGATGGTGACCGGCAACGCGACGCTCGGGGTGTCAGTCGACTGCAGCCACGCGAGCGGACTGTCAGTCCCACCGACGACCACCCAGCTCGTCTCCTCGACGAAGCCGGGGATCCCGTCGGGGAACTCGATGAAGGAGTCGTCCGGGGCCACGATGGCCCCGTGACGACCCTCCATGCGATGCCGGTCACCCATCGTGTCAGTCGTCCATGTCAGTCGGCGGGAACAGCTCGTGGTCAGTCGAGTCGCGGATCACGAACGAGGTGTCACACGCGCCGCCCGCGCAGTCGTCGACCAGCGAGCCGTCCTCGTACTCGATGTCGCGCCCGGCCACCGTCCACTCGGCGAGCACGTCAGCCATCTCGTCGACCGGGACGTGCTTCATGGGCTCGAAGCTGTCAGCCGTCTCGCGCGAGCCCTCGCGGTAGAACGTCGTGCCCTTGAGGTGCGGCAGGTACTCCAGCCAGAGGCCGCCCAGCTCCTCCACCGGGAAGTCCTTGGGGAGGTTGATCGTCTTCGACACGGCGCTGTCGACGTGCTTCTGGACGACGCGCTGCATCTCCATGTGGGCACGCGGCGTGACGTCGTACGCGCCCTCGACCAGCTCGGGGTGATCCGTGTACTCCTGCGACACCACGAGCGTCTCCGCGATGGTCTCGCGCTGCTTGGCGTCGACCGTACGACGACGGCGGATGTAGACCGGGCTGAACACGGGCTCGACGCCGCCAGTGACGCCATGCACCATGGAGGTCGTGCCGGTCGGGGCGACCGTGAGCAGGCAGCAGTTGCGGATGCCGTGCTCCTTGATCTTGTTCTTGATGCCACGCTTGAGCGTCTTGGCGAATCCCGACTGCAGGAAGCGCGGGTCGTAGAGGGGGAACGGCCCCTTCTCGATGGCGAGGCTCACCGAAGCGTCGTAGGCGGTGTTCTTGATGACCGACATGAGCTTGTCGACGAACTCCAGCGCCTCGTCGGACGAGTAGCGCATGCCGAGGTCGAGCAGCATCGAGTGCAGCCCCATGACGCCCAGACCGATGCGACGCTCCTCGTGCGCCACCTTCTCGTTCTCGGGCAGCGGGTAGTTGGCCACGTCGATGGTGTCGTCGAGGTAGCGCACGGCCAACCTGACGCTCTCGTCGAGCTTGTCCCAGTCCATCTTGCCGTCGACCACGAAGCGCGGCAGCACGAGCGCACCGAGGCAGCAGTTGGCGTACGGCGACAGGGGCTGCTCGCCGCACGGGTTCGTGGCCACGAGGTCGCGCACGTAGGCGATGTTGTTCATGCGCTGGACGAGGTGCCAGTTGAGCAGGCCGGGCTCGCCGTTCCGCCATGCGTTGCCGACGAGCCACTCCCAGAGGCGGGTGGCGTTGATCGTGCGCCCCTCGCGGTCGGGCAGGCCGCCGAAGCGCAGCGGGATCTCCTCGCCGTTGCGCACCATCTCGACGAACTTCTCCGTCGGCATGTCAGCCGGGATCATCACCGAGATGTTCGCGTTCGCGATCTCGCCCGTCTTGAGCTTCGCGTCGAGGAACTCCTCGACGTCCGGGTGGTCGATGTTCAGGCAGAACATGAGCGCGGCGCGGCGACCGCCGCCGTCCTTGATCTCCTCGCCGATGCCGTTGATGACGCGCATCAGCGACACCGCCCCGGTGGCCGTGCCGCCCATGCCGCCGATGGGGTAGCCGCGCGGGCGGACGGGGGAGAAGTTGAGCCCGACACCGCCGCCGCGAGCCGAGATGGTGGCGACGTCGCCCATCGCCTTGCCCCAGCCCTCGATGGTGTCCTCGGTCGGCGCGACGTAGCAGTTGCTCGTCTGCTGGATCTTGCGGCCAGCGCCGTACCAGTGGCGACCGCCGGGCATGAAGTAGCTGTCGGCCAGCTCGCGATGGAATCGGTGGAGGTAGACCTCGGCCTTGCCGTTGTGCTCGGCACGACTGGCGGAGTAGGCGAGGCGGTACGCGCCCTCGCTCCACGTCTCGACCGGGACGCCATCCTCGTCACGCTTGGCGTACCGCTCTCCGAAGATGGTCTGGCCCAGTCCCTTGGGCTCGAAGGCGGGTGCTGCAGGGGCTACTTCGGTCGTCACTTGACTCTCTCCTCGTTGGTCATTCGGGGGCATGTAAAGGGGCGAGCAGCCCACTGGCGAACCAGCGGGCGGCACCATTTAGGGGGCCGTGCTGCGAGGCAAAATCGGACACCTCGCGAAAGTCCCTGCTAGTGAGTTTCGCTGACGCCGACGGCCACGGAAGAGATGCTACTGACCGCGTCGGACGAACCTCTCGACTGACATGCAAAAGGGGCTGGCCGCGAGTGCGACCAGCCCCTGCCCCGGACGACCAACGTCGGGATGCAGTAGCCCGGCAGGCCATACGGCGAACGGAGGAACACCGACCTGCCGGGCGACGAGGGGAGACGCCGACCAAAGCATCTCTCACCCTCGCCCCGCGCTCTAGGCGCGGAAACTCACTTGGCGATGTACTGGAGCACGGCGAACATCGTCGCGCCGGTCAGCACGCCGATGCCGAAGAGGTTGACGCCAGCGGCAGCCAGCATCGACCAGCTCGGGCGCGTGACCTGCGTGACGACCAGCTCTCCGGGGAGGAGCGGGTTGTCGAGCCAGTCGCGCTTGTGCGCCTCGAACTCCTCCGGGGTCATCAGCCGCTTGGCCGTCTCGTCGACGTAGTCGAGCGGCGACTTGCCGGGCTCGGTCTCGCCGAGCGAGGCAGCGCCCACGCTCGTCTCCTCCGCGCCGTTGTCGTGCTGCGTCACGATGCGCGACGTCGGGTCGGGGCGACGGTGTGCGGGCTCGGTGGCGTTGACGCGCTCGACGTTCGCTGGCGCAGTCCACGCCCCGTTGTCGGCCGGTGCGATGACCGGCTCGGTGTCCTTGGTGGTGTCGTTGACGCTCTGGCTCATGAGACGCCTCCCTGCCGCACTCCCTGCGGCATCGCGATGTTCGTACCGGGCAGTGCGATGCCCGAGTTCTGGGCCCTCACCTGCGCGATCTGCTCGTACTCGTTCTGCATGGCGGGGCGGAACAGGGTGACCTCGTCGATCCTGACGCCCCACTGCTTCCCGGTGACCGCATCCGTGACCTGCACGAAGCGGACGTCGCGATCCGACATGCGGTGCGCGAGGTCGTCGAACGAATCGCTGACCGCCATCAGCGACTGGCCGAGCTGGATCATGGAGATGTCGTTCATGCAGCGACCCCCATGACCTTGCCGGTGGCCACGTCGAGCGCCGTCCGGCGCATCCCGAGAGCGGCCACGGCCTGCAGGAATGCAGTGCGGTCGTCGTCGATGATGGCCTTGAGCAGCACGTCCACCGATTCGGTGTACGAGCCCACTGCTTCGATCAGTTCGTTCAGGTCCATTCGGCCCCTCCGTTAGTTGACTCCCGACAGCGTACCGGACGCGCCGGACGAACCTCAAGGGGCGAGGCGTCCGGTACGCTGCGCCATGGCGTCAGGCGTACGGGATGTACCAGCCGTCCTTGGTGACGCTCTCGAACCAGTCCGCGATGCGCGGGCTGATGCCGACGAGCTGCTGGTAGTCGGCGGCCTTGACTTCGAGGATGCACGCGCCCGTGTCCGCGATGCCGAAGCCGAGCGCGTCGTAGAGCAGCTCGGTGTCGCCTCCCTCGACATCCTCGGTGATCGCCTCGGCCGTGTAGCGCCCGCCGAAGTGGACCTCGCCGTCCTCGTCGCGGAGACGGAAGCGGTAGGTCGTTGCGCCCGTGGGGATCTCGCCTTCGCCGTATCCGACGCGGTTGTACTCGTCGCCGGGCTCGTTGAGGTAGTCGCGGTCGATGATCCAAGCTGCTGCGTTCATGGTCGGTCTCCGTTTCGATTCAGGGTGGCTACTTGAGCATCACTCTACCCGATACATCGAGAAAAGCAACCCCATTGTTCCGCAAAAGTGCGCTCTTTGCGAGATTTTCGCCGCTACAGGGGCTGCGGGTCGTTCTTGCCGGACACGTCATCGCCGTCGATGGCCGCGAGCACGAGCGGGCTCTCACCCTGCCTGTCCTTGCGCTTCGACTCCGGGCAGTAGGCGTGCGGCTCGGCCAAGATCAGCGAGTGCGAGCTGACCTCGCGTCGGCAGCCGGGACAGCGATAGGTGTACTCGAAGCTCGCCATGTCACTCGACCACGGCGAGGATGTCGTTCTCGCCGAGGACGATCCACTTCTCGCCCCCGACCTCGACCTCGGTGCCCGCGTAGCGAGGCACGAGCACGATGTCACCCGAGGCGACTGACATCGGCACCCGCTCGCCCTTGACCCATGCGCCTGAGCCGACGGCGATGACCTCGGCACGGATCGACGCATCCCCCGTCGCGGCACTATCGACCAGCACGATGCCCGAGGCTCGGGTCGTCTCCTGCTCGATGTGGCGGACGGCCACGCGACTGCCCAGTGGCTTGATCCCCATGACTTACCTCCTGCGTTCCTTCTTGCCTTGTCGAAGGTCGAACTCCAGCTCAGGTCGCCCGGAGAACGCCTTCACCTTGCGCGTGAAGAAGTCCTCGGCGTCCTCGTGGTAGACGAACTTCGCGATCACTCGCTCCGTCTGTCGCCGGATCTCGACGACCTCCCAGAGCAGGTTGGTCTCGTAGTGCCTCACTTGCGGTTCCGCTTGCGAGCTGCACGCTGGGCGCGTCGCTTCGCCTTGCGCTGCTTGAGCGTCTTCTCGGTGAGCGTCAGCGCGTCCGTGAGGAGCATGCCCGACTTGCTCTTGCCCGCAATCGCGTGGACGGTGGTGAGCATCTTGGCGCGCACCTCCATCTTCTGCTGCTTGCCCTTCCCGCTCATCTTGCTCTGGCTCTCCATCATGTGCTCCCTACTGTAGGCCGAAGCCGTGTTCCCTGTACCACTCGAAGCAGAGGTTGACCGCTTCCGCGTGGCGCTCGATCTTGCCTGTCTTGACCCGGTGACCGTAGGCATGGAACACCTTGCTCCGCAGGTTCGCGGGCAGCTCGTACCAGTGCTCTCGACACGCGAAGTGCTCGTACGGAATGCGCTCCTTGCACCCGAGCACCGGGCACGCCTTGGTCAGCTCCTCACTCACATCAACATACGCCCGTGTGCCTCGATGATGGTGACCCCGTCGTCGAGCAGGGTGATGTGCTCCGACACCTCCATGACGACGTAGGTGTCGAACCCGATCTGGCGCTGCAGCTTCACCATCATATTCTCCGAGACCATGATGAGCTGGCGCTCGTCGAGGCGCACGAGGCGACTGTCCTCGTCGCCCCGCCCCTCGTGGACGACCTTGAGCAGGCGCTGGATCTCTTCATCGGTCATGCCGCGTTCGCCTCCTCGCTGACGGCGTCCAGTGTCTCTCGCGCGCTGCGGTTGACGAAGCCACTGACGAGGCAGGCCACGGCGGCCACCGCGCAGGCCCCCTCGTCAGTCAGCGGGCCGGGCTGCGTCGTCACCTCGCACCACGTCGTGGGCGGCTCTCCCTCGAAGACGTCCATCAGTCGACCAGCTTGAGGTAGATGATGTTCTCGCTGCCGAGCCGCGTCTCGTTGTACGAGCCCGAGGCGCGGAACCCATAGTGCTCGACGAACCGGCGCGCACGCTCGTTGCCCGCGTGAACGTGGCACTTGATGTAGTCCACGTTGAACGCCTCGACGACACCGAGGCGGTACTCCATCAGCCGAGACCCGTACGAGTGCCCAGACGAGTTGACGTACAGGTTCCCGAAGTAGGCGATGCTGTCGTCGCCGTCGTCCTTGAGCGTCAGCCCCGCCATGCCCCGCACCTCTCCGCCGTCCTCGACAACGTACAGGGCGTGGGGTGAGCGCAGGTGCTGCTTGATGTACTCGGGCGTCGCGAAGCGATCCTGCCACGCGGCGACCTGATCGAGCGTGTGACCCAGTCGCGTCAGCAGGATGGTCGACACCTCTCGCTTGAGCTGCAGCAGCAGCTCGGCGTCAGCCGACTTCGCCTTGCGGATGCGGATGTCACTCATCTTCGACCACCCACTGGGGGCTCAGCTCGCCGATGAGCTGATTCACGCCTTCGACCACCTTGGCGATGTACTCGTCGGCCATGGCGATGACGTCGCGCGAGACGGTGTTCGGCTTCGAGACCATGCCGCCGGTGACGTGATCGTAGACGTGCGAGACGTTGTCACTCAGCGAGGCGATGTCAGCCCACTCGGCGCGGATCTGATCGACCAGCACCTTCACGAGGCGGCCGGAGAACACGCTGCCGGGCTTGGCAGCCTCCCGCTCGACCGCGTTCAGGAACTCGTCCGTCATCTGGGTTGGATCACTCGGCAACTGCATCTCGCATCTCCCCTCGATGTGTCAGTGACACGCTACCCGCCGCGCCGGACGAACCTCAGACCTCGTAGATGGCCGCGATCTCGTCGATGCCGAACAGCATTGGACGAGGGCGAGCGTTGCCCCAGTCGACCGACACGAGTCGCCCGCCCTCCTTGGTCAGCTCGAACTTGTCGGTCTTGAGCTGGACGCGAGCCCCGCTCTTGTAGATGACGACGACCTTGTGGCGGCGCATGTCAGCCCTTCCTCTGCGGCTCGACGGGGAGCACGATGATCGGCTCCACCGGCAACTCGACCGTGTCACGGAGCCACGGCGGCACGATGCCCCCGTTGCCGTTGCCGGGCACGAACGGAATCGGGATCTGCGGGCCGGGCAGCGGCACGAGCGTCACGGGTGCGATTCGCATCAGGACTGCCCCACCTTCACGTCCTCGCCGCCGGGGACGATGATGGACTTCTCCTCGGCCATGCCCTGCATCTCGGCCTGCCGGGCCGCCATGCGGGCCTCCAGCAGACCGGCCTGACCGAGCATGTTGAAAATGAGGATCGTCTGCTGCTCGGCGATGTGACGAGCGAACGCCAGCGGCTGCTCCTGCTGCGTCATGATCGCGTGCGAGGTGGCTGCAGCTCGCAGCTCCAGCATGGAGTTCAGGATCCGCTGCCGTGCAGTGGCGAAGGTGTCCTGATGCTGCTCCGGATTGGTGCCGACGCTCGCCGGGTAGACGACCGCCCCTGCGCCATGGTCGAAGATGGCCTGAACCGTCTCCTCGTGCAGCTCGGCGGTGGCGACGCGACCGTCGGCCGTCGTCAGCGTGATGGCCACGGGAGCCGGGGGCTCCGGGTTCGGCGCTTCGTGCTCAGACATTCGTGAACAGCTCCTTGCCTGCGCCCAGCGCCTTGCACTGGGCCATGTAGTTTGCGGTGTGCTCGTCTGCCTTCGCCTCGGGGTCGAAGCCCGCGCTGCGAAGTTCCTTGTCGAGGGCCTGATCCAGCTTCGTGCGAGCGAGGTTGTACGCCGCCACGAACGGCCCGCAGATGTCGCAGGACTTGTCCGTGCGGTAGTCGTCCCGACGCTCTCCGCCCTTGCCGGGCTTGGTCGCGCAGGAGCAGCCGTTGCTGTGCGTGCGCCTCACATGCAGCATCTGCCGCTCGAACTGGCGACGAGCTGCTGCAAGCTGGAAGATGGAATCCGAATCCCCGTTCATGGAGGCCATGCTACAGGGGGCGTCGGACGAACCTCAGAGGCCAGCGAGGGCGGCCGCCTGCTCGGGCGTCAGGATGTCCACCCCAAGCTCGCGAGCACGCTTCGCCTTGCTCGAAGTGGACGTCGGATCCTCCAAGATGAGGAGATCCGTCTTCTTGCCGACGCTGGACTGCGAGACCCAACCGACGCCCTCCAGCAGCTCGATGAACTCGGCTCGGCTCTTGTAGCCGGGCACGCTGCCAGTCACGACGAAGTGCTTGGCATCCGCGCCCTGCTTCGGGCGTGGCGCGGTCAGGTCGACCCCGAGCGACACGAGCGCATTGACGACGTTCGCATTGTCGCTGCCCCACTCCCAGATGGAGCGTGCAGTCTCGGGGCCGATGTCGTCGATGGCTTCGAGGTCGCTGGCCGACGCCATGATGAGGTCGTCGATGTTCGCGTACGTCGCGGCAAGGCGCTTGGCCGTGCCGTCGCCGACGTTCGGAATCGCGAAGCCGACCAGAGCCCTGCGCAACCCGACCGACTTCGACTTCTCGATGGCGGCCACGGTGTTCTCGGCGGTCTTCTTGCCCACGCCGGGGAGCGTCAGCAGGTCGTCGACGGTGAGCCGGTACAGGTCGGGCAGCTTGGCCACCAGACCCGCGTCCACGAGCTTGCCGATGAGCGAGCTGGACATGCCCTTGATGTTCGCGGCAGGCTTGCTCGCCCAGCGCACGAATCGCTCCAGACGCTGCGCGGGACACCCGGCGACGTTGACGCACTCCACCTGCCCGGACTGGCCGCGCTGCTCCAGCGGCTGCGAGCACTCGGGGCAGTCAGTCGGGACGACGATCTCGGTCGGCGACGTCGACGGCTCCAGCACCCCGTTCACGTACGGGATGACATCCCCGGCGTAGGTGACCTCCAGCACGTCGCCGATCTGCAGGTTGCGCTCGCGGATCCACGCGATGTTGTGGAGCGACGCGCGGGACATGATGCCCTTCTCGGTCTCCGTCGGCTCCAGCTCGGCCACGGGTGTCACTCCGCCGCCCGTCCCGACCTGCCACGTCACGTCGAGCAGCTTCGCCTCGTACGTCGTGCCCGCGACCTTGTAGGCGACCGCCCAGTTCGGATGGCGATCCTTCGAGCCCAGCTTCTCGCGCACGTCCATGTTGCCGGTCTTGATGACGACACCGTCGATCTCGTAGTCGAGTTCGTCGCGCATTGCGAGGACGCCCTCGACCGCGTCGGCGACCAAGTCGATGGGCGCGTCGATGGTGTCATGAAGCGTCACCCAGCAGGTGCCGCTGACCGTGACGAAGTCGTACGGGATGAAGGTCAGCCGACGCCGTCGCGCCTCCTGCGGATCCGAGTGACGCATCGCCCCGGCCGCAGCGTTGCGCGCGTTGGCGAACTGCCCGTCGGCGTTGATCTCGGCGAACGCCGAGCGAGTGATGACGACCTCGCCGCGCACCACTCCCGTGAACGCCCGACCGGGGTGAACCTCCACGCCACGGATGCAGCGAGCGTTCGCCGTGATGTCGTCGCCGACGAGACCGTCGCCGCGCGTCAGGGCCGAGACCAGCACGCCGTCCTCGTACTGGAGCGAGAGCGACGCTCCGTCGTACTTGGGCTGCACCATGAGGTGGTCTCCGGGCTCGAAGCGCGAGAGGAACTTCTCCAGCCCCTCGCCCGTCGTGACCTTGTCCAGCGACAGCATCGGGAAGGCGTGCTCGGTCGGCTTGAGGGTGGCCCGGCCGCCGGGGCGCTTCGTCGGCGAGTTGGGCGCGACGTGCTCGCCGGTCGCCTCGAACTCGACGAGCTGGTCGAAGAGGCGGTCGTACTCCGCATCGGTGACGACGCAGTTGTCCGGATCGGTGTAGTAGGTCTCGTCGAGGATGTTCACTCGCTCGACGAGGTCAAGGTACTCGCGCAGGCCGATGGTCACTTGTTCCTCCAGTTGATCTTGCTGAACGCACGAGCCAGCCTCGCACGCAGCCCCTTGCTGTTCGCCTCGACCCGCAGGATCTCAAGGTCGCGCTCCAGACGCTGCACCTCGAACTCCAGAGCCTCGGCCCTTGCCTTCTCGCGCTGGAAGGCGTCGTGAGCGAGCTGCAGCACCTCGCGCAGCTCGACCAGCTCGTCAGAATCGGGCGACATGATCCACCTCGCTCTGGAAGCATGAAAGACACACGGGCGCGTACACCTCGGAGCCGCCGACCTGCACGACGTCACCCGACGTGACCACCTTGCCGTTGCCGTCGAAGCGACGAGTGCGCTGCGCCGGGGCACCGCATCCGTTGCACTGCGACGTCAGCGGCTTCACGTACGACATGAGCTGCAGCTCGCGAGTCGTGGGGAACCACTCCCCGAAGCAGTCCCGATCCAGACCGGCCGCGACGATCATCAGGTCGCGCTGCAGCGGCTTGAGCATGTCGGCGAGCGCCTCGGGGAAGAACTGGACTTCGTCGAGCGCGATGGCGTCAGCGAAGCCAGCGGCGAAGTTCAGGGCCTCGGCGAGGTGCTGCTCGTCGCGGATCAGCGTGGCCGAGATGGTGCGCCCAGTGTGGGCCACGATGCGACGCGCGTCGTAGCGGTCGTCGATGCTCGGCTTGAGCACCATGGTGGTCTTCCCGCGCTGGCGCAGGGAAGTCACCTCGTCGATGAGGTGGGTGGTCTTGCCAGCCCACATTGGGCCGAGGTACAGGATCAAGGTGAGCCTCCGTTGGGGCGTGTACCTGATCCATCCTAGAGCACGGGTCGGACGAACTCCCGAGCGCGCAGTGCATCAACGACAGTCGACATCACGAGGTTGCGGTCGATGGCGGACATCCATATCTGGGGCCGCCCGTCTCGCATGGTGCCGAGGGCGACAGGGTGCCCCTCCGGGAGCTGCTGGCGTGCGACCATGTTCGACACGTAGGTGGCGGCCGTGTCGTCGAGGCCAGCCTCCTCAGCAGCATGGCGGGCCAAGTCCGAGAACATGTCCCCGAACTTGACCACGCCATGCACGTACGCCCAGTTGTCGCTGCTGGCGGCGAGGTAGGCCGTCATCCACTGTGCGCCCGCGTGCTGCTGAGGAGTATCCATCACTGGTTAGGCGTCAGAACACGTAGTTCTTGAGCACGCGCGGAGCGCGATTCCACGCCTTGGCGTTGGCTGCAGAGCCGGGCTTGCACGACCATGGCCCGAAGCCCCCGCCGCCGGTCACGTCGCGGTCGTACTCGTAGTAGCCCGACGCCGCGATGGCCTGAGCCTCGATGGTGGGGCCATGCCCCCAGCGAGCCCGCTCGCCGTCACCCATCTGGAACGTGCCACGGTACTCCCCGTTCCTCGCGCGGGGGTTGAACGTCCCCTCGCACCACGCGACGGTGACGGCCTCCTGATCGGAGGAGTTGAACGGCCACGCGACCATGATCTTGCAGGCGCTGCGCACCGTCCAGCGCGTGTGGGCGTTGCCGAGTCGGATCTTCGAGCACTGGTGGAGCTGGTGCGACACCTTGTGCTGAGCCGCGTACTTGAGGCAGCGAAGGAAGGTCAGACGCCGCTGCTGCGTCGTGTGAGGTGGGTTGGCGACCATGTCCGCGTGTGCAGCACGAGCGCATGCGCTCCGCGTGACGGTGTGAGCCGACGCCTTGGACGGTGCCGCTGCCAGCGCAATGAGCGCGACTGCAGCGATGGCGATGGCTGTAGTGACGAGCTTGGATCCCTTCATGGGGTCCTCCAGTTTAGCCTACAGGGACGGCGCTCCGATCCGAAGATGCAGAACGCAAACGACCCTCCGGAGAGGGTCGCTGGTGCATCATAGACTACCCGTCGGACGAACCTACTCCGCAGCCGCCTCGCATGCCTGACGGCCGAGGTCGTCGGCGAGGGCGTTCTGGGCACGGGGGATCCACTTGAACGTGACCCGCTCGAACTCGCGCACGAGGCGGCGCAGCTCGCCATGGAACTCGATCAGGTTCTCGGCACGCACCGCGTACTGGCCAGACGCCTGACGCATCACGAGCTGCGAATCGCCATGGGCGCGCACGACACGCGCCCCCAGCTCGCGGCAGCGGTACAGGCCCGCAATGAGCCCGCACCACTCGGCTTCGTTGCTGGTGACGTCGTCGGGCAGGACACGGCCGCTCTGGTCGAGGATCATGCCGTCGACGTCACGGATGACGAACCCGTAGCACGGGGCGGGTGACATGCCGCCGTCGCTGTAGAGGTGGACTTCCACGGCCTGCTCCTCGCTCTCGAATGAGCCACGAAGTGCCGCAATCGTTGCGTCGATGCCGCGCTTCCTGATCTCGATGTGGTGGATGGTCTCGTCCAGCTCGGCACGGCTCGTGATGAGGTAGTAGCCGCCGCCGTGGACCGAGCCGATAAGGTGCCCGGCCTTGCGCAGGCGGCTGACCATGAAGCCGATAGCGCGCTGGTTCACCTCCAGCTTCTGCGCCAAGTCGAAGCTCGACCGGGCGGCGTCCTTGCCCTCGCCCAAGAGTTCCAGCAGCGAGGCGTCAATGCCTCGATCTGCTGCGTGGACGATCTCAGTCACGGAGCCTGCCTCCCATGCTCCACGAAGGCCGCCATGGCGACCGGCGCGATCTCGAACGCCATCTCCTCGATGGCCTCGGCGTAGACCTTGATCTCGTACTGGGCCCGGTCGTCGTTGCGCAGCGAGAGGAAGTTCATCAGCGAGCGGAGGTTGCAGCTCCAGACCATCTTGCTGTACGTGTTGACGGGCAGCACGAGGCGGGCGATCTCCTTCGCGACGCCATCGCGGAGCATGGCCTCGTACGTGTCGAATGCCCTATTGCACGAGGCCGTGATGCCGTCTCGGACTGCGCGGGCCTTGCCGTCATCCTCGATGCGCTCGTAGGTGTACGCGCCCGCCTTGCCCTTCTGCTCGCGCACGTTGTCGCGTGCGGGGACGTAGAACAGGCGAGGCAGCTCGACGTAGCGCCCGCTCATCTCGTTGATCGACGCGATGCGATGGCGGTGCCACTCGCGGAACACGAAGATCGGGGCCTGCACCTCGAACATGAGGTTGACCATCTCGAACGGCGTGCCGTGACGCTCGCGAGCGAGGAAGTTGATAAGCCCGCGATCCGCGTCGCTCAGCTCCTCGCGCTTCGTGTTGTACGACGTGCGAGCAGCGTTGACGATGTTGAGGTCGCCGCCCATGCTGTCGACGAGGTTGACGTAGCCGTGGTCGAGGACGTCGGTCATCCCTGACCCTCCGTCTCCATCGCCAGCTTCTTGCGGAGCTTGGCCGCGCGCTTGAGCGCCTTGCCGCGATTGAGCCGCCCGACGCGACGCCACCACGGCAACTCCAGCATCGACCAGATGAGGTTCACCTCGTCGACGATGTCGTTGATGACACGCTCGTTGAGCTGCAGAACCTCCTCGATGAACCCCGCCTGCTTGTTGACGACGTCACCAAGCGAGATGACGTCATCCTGCAGCGCGTCGAAGGCTTCCTGCCCGAGTTCCATGTGTTCGATCCTCCAGTTGCTCATGATGCGGCGAATGCTCCGATGATCTCGCCGTTGTCGCCGTAGTAGACCTTCACCTGCTCTCCGAGGCGGACGCCGAAGCGCCGAGCCATGTCGCTGTCCGCGTACATGAACTCGGGCTTCGCGCCGTTGGCCGCCGCCATCAGTCCGGCCCGGAAGCCGAGCTGGAAGCCGCGCTCGAAGTTGCACTCGCTGGTCATGTGTCGAAGCGTACCGACCGCGTCGGACGAACCGTCAGCGACCCAGCACCACGCTGGCCTGCGCCAGCACCCGCTCGCGCAGCTCACGCAGCTCGGCCGAGCGTGCTTCGAGGAAGTCGGCCGGAGGCTCCTCGTCGTGCTCGGCCATGTACTCCTCGTAGGCCATCTCCTTGGCGTACTTGGCGTACGTGCCCGGCACGAACGTGAACGTGTGGATGAGGTACGGCTCGCCCATGGCGGTGCAGATGAGGTCGACGACACGCAGGCCGACCATCGGCTCCTCGTGGTTGAGGATCCTCGTCACCTGCCGAGGCGAGAGCCCCTCAATCGGCGCAGTCCAGCGCGACAGGTCGAACTCGTAGTCGTGCTCCTCGGCCGCCTCCTTGAGCCGCTCGATGAACGGCCTGAGCACCGCCGACACCTCCCATACCGGCACCTGACTGCAGTCGTTGCGGCTGATCTTGGGCACGCTGACGCCAGAGGTGGATCCCATGATTTTCTCCCCGTTGTAGTCCCACTGCGACCGGCGTCCCGAGCCGGTTGCATGATGTGCGCCGGGAGGCTACCCCAAGTGCATGATGGACTACACGAAGAGGCCACGAGATGGCCGCATAAGTGTGCTCCGAGCGGCGTTTATCGCCCTCAAGGTGGGTCTACTGCTTGGGCCTGAAGGGGTCACCCGCCGCGCTCAGCGCAGCGATGTCGTCGTAGTTGACCCACCCGGTGGCGTAGTGCGGATGGAGCTTGCCGACATCGTTGAGCGGGATGTGGACGAGCACCATCTTCATGAACGGCTCGATGTCGACCACCTCGCCCCGGCGTCCGGGCTGCAGATCCGCATACTGGTCGCGCCACTCGGGTGCGCCATTCGGGCCGCTGTCGGCGTTGACGCGCTGCTGCAGCTCCGGGTGCCACCCAAGGTCGAGCGTCCGGTAGATGGGCAGACCGTCCTGCGACTCGCCGATGGGCTGCGCGCCCGGAATCGGGATCTTGCCCCCGCGCACCTCCAGCGTCACGGGCTTGCGGAGCTGGAAGATGGCCTTCTGGTTGCTCTTGCGCGACATGGCGTACCACGCCTCGACATCCTGCTCCGCCCCGAAGTGGAACTCGGAGCGACGCAGGGCCGTGACCGAGGCGAGCACCGCCACCTTGATGCGCTCGTAGCGGTACGGGTCGCCCGCCATCTTCCTGACCTGCGCCTCGTAGTGCTCATGCGCGAAGCAGACCGGCACCTCGTCCCCTCCGCCGAACCGCATGATCGTCTTGGCGGGCTCGCCGCAGTGACGACACACGGGGGCCGCGACCTTCGAGTACAGGTGCGCCGGGTGGGTCGGAGACCAAGCGATGGCGTTGGCTGGAGCGCCCGGCTCGTCCACCCGCCGAGCACTGGGCTCGATGAGCGGCTGCTGGGGGCGCGGCCCCTCGGGGTGCTCAGACAGGTTGTGCTCGGGCACCCACCGCTGGCCCTTGGACGTGTCGTCGTAGCGAACCTCGTACTGCCAGTACGAGCCGACCGCGTGGGCCGAGCCATTGTTCGTCGGATCGAGCCACCTGCGCTCGACGACCACTCCGGGCTCGCGCAGGTAGCCCACGTAGGTGTGCGCGCCGACCTCGAACTTGGGCGGCGTGGTCAGGTGCGACAGCGGCACCTGCATGTGCTTCACGCCCGGCAGGGTGGCCGCCGCAGGGGCGACTGCATTCCCGAGCGGATAGTCGGAGGCGGGTCGGCCATTGACGGCAGGGAAGTTGACCAAGAACGGGTTGTGCGGATCCTGCTCGACGCCCTCCAGCGGCTCCTCGCCCCACCTGCGATGTCGGACGTCAGTCAGGTTCGACTTGAGCAGCTCGAAGCCGTGCAGGATGCTGTTGTAGAATCGTTCGAGGTGCGTGCCGGTGTCGAACTGCTGGTTGTTCTGCTCGCGGGCATGGGCACTGACACTCCGCACCGCACCGGCAGCGACGTTCAGCTCGCCGACGATGCGCGTGGCGATCCGGATCAGCTCCGGTCGAAGCGGATCGCCGCGCTCGTCGGTCGGGGACGTCAGGAAGCGACGCTGCAGATTGCGGGCCATCTCCTCAAGCGAGCCCGCCGTACCGTCGGGATTGCTGAAGCCCCAGTTGCGACCGCCGTGAGCCTCCATGTTGCAGCCCGCCGTGGCGAGAGCCGCGATGGCCTGAGACAGCTCGTCCTCGTCGTAGTTGACGCCCCAACTCGACTCCTCGGTGCCACTCAGTTCAAGGATGTGCTCGACCAGCTCCTCCTCGACCTTCTCCCAGTCGATCTCATCGACGTAGTGCGCTTCTTGGTAGTCGCGCGTCTCGCCGTCGTCGTCGTACTCGTACTCGCTGCTGGCGGTGAAGCGGTCGAAGTCGTCCTTGAAGTCGATGGCGTCGTCGAGGTCGGTGATGCTGAACGACTCGCCGTCGTGCCAGTAGTCGCCGTAGTGCTCGCGCCGCTCCTCCAGCCGCCGCTCCTCGTCGTAGCCGAACTCGTGATGGTCGTAGGCGGCGCTGTCGTTCTCCTCTGATCGGTCGACGGTGATGTCGTACTTGGCGGCGACGTCGTTGTAGAAGCGCACCATGATGTCGGAGACAGGGTTCTTGCCGGAGCGTTCGACGCTGCGCTCGTCGAGCGGCTGGTTGTCGTTGGCGCGCACCTCCAGCGGCACCCACTCGTTCGCGTAGGGAAAGCCGCCACGCCTCCCGCGCAGACCGATGAACAGCGACGCGAGCGGTCGACCCGACTGACTCCGCAGGCCGACGGCGATCTGGTTGCCGTCGTAGATCGGCGCACGGTACTGCTCGCCGTATGAGCTGTCAGAATCGGCGTAGCAGTGGCTGAGCATCTCACCATGGCGCTCCATGGAGTCGCTGTCGTTCGGGTCGAGGACGACCGCGTAGTTGCCCTTCTTGTCCTCCCAGACCTTCTTGTCCTCGTCGTCCCAGTAGATCGAGTTCGTCTCGGGGTCGAGGCCGATGCTCTCCAGCTCCCCCACCCACGAGCGCAAGCTGGAGAAGTCATCGCCCTTGGGGTCGAAGCCGCCTCCGCCAACCTCGCGGTCGCCGTACATCCGCTGCCACTCGATGAAGGGGATCGCGTTGTCGAGCGTCGAGAGGTCGTAGCTGTTGACGGGGTTGAGGCGCTTGGCCTTCACCTCCTCGGCGATCCACGGGTAGATGGTCGCTGCCTCGGGATCCAGACCCTCGATGAGCTGGGAGATGACCTGCAAGTTCGTCAGCCCGGCACCCTCGCCGTCGTACTCGCTGCCGCGCTTGACCATCTTCGGCGGCTTCGACCACCCCTCGACACGGAGCTGCGCGATCCAGTAGGCGTCGCCGATGATCTCCCTGATCTCCTCGGTCAGGGGAACCTTGCGCTCCTGTCCGTCGCCGAGATCGAGGAACAGCTCATCCGAGAGCGGGATCGCGCGCAGGCTGTGGCGGACTTTGCTGACACGCCAGAGGTTGCCGGGGGAGATGGTGAAGTGGGCGTCGTTGTCCCAGCCCTCATCGGAGTCTGGCTGGACGCCCGCCTCGCGCATGATCGCATCGAAGAGCTTGACGTACTCGCCGCCCCATCGACGCCAGATGAACTCGGGCGACGTGTTGCGCACGACGTCGCCCTCCATGATCCGACGCGGGTCGAACGGCTCCTTGGCCCACTTCTGGGGCTCAAGCTGCTTGAGCAGCGACTCGCGCTTGCGCTCCGCGTACTCGGGGTCGACCGCCGCCGTGCGACGAAGACCAGACGCCAGCGAGCGCATGACGTAGTCGTGAACCGGGTTGGTTCGATGCACCTCGCCGCAGTGGGGGCACGGGCGCTCGTCGTCGCCACCGATCCAGTTGGCGAGCGTGCCTTCGCTCCATCCGTCGATCATCGCCAGTTCTCCTCGAAGTTGCTCATGTCAGTCGACCGCTCAGCGATCAGGTTGTCAGGGCCGACCCATCCCTCGTGACCGTCATCAAACTGGACGTGGTAGACGGTGCCACCCTCGAAGAGGCCGTCGGGCTCATGCTTGACCTCGATCACCCGGCCCGGCTTGTCGATGACCTCCGGCCAGTCGGGGATCTTGGCACGGGCATCTGGATGCGTGACGAGGCGGTAGATGACGCGATCTCCGCCCTTGAAGCGGTAGTCCGTCGCGCGCAGCTCCTCGGGCACCTCGTGGATGCGGCGGTTGTACTCGGCTCGATGAAGTTCGGTCCACGCCTGCCGCTCGTCCTCGTCCATCTCGCCATCAAGGTAGCGGCGGTTCTGCTCGGCCATGAAATCATCGACTCTGCCGTCGGCACGCCAGTAGTCTTCGTACTCGTCGCCCACAGACGAGTACGTGCCGGGGAACTGGGTCGGGTTGCCGGGGTTCTCCCAGCCGGGCGGGTTCGCGCCGGGGATCGACGTCGGGTTGGTCGGCGGCACCGGCTGACCGCCGGGCGGCGCGGTGATGTCGAACAGCTTGAACTGGCCGGGGCCGGGGCCCTTCTTGCGCTGCGGCGGGGTGAACGGGTTCGCCGGGCGCGGCGCGATGGGGCCGGGCGGCGGGCCCGCAGGCTGCGCTGGCATCTGCTGCTCGATCTGCTCGCGCATGTCCGGCAGCGAGATGATCGGCGGCTTGTCGTCGGGGCTGAACGAGCGCGGGAGCTTGTCGAGATCGAGGCCGAGGTCGGCCCGCTGCTCGTCCATGCCGGGAATCTGGCCCTTGTTGCGCTCGAACAGCTCGTCCTCCGAGAACGGGGTGACGCGCTGGCCCGGCGCGGGCTTGAAGGCGGGGTCGAGCGCCTTCAGCTCCTCGATGCCTTCGAGCGGATGCGACTTGCTCGCCCAGTACAGCGCCCGGACGTGAGAGCACGGGCGGCCCTCCAGCCGCTTCCACTTGCGAGTGCGCCCCCACGCATACTGCGACCACTTGCAACCGCAGTGCCACATGTCGATGCTGGACGACCTCGGGTCAGTCGACTCGATCTCGACCTCGTAGTCGCCATGGTCGCCGATGACATGGCCCTGCGTGAGGATGCCGGGCTTGGTGGGGTGAATGCCGTGGTAGTTGACGGTGACCTTGCCATCGCGAATCAGGCGCATGGACTTCTGCATGGTGTTCTCGGCCACCACGAGGCGCATCCCGAGCCCGAGCCCCGCGACCTTCGCGATGTGCTCCCCGGTCAGCTTCTCGATTGCGGGATGGAGCCCCGCGTTGGCGATGGCCTTGTACGCCACGTTGGCGTCGCTGAAGTCTCCGAGCCCGGCGCGCTGTGCCTCCTGCCGCGACTTGTGGAGCTGGTGCCAGAACTCGCGTGCCGCATCGGGCGCGTACATGAGCAGCAGCTTCATCTTGTCGACGACCATCTCGGCGTAGGCGCGCAGCGAGGGGCGCACCTCCTTCGCCATCGACTTGTCCGGCGGCACGATCCACTCGCGCTTGTCGAGGTCGTAGCCCGAGCGCAGGCCGGGCTTGTACAGGTCCTCGCGGCGGATGTCAGCCGGAACCACGTACGCCTGCAGCGGGATGTCAGTTCCCGGCAGCTTGGTGCCGTCGACGCTGCCGACCATCACCTTGACGAGGTCGGCCCGAACCCAGTCGGGCATCCGGGCGGCGTCGACGAAGAGGCTGACGTCGAAGTCGGACGGGCCGGTGTCATCGTACTGGTACGTCGTCAGCGAGCCGGTCAGGACGAGCGACAGGTACTGGTCGGGGTCAGGCCATCCGGCGGCGACCATGGCGTCGGTGATGGTCTTGCGGACGAAGTCGATGATCTCGGGCTTGACGTCAGGGGTCGCCGACGACGGGTTGTCGAAGACGTGCGAGCTGAGCTGGTCGCGCACCGGGTCGAGGATGTTCGCAGTGCGCCGCTGGCGCAGGTGCGGGTAGTCGTCAAGGATCGCCTCGTCAATCGCATCGAGGTCAATACCTCGCTGAAGCGCATCCTTGACGAAATCCTCGTGCGTCCAGAGCCACGACTTGTCTGGCACGACGCCCGATACGCTGCCGACATCCTCGGCTTCGTTCTGGTACCAATACCCAGTGTCGTCCCACCCCTCGTTGATGGCGTGGTTCGCGTATGCGTCGCCCGAACCTCCGTGCCAGTCCCCCATGTCCCCGCCGTTGAACGGATACCCCATCTCGTGAGCGTCCGCCATATCGTCTTCTCGATGGGGAGAGACACGAACGGGGATGAAGGTCGGCTTGGTGTGCCAGTCCTTGGGCCCCTTGTGCCATGTGTCCGCAGTCTCTGCGCGCAGCGCATCGAGCGGCTCGTGCGGCTGCCACTTGAGGCTGCTGGCATTGCCGCCAGCGAGATTCGCAGTCATCGCTTCGTACGCCGCCTTCTGCGTGCCGAAGTGGATGACGCCGTCCCCCATCTCCCCGGCCGGGGTCGCGTGCCAAAGCGTGTCGGGGTGACGCTCGAACTCCCACTTGGTCATCTCATGGGGCTCGCGCTCATCATGGCGAAGGCTGCCCGAGCCGGGCTCTACACGATGCTCCCAGTCCTCCCAGAGCGCGTGCGCCTCGGCGATCATGCGCTCGGTCTCGTGGTACGGGTCGATCAGGTCGCCCGTGGCGAGTGACACGAGTACGCGGTCGCGGTCGACCGACGCGAGATGGCGCTCGGCGGTCTCGAAGCCGATCATCGCCACGCGCACGAGCGCGCCCGGCCCGCAGTGACGGGTGACGACCTCGCGCACGGTGTCGGGCTCGACGCCTTCGACGGCGATGTGGAGGTCGCCGGGCTGCATGGGCCGTCGCTGGACGACGTCGCGGACGGTCTCGCCTGCGACGTAGACGGTGCCGTACTCCAGCAGCTCCTGCGCGGGCTCCCAGAGCGGATCGCAGGCGAGGAGCTTGATGCACTTGGCCGCGATGTTCGACGACGCGAGGCGGTACCGCTCCTCGCCGACCAGCCGGTAGATGTGCTTGATCTCCAGCTCCGGGTGCATGGTGTACCAGAGCCGCGTCAGGTGGAACACCGTCCACGGCATGTCCGTGTCCGTGCGGATCTGCAGATTGCCCTTCGGGTCGTAGACGCCTTCGACGATGCCGCCGGGGTTGAACTTACCGGAGATGTCTGCGTGCCGCTCGCCGGGCTGGCCGACGTAGACGCGGTCGCCCTCGATGTCGTAGATCATCGGGATGGGGCCATGCAGCTCGACGTCAGGCATGGGGCTCTCCGTTCAGTCCGATGTGCGATGGCGGGAACAGCTCGGGCGGGCGCGGGTCGCCCCACACGTCGCGCTCAGGGCCGACGTAGTCGCCAACGTGGACTGCCGGTCGGCCGATCTTGTCGCGGAACTCCGCCATCGGCCCCATCCTGCGCACGACGGTGACGGGAACGTGCGTGTGGCCGAGGCTCTCTGCCATCTCAAGGCGGTGGTGGCCCTCGCCGAGGTAGGCATGGCCGTCGGCAGCACTCCACTCCAGCATGAGCGGCTGGTTGATGCCGTGCTCGGCGATGTGGTCGCGGAGGCGCGCGAAGCTGACATCGTCGTTGATCCTGTCGCCTCCCGTCCGGTCGAACTCCGCGAACCGCCTGACTTCGGAGATCGGCATCATCTCGGCGAACTGCATCTGCCATCCCGGCTTCTCGCTGTACTGCTGCCACTTCGGGGTCTCGCCACGGTCGATGGACGACCAGTCGGGCTCCTGCGCCCATGGCGCGGCCGTCTTCGGCCGTCGGATGCGCTCCGGAAGCTGGCTCCCGTACTGCTCGCGCCAGTCGCCATGATCCCAGTCGGTGACGTAGCTCGGGTGGATGGGGCCACGGTGCGTCATGCCCGCATCGTGGGGCACACGCGGCTCGTCGTGCCAATCCTCCTCGGGAGGGTAGGGGTCGGCGTAGTTGCGCAGGCTCTCGTGGAGATCCTCGGGCAGGTGCGGCCAGAGCCGAATCGCCTCGGGGATGCGAACCCGATCCTTGCTCGATCCGGGCAGCTCCTCCGGCGGCACCTCGCCGTGCTGTGTGACCGCGTCCCAGATGTCATGCGTGGGGTCGTACCACTCATCCCATCCGTGCGTGCCGCGCTCCAGCTCGTGAGGCTCGTAGTCGTCCTCCTCCTGCGCGACCTGCTTCCACTCGTCGCGCTCGTCCTCTGGGCGGCGCGTGTGGTGGAGGATGTCCGCGAAGTGCTCGGGGTCGCCCTGAATGCGGCTGGGGTCGAGGCCCTGCATCTTGACGATGACGGGGTCGTTGAGCTTGTTGTTGATCGCCATGGTGCCCGCCCACTGCGCCGCCGTCTCGTAGTGCGGGAACACGTAGACGTGATCGGTCAGGCGCGGCACCCACTCGACCGTGTGCGAGGGATCCTGCTGGAACCTCGCGGGCAGGATGCCGCTCTGCTGGATGACCGGCAGGTTGGAGCGATCCGTGACGTGGTACCACTCGTCGTTGAACCGACCCATGCCGACTGCAGTCCAGCCCGCGACGACGCCGAGCTGATCCTGCTTGCGCTGGTAGTCGACGAAGTTGTTGGGGAAGGTGGCGTCCATGTTGACGTAGGGGTCGACCTCGCTCGGCAGCGGGTCGGCTCGCGTGTGCTCGGCGACAGTGTGCTCGCGCCATGCCCCGTAGTCGGGGAAGTGCTCGCCGCACTCGGAGCACTCGTACGCACCGCCGTTGGGCTCGCCCTCGTCGGGGCCGTCGATGCTCCATCCGGGCGGCGGCATCTGGTCGAACTGGTCGGTGCCCGCCCACTCCTTGTTGCGCCAGTCCTTGACGCCGGGGTTGTTGGGGCCGACGCCGAAGCCTGCGGCAGTCGTCTGCGACCACGCGACGGCGTCCGGGGACATGTGGCCCCAGTCGTGCTCGACGGCCCCGAAGACGCGACGTGCCTCTTCGAGCAGGGCGGAGGCGACGCCCGTCCGACGGTACTCGGGCTCAACCTGCACTCCGCCGATGACCCACTGCCCCTGATCGCCCTTCGCGACCGACAGGATGCCCACGGCCGTCTGCCCCGAGTAGGCGATGAAGTGGTTGAGGGTCTGCTTGATGGCGAAGGACGGCGGCAGCGGCATGGCCGTACGAACGCGACCCTCGACCTGTCGCATGCGGAAGTTGTAGAGCACCTCGTTGAACGAGCTGTCGATCAGCCACGCGAGCGGGTCTTCGACCTCGGTGACCGTGTAGTCGACCCCGTTGAGGCGGTAGACGCGGCCGACCTGCGGCACGCCCTCGCTGTCTGGCGTCACCTGCGCGGCGGGGGCGGCCGGGTTGATCGGCTGCACGCCCTCGCCACGGCAGTTGCAGTCGCCGCGCTCGCACTTGCGGAGCTGCGCCTTGGCGTTCCGGTCGCTACGGTAGTCGCTCGGCGTCGCGGCGACGTTGACCTTGTGCCCATTCTGCACGAAGCGGAAGTGGCCGCCCGGCAGCGGTACCAGCTCCCACCCGGCCTTCGTGGCCTCGGGGAATCGCTGGAGGATCTTGCGGTTGGCTACGCGCTCTCGCGGAAGGCGGCGCTCTTGACCTGAGCCTCGCGCAGGCTCTCCGGCGTCGGCTGCCAGCCATCCGTCACGCCGCACGACGGGCAGGGGAAGGTCTCGCCCTCCCGGTGCGCCACCCGATGCCCGCAGCTCTGGCACGGACGCCTCCAATGACCGCTCGCCGTCTGCACGACGGTCGGGTCGCCCTTCTCGAACTTCTGCATGGATGGCTTCATGGTCACTCCTCAGTGTGCCCGTTTTCTCCAGATGAGGCAACCCCTGCTCGTCGATCAGCCCCTTGTAGTTCCATCCGTAGGTCTTGGCGGCCTTCTTGAGCGCCTTCTCGACGATGTCCAGCTTCATGTTGCTCGACAGCAGCTCGAACTCGGCGTCCCAGCGGTCGAACAGGTGCAGGATCCCCTTGGCGTGGGGCCGTGAGAAGTGCGAATGGCTCGCCATCTCCAGCATGAGCTGGTGATCTGCGGTCGGGTGGATCAACACCTGATCCTTGCCCACGACGACCCAGTTGTAGGGCGTCGGCTCGTGGCTGGGCTCGACCCGCGTGTAGTCAGGGCGAGGAGCGAGCGGCTGAACCTTGGGGCGGGCGTCGTTGGCCGCCTGCGGCTCCTCGGCGGGGTAGGCATCGCTACCGGAGGTGTCAGAGGTTCGGTGCGTCATGAGGCTTCGACGATTAGGTGTGAGCCCACGACAGGCACTGCGCGGTCCCCTGCGCCCGAGGCGGCCACGCTGGCCGAAGAGGTCGCGCCCCGGACACAGGGAACCCGCAGTACGAGACCTCGATCACCTCCGCCATCGGACGACAACCTCTTCATGGATTAGGCAGAGCAGTCAGTCGCTCGCGGGGGCGTCGTCGACCGTCTGGCCCACGCCTCGCCTCGCGCGCTTGGGATGCACATCGCACCGAAGGCACACGTATGCAGGCAGCTTCTGCCGCGAGGTACTCTCGGCAGCGAGTTGCCGGACGGAGCCGCACAGACGACAGGTGGCCTCATCCACGCTTGGATGAACCGAAGCGACCCGGCGAGCCACCCGCGCCCTGAACAGTGCCAAGGCCGAACCCGGATCGGTAGTCGCGCTTGTGCGGCGTGTCCAGCCCCACACCAGCATCATCAACGCCAGCGCAGCTACAGGGAAGCATGAGCGATTCGGAAACCTCATCGAGCCTCAGCTCCCTCTCCGTGACGAACCCACAGCTCTCGCATCGGTAGTCGTAGACCGGCATCACCACGCCCTCCCCTCGTTGCCATGCTTGGCGAGCCACTGGCGGATGAGCTTGTACGCGCCCTCGGCTCGCTCCAAGGCGCGTTCGATGTCGTGTTCGTCGGGCGACCCGCGCAGGCAGTTGATCGTGCGGACGAGCGCCCGCTGCGTGGCGAACAGGTCGTCGACCTCCGGCACGGCGCGCTTCATCGGCTGGCGCTGGTAGGGGTGCTCGAACGACCGTGGCAGCGGCTGGGCGATCTGGAAGTGATCCCCGCCCAGCGGGTTGGCTGGATCGTAGGGGCTCACTCGTCCTCCTCGTCCTCGGGCTCGTCGTCATCGGTGAACTCCAGCGCGGGAGCGCGGTGGTCGCCGGTCAGTGCGCCGAGGGGCGTGGCGTGCAGCTCGGGCTCGTCAGCCACCTCGGTGTCGTCGGCGGCCGCCAGCTCCTCCTGCGCCTGCGCCCTGCCGCGCTCCGCCCAGTAGTCCTTGACGTGGCCCTCGAAGCGGTCGCGCACTGCCTCCAGCTCCTTGGTGAGCGGGCTGTAGCGCACATCCACGAGGTTGTTGTGGCACTTGGCGATGTCCTCCGCCTGCTGCTTGCCCAGCGCGAGGCCGATGACCTCGACGAGGTTCATCAGGTCGGGGACGCGAACCTCGACGAAGTCCATCTTGTAGCTGTCGGCGTCAGACGCCATTGAGTGCCTCCTCGATCAGGGTCTCGATACGGTCGAAGTCTGGGGCGTGCAGGCTCACGGCCTGAATCGCGCGCTCCCAGAACACCTGCCTCATGCCCCCAGAGGAGCGCATGATGATGAACGGCGACGACTTCTGGTTGGCCTCGGCCATGAAGTCCTCCAAGCAGTGCTCCATGAAGCCTGCGACGCCGATCTCCTTGATGTAGAGCGCGGGTGCCTCGATCTCCATGAGCGCCAGCACCGGATCCTCCCGGTTCTCCAGATAGAACTCCATGTGGAGGTCGAAGGCGATCTCTGGGCCCTCGTCGCCGATCACTGGTCAGCCACTGCCTTCCCATGCGCGTCGACCAGCCAGATGAGCGACTTGCACACGCCGCACTGCCACAGGTTCACCGGGAGATCGGGCTCGCCGGGGCGGTCGTCGATGAACTGCTGGACGGCGTTGAGCGGATGCGGGCACTCGGTGGCCGGGCGATCCTTGGCGGCCAGCACCTCGGTCTTGCGCATGAGCTGCGCGTCCGGGTTGATCTGCTTGATCGGCGCGACGCCGTCGCGGATCATCTCCTCGAACGTCGACATCTTCTTGGGCTGGTCAGCCAAGGCCGTCCTCCAACACATCGCGAATGGACTGCAGGTCTTCGATCCACGCCTGCCCTTCACTGCTTAGGAGGCCGCCACGGCGGGCCAGATAGGCGGGATCGTGGACTGGCATGACGGACATGTACATGCCGAAGCGATCTACCTTCATGACGAGGCCGTGTACCAGCGCGAGGCTGGGCAGCTTCTGGCCAACGATGAAGGCGGCAGGGCTTGCGCCGACGGCCACAATCAGGTCGGGCTTCGCACTCTGGATGGTCTGAACCAGATGGCCCGAGCAGTAGTCCAGCTCGTGCGCCGTGGGCTTCCGGTTCACACCTCCGGGGCCGACGGGGCGGCGCGGGATCAAGTTGGTGTAGAGCACCTGCTCGGCCAACCCGAGCCCCTGCATGATCTCGCGCACGACCTCACTCGTCTTGCCCGTGAAGGGCTCACCCGTGCGCTCCTCGGTCTCGCTTGGCGCAGTCCCGACCACCATGACCGAGCAGGGCGACGCCCCGCTCGCCGGGACGAACTGCTGCGCAATCAGCGGGCAGTTGACGCACCGCAGCGGATGAGGGTCAGACGACGCCATCAGCTACGCCAACCCCGCTCGCTCCAGATCGACGCCCTCCAGTCCCGCTTCGATGGACTTGCGCACGTAGCTCTTGAAGGCGTCCTCGTAGATGGGCCCAGTGATCTTGGGGTGGAAGAACGAGGGCAGCGGGTGACCGGCGACCGGCGTCATCGCCAGCTCGTGGTGGTACTGCACGACGTCGATGACCCGCTCATCGGGCGCGACGCCCTTGAACTGCAGCGACGTCGGCTCCGCGTGTCGCAGATACACGCCCTCGTTGACGAGGCAGATGTGGTCGACCGCATCGACGGCCGCCTGCCCCTCCGGCGGAATCGGCCACGGCAGGCCGTATGCGACACACATGCGCTCGTAGAGCTGGTGCTCCAGCTCCTTCTGCTCGTCGGACTTCCACGGTGTCGGCACGTCGTTGGTGACGGCCTCCGGCGCATCGTGGAAGAGCGCGTAGATCGACCACTTCGGCTCGCAGAGCACAGCCGCCGTCAGCGCATGCGCCAGCACGGGGTAGTGCTCCTCAGTGTGGCCAGCGAAGCGAACGAGGCGGCCGAGGCTCGCCCCGATCTCGCGCAGGGTGAGGACGCCATCGTCGTGCTGCCAGCAGTGCGAGCCGTCGAGCGCAATCACGAGCTACCTCCCGAGGAGCGTGCGGATCTGCGTGTCGAGGAACGAGAACCCGTCGTCACGCACCGTGTTGTCGATGGTCGCGGTGATGAAGTGATCGGGGAGCGGCACCTCGGAGGGGTGGTCGCCCGTGTCCTCGTCGGGGCCAACGACACGCCAGACCTGACCGCCCCGCTCGATGATCGTCTTCGCCTCGTTCTCGAAGCGCACGTCCGTGCAGACGAAGGTTCGGTCGAGGCCGCTCCCGAGGTCGCCGCTCAGGGCCATGTCGACCCAGAAGTCGTCACCGAACACGTCGCGGCCACCCTCGGTGCCCTTGAACTGCAGGTACTGACGCCCGGTGATCGTGAAGTGCTGGACGCCGTCGACCGAGACGGCAATCGTGCCGTGCTCCTTGAGGATGTTGGCGAGGTCGATCAGCTCCTGATCGGTGCGCCTGTTGCCGAAGGCGTCGCTGCGCATGCCGAGGCTCGCCATGGCGCTGATCTTGAGCTTGTCGGCGAAGCCGAAGCGGACGGGCTCGATGCCCAGCGCCGCCATGCGCTCGCAGACCGTGTCCTTGCCGCTCCCGAGGCGGCCGTGGATCCCGATCAGCATCAGCAGTTCTCCGAGTTCTCGGTGTAGAACTCCGTGACCTTCTCGTCGACGCGCTCCTTGAGCACCTCGTAGCGGTCGGCGACGAACGCCTCGACCAGCTCCTCGGACAGGCCCTCGACGTTCCACCGCTCGGTCTGCGAGACGTGCAGGTCAGCACTCTCGTACTTCGCGATGCTGGCCTTCACTCCAGCGGAGTAGCTGACGACAGCCTCGATCTGCTTGGGCTGCGGCAGTTCCTTCTTCGGCGGCATGCTTCCCCCATGGGTTGGACTTGCGCCCCATCATAGAGACGGCGTCGGACGAACCTCAGCCGCGATAGCGCCACGAGCGCCAAGTGACGTCGCCGCGCTGGGGATCGAACAGCACCAGCTCCGGGTGCCAGCGCCCATCCGGATGGAGCACGATGACCCCGAAGGACTGACCCACGTCGTGCGCGTGGTTGTAGCCGAGGTCGCGGCGAGCCATCGTGCCGACGCTCCACGCGATCCGCTGCACGTACCCGTTGGCGGTGCGCTTGGGGACGACGTTGATCGCGGTCTTGTGGTCGTGGCCCTGAAAGACGTCGACGCCCTCCCAGTTCTGCAGCTCCCGCACCGCGCCGCCACCCTTGCCCGTGTACACGCCGTGCAGGCCAAGCAGCTCGTCGGTCAGGTGCAGGATGTTGTCGTGGTACTCGCCGCCACTGTCGACGAGGTTGATGCGCAGCGAGTCGAGGTTGAGGACGCTGCGGAGACCGAGCAGTGGGTGATCCTCGCCGGGCCGCGTCAGCTCCGCCAGCTCGGGGAACTTCTCAAGGATGCGGTACCAGAGCCAGTGGTCGTGGTTGCCGACGATGAGGTCGAAGTCTGCGTCAGGTGCTGCGTTGCGCCAGCGGGCGAGGAGCGCGTAGGTACCCATCTGGGACTCCTCGACGCTGATGTCGAGGTCGACCCGCTTGTTCTTGCGATGGCGGCTGAACGGCGAGGCGTCCCATGCGTCACCCAAGCAGATGACACGCTCGGGCTGGAACTCCTCCAGCCACGCGACTGACGCCTCCTCCATGATCTCCTCGTTGAGGGGCGCGTGGGGGTCGGGGAAGATGGGGATGAGCTTCGGCTCGTTCGACTTGCCACGCGACGGGCGAGCGGGCGGCGGCACCCAGCCGGGCTTGAGGTCGAGCTGGAGGCTGGAGAAGTCGGGCTTGCGCTCCAGCCAGAGCTTGAGCTGGTAGCTGGGGTTCTCCGGGTTGCCCCACCAGCTCGCGACCGCCTTCTTCTCGACGTAGTTGTCGGGGTCGAGCCCGTGCAGCTCTTTCAGCTCATCCGGCGTGATCTGCTTGCGGTCGGACAGCTTGACCCATGGCCCGGTGATCTCGACGTCCCGCCCGCTGACCGTGATTCCGGGGCGGCTGGTGTCGGGGTTGACGGGCCCCTCGACGTTGCGCTTCTTCGCGCGCCTGACGGAGTCCTTGGTGGTCTGGACGCCGAGGAGCTTGAGCTGCTCGACGATCTGCACGTTGGTCAGTCCAGACGAGGCCCACGCCGCGATCTGCCCCAGATATGGATCGAGCGGCGAAGTCCCACTACTCATGCGTCCCCCATTGTCAGTGCCAACCCGATGTGGCTACTCCATGTTCCGGCGGAAGGCGGGCGGCACCTTGTCGATCACCACGCGACTGCTCCGGCGCATGTCCCACTTCAACTCCGGCTCGTCGGCTGCCACGACGGTGCGCTTCGACGATTCCTTGATGCGTCGCGACCGCTTGCTCAGCTCGATCTCGATCATGGTCTCCTTGAGCCCCGCCAGTCGCCTGTCCACTTCCTCCGGATCCAGCTCGGCAAAGCTGGCTCCGACTGGCTTCGGCATACCGGGGCGACGCTCGTCGCTGATCGGCGGCCTTGCCCCCATGTTGCCTGCACCGCCGGACGAACCTCCGGGGATGGGCGGAGCCCCGCCCGGAGGAGTGCCCAGTCCCGGCGGAGGGGGCGGCATCACGATGCCGCCGGGCAGACCGCCCGCCATGTCGCCGCCGGGAGGCGGGCCGCCCACCATGCCGCCGCCCATGTCGCCGCCGGGCGGCGGGCCGCCCATGCCACCCGGAGCACCGGGCCCCATCGCGGGTGCGTTCGTGCTCTCGACCTCGGCCTTGAGGTCGGGCGGAATCGGCAGGCCCTGCGTCTGCAGGATCTTGTACGTCTGGAGCTTCGCCTGCTGCTGGGCGACGGTCTTCTGGATCATCTCCTCGGACAGCTCATCGAGCGTGTCCTTGAAGTCGAAGCCGACGTTGACCATGAGGCGGTTGTCACTGATCGGGGCACCCATGGCGCGCAGGGTCTGGAGGAACTGTCGCTCCGTCGCCTCGTCGCGCATGTTGAAGTTCTCGAACTGCAGGTCGATGTCGAGGAGCTTGTGCTTCTCGACGATGTAGGGATCGCCGTCATCGTCGTACTCGATCACTTCCTCCATGATCGGCACGCGGGTCTGGCCCCGCTTCTCGTAGTCGTAGTGGCCCTGCGCCTCGGCGACCACCTGAGCCCGCTCGGTGAAGAACCGCTTCAGGTAGTTCTGGTAGGTCTTCATCTGCTGGTTCATGAACTCCGCCTGCAGGGCGGAGCTGGCGTACGGCTGCGCGTTCGAGCCACTGGAAAGCAGCGACGGGTTGATGCCGAAGCCCTGCATGATGCGGCGCTCGATGCGGTCGAAGTCGTTGCCGAGATCCGGCACCTGCTCGCGGCCGAAGACGTTCTGGACGTCGAGCGCGTGATGGTAGACGAGCAGGCGGAAGTCGCTGGCGAGCGCGATGTCCATGTCGTCGCGGAAGCTGTCGAGCTGGTCGGGCGTCGGCAGCCACCCCTCCTGCCCGGCGATCATGTCGCTCGTGCCGAGCTTGGCGAGGATGAGCGGCGAGTACAGGCGCTCTGCGATGGCGTCCTGCGACGCCAGCAGCTTCTCCTCGTGGAGCAGCGTGCGCAGGATGCCGAGCATGATCGGCGTACCGTGATCGTCCCAGTCCGTGTGCGTCGTCGCGATGTGCTTGAGCATCACGTCGGACACGGGGAACGGCTCGCCGCGCAGGGCGTACGGGATCAGGTGCTCGTAGTTGATCTGGAGCTGCTTGTACTCGTCGGACGGCGACTTCGTCTGCGCGAGGCGGCGCAGGGATTCGGGCAGGTGAACCTTGAGCTGCTGGGTGCCCATGAGCGGGAACCGCTCGATGACGATGTTCTCGGGGTTGAGCAGCTCTTCGCGCTCCCACACGCCGAGGCTCTCGTTGAACGAGCCGAGCGGGAACGCCTCGCCGACCGTGAACACCTCGCGGCCGATCTTGTAGAGGAACTCCTCGTAGTTCAGCTTGTCGAGGAACTCCTCCTCGTAGAACTGCGTGACCTTGCGATCCTGACACTCGATGCGCAGCCCGGCCAGCGGGAATCGCGAGTAGATTTCCACGAGCTGCTTGACGAGGTAGTGCGTCGAGTAGTACAGGCGCATCCACTTGTGCAGCTTGTGGCGATGCCCCTCGTCGGCCATGTTCCACGGCAGGCCGGAGAGATCCCAGTATTCCATGGGGTCGTAGAAGCGCGGCAGGGCGGCCATGACGTCGGAGCCCATCGACCCGATCTTCTGCATGCCCATCGACGCGCTGGCGTTCCGGTGACGCCGCATCGCCGAGATGACCTCGGCGTTCTTCTGGAGATCGCGCACCTCGGGGCTCGAAGCCGTCCGCTCGAAGTGCGACCGGACGTCGGCCTGAAGCTGCCCCGGCGTCTTCACCATGGAGGCGTAGTCGTTCGCCGCCGCCATCCGGGCCTTGTAGTTGCGCGGGAGCGAGACCCCCTGCGCCTGCAGGCTCTGCAGCTCGCGTGCAAGGTCTCGCGGAACCTTCTTGCGCTTTCCGTCACTCATGTGGCTTCGCCTCCGGCGAGTCTCGCGTCAACGATGGCCTGCAGACGCTCTCGGGAAATCCAGCCCCTGTCGGCCTCCCAGTGGCAGTTGCCGCAGAGGTAGGCGACGTTCGAGAGGCGGTACTTGCCTCCCTCCTTGCCGGGGAGGATCCGGTGGCGCTGGGTGAACTTGTCGTAGCCGCATATCTCACACGACTTGAGTTGGGCGCACTTGACCGCCCGCTTCCCGTCCTTCTTCGGAGCCGCGTCGCCCATCCCCGGCGTCAGACTTCGACGCGCCAGCGGGAGGTGACGGCACTCCCCTGCCCCTCGGGCGTGGGGAAGGTGTCCGTCCTGTCGCCGACCTGCTCCTCGCCGATGGGGGAGTCGACGTCGACCTGCTTGCCCGTCTCGCTCACGAGATCCGGATCCTGCTTGAGCGTGTCGGCGTTGTCCGGAGCGATGCCCTGCATCTCGCTGGGGTTCGCCTTCGACGGGACATCGGCGCTCGTCGCGGTGCCGTTCTCGATGAACTCGCCGCCGAGCCCGGTGGTCGAGCCGTCGGCGGTCGACGTCGGCAGGCTCTCGGTCGACTGCGTGTAGGTGTCCCCGTCCGCGTCGGCCGTCTTGGAGCCCACCGCCTCGTAGAGCTGCTTCTTGCGATCCTCGTGGTACTTGCGCGTGGCCGCGTCGATGTCGCCATCGACCTCACCGGGGTGAGGCGGATCGAGGATCTCGCCCGCGCCGCCGCCGCACACCGGGCACTCCATCGTGGAGACATCGACCGGAGCGCCGCAGTCGGGGCAGGTGGTGTCGCGAGGGCGCTCGTAGTTGACCACCGAGTTGGCGACCTCGACCGGGTTGGCGGCCTGTCGCAGCGACGACATCGCCGCATCGAGCGCGGTCTGGATGTCGGCATGCTCGGTCAGGCCGTGCTCGGCGCACGCCTCCTTGACCGTCGCGAGGATGTCGCTCTGGATGAGTTCGATGCGCTCCTCGGCGTCGCTGGAGCTGCCAACGAACTTGGCGAACTTCTGCTGGACGCGCGAGACCGATGCGATGGCCGCTCGACCCGTGTTGCGCTTGTGCGAGTCATCGTCTTCGAGCTTGGCGATGACGGAGAACATGTCGGACATGAACGGGTGCTCCTAGTAGAAGAGGGCCTCGGCAGGGCCATCGTTGTCGGGTGTGACGGTGTCGACGGAGGCGGTGTGGGCGCGTGCCTCGGCGTTGAGGGCTGCAGCCCGCCGAGCGCGGTGCGCCTCGACTGCATCGCAGAACTGGTCGACGAGCTGCTTGCGCGCCTCGGGATCCATCGCTGCGGTGCGCTCCATGACGGACGCCTCGGCGAGGTCGCGGATCGCCGCAGCATCGTGAACCATGAGATCCGGCAGCTCGGCCACGAGGATGGCTGCATCCTCTCGGGCCGCCTTGACCGGGTTGTAGCTCGCCGACTCCTCCGTCATCTGGGCGATGGCCGGATCGAGGTCGGGGGAGTCGAAACCACCGACGGAGCCGTTGGCCGCGACCACCGCCCCGACCTCGTAGCCGCTCTGGCTGGAGAGGTACTCCCGCTCGGACGCCGTGACGATGCCCTCCGCGTTGGACGTCAGCTCCCTGATCGCCCCGGCAGTGGCCTCCCGCATCTTGACGAGGTAGGGCAGGCTCTCGTCATCGGCCCGACCGAGCGCGGCGACGATGCGCTTGCGCGCCTCCTGCAGATGCTCGATGCGAGACGCGACAGTGGCGATGTCGTTCGGCTTCGCCTCGGGGATGGAGTCGATGAACTGCTGGATCTCCGAGACCTCGTCGCTCTCGTCGCTGACGGGCTCGGCGATCTCGCCGTTGAGCTGCTGGACGCCGTGCGGGGTGTCGACGGCGACGACGAGGCGGCCCCACTCGTCGTAGTCCATGCCCCGGAAGGTGCCCTCGAAGTTGGCCACGCGCACCTTGCCCGTGTAGCCCTGCCACATGGTGCGAAGCTGGTCGCGGAGCTGCTGCGCCATGACCGTGTCGCCCTCCTGCTCGGCCTGCATGAGCTTGGCCTTCAGGTCTTCGACGCCCTGCACGCCCTGATTCTGCTCGGGCTGCTCCGGGTAGGTGTGGCGGTACTGGTCGAGACCGTCGCCGACATTGGCCGTCAGGCCCTGCGGGGGCATGCTGAACTCACTGTCCTGCTGGATCTCGGGGGCAGCGGCCGGATCCTCCACCTCGGGGTCGAACTCGTTCGACTCCGTCGACTGGTGCTCCAGTGCGCGCTGGTAGGCGGCCTCGGGGTCGGGACAGCCGTCGTGCGCCAGCTTGGCGACGATCTCCTGCTGGTTGGCCCCACGGGTCAGCATGTCGAGGGCGTGATCGACCCACGTCTCGGTCGCCACCTCCTGCTCGACCGAGTTGGTGGCGTTGTCCGCGAGGTCGACACCACCGGGGGCCGCCTCGGGGCTGATCGGGTTGAGATCCGCTGCATCAGCAGCAAGCACGCGCCATCGCACTGGTATGCACTCCTGTTGTGGCTTCACACGTTAGTTCGCAGCAGGAATCGGTCACCGCATCCTGCGCAGCCCTCGGGCGGGGTTGAAGTTGCCACCTCGGGCCCCTCGACCGCCGTAGAACTGATCCAAGCTGCCGCTGGTTGATGCGGTGCTCCGGGGGCCGAACTCCGACCTGCCGCCGATGGGGTAGCCACCCTGCGCGCCCGTGCGAATCATGGGATTGCCGCGCGTCCCGATCAGGTCGGACAGGAACGACCCGAGGAACTTGTAGTTGACGTCGCGGATGCAGTCCGCCATGTCCTTCGTCTGCACCGGGCCCGTGGTCTGTCGCTCGACCTTCGGGTTCTGCTTGGTCATGTCGCACGAGAGGAACTTCAGCTCCTGCTTCGAGTAGTCACTGTCCTCGCAGTCGGGCGCGACGTGGATCATGCCGAGGTTCATCGCCGTCTTGAGCGTCTGCCACTTGTTCCAGTTCTCCTTGTTGCCGCCCTGCGACTCGAAGACCTTGGTCTCGTGGATGCGCTTGACGGCCATCTCCTCGCGCAGCCACTGCACGGGCATGATCGAGTTGAACTGGTCGAACGTCAGCTCGGACGGCCGGAACAGGTCGATGATGTGCAGCACCTCCCGCATCACCACCATGTAGTCGATGGTGCCCTGCGGGAAGTCCTCGGGGTTCCATCGCTTCACGACGTCGATGATGACGTGGTTGACCGGCTCGCCTCCGAAGTTCGGATTCGGGAACGCCTCGACGTGACCCAGCGCGAAGCCGAACCCTGCCGTGGTCGACGAGGGGTCGAGGTGCGCCATGTAGTTGTACGTGTACGAGCCCTCCGTCGCCATCCGCACCGGCCGCATGATGTCCTCGCGCAGCGTCGGCACCCCGGCGGCGGGGATGTGGATCATGCCGTTGTAGGCGCGGTCGACCACGTTCGGGTCGAGGTACCCATCGAGGACTTCCGCCCACTGAGCGCGACGCTCGACCCGGTAGGTGTCCGGGTTCGCCTTCTCCTTCAGGCGCTCGTCGCGCGCCGACAGTCGGTCATCCTCGCACGGCTGATCCTCGTCAGGCACGTCGGGGTTCGCCATGACCGCATTCGGAATCGGAGCATGGCCCCACCGCTGCTTGCGGGGGTCGTTCTCGTAGCCCATGTAGAGCGCCCACGACGGCCAGTTGAACGTCAGCATGCCGTGGTTGAAGGGATCGCCGTTCTCGTCGAGCTGGTACCCGATCTGCGTCTGCTCGTAGAACTTGCCGGTCTTGGCCCACGGCGACGAGTTCAGGAAGCACATCGCCCACTTGCCGAACTGGGCGAGCGACGGCTCGTTCGCGTTGTAGACCTCGCTGCCGGTGGAGGCCGACTTGCCCTCCATCATGTGCGCCATCTCGTCGAACACCGACACGAGCGAGGTAGCACCTCGGACTGAGCGGGCGTTGGCCGGGAGCGGCTTGGCGCGCAGCTTCGAGTAGTCGCGGTTGACGGAGATCCCCGCCTCCCTCAGTTCCTGCACCAACTCCTCGTCGGCGTCCGTCTTGATGTTGAAGCCCTCCTCCAAGATGTTCGTGATGAACGGCCGGAGCGGCTTGCAGTTGGAGACGACGTTGATGAGGTCGGCGAACTGGAACTTCTTGGCCTGATCGAGCGACGCCGCGATGCAGGTGAAGTAGATTTCCTTGTCCTTCGAGATGTTGAAGAACTCGCCGGGGTTGGGGATCTGCTGGACTTCGTACATGATCTTCGCCATGGCCAGCGCGGTGAGGAATCCCTTCGATCCGCGTCGGCCACCGATCATGTGAACCTCGGTGAAGTGCGTGTAGCCGTTGTCGCGCAAGTAGTCCCTGCGCTGGCGCACCTTGGGTGAGATGTGGACGCCGTCCTCGCCACGAATCCATCCGCTGAGGACGTCCTCCTCCCACCCCTCCATCTCTTCGAGGAACATCAGCTTGAGCAGCACCTGCTGGCGCGGGTACATCCGGTACCCGCAGTAGGCGCTGCTCTCTGCGAACTCGGCAATGCCGACCTGATGCGAGGCGACCTGCCGAAAGAACTGATCGGCGAGGACAGTCATCGCGCAGGCGGCTCGATGGCCCGAATCACTCGCCGGACGTCCTTGTCCTCGTTGCGGTCGACCGCGCGCCGCACCTCGTGGTACTGGCGCTCGTGGTCGAACCCGTGCTTGTTGTACTCGTGGCCCGGCACGCGACCAACCACCTCGATGGTGGCGGGGCCGATGCCGAGCAGGCACTCGGTCGTGTGGACGCGGACGACGTAGCCGATCTTGTACGCCTCGTCCTGAGCGCGCTTCGCCATCTCGCCGACGTGCAGGTGATCGTTCGGCTTCTTGGAGTAGCGACGCATCAGCTCCCGCCACATGGTGGCGATGCGCTTGACGTCCTCGTCGTGCATGTCGGCAGAGGTGATCCCCTGCTCGGCGTACTCGGTCATCCGTCTCCCCTTGCGAGTTGCCTGCGCCGATCCCGCTCCAGCTCCAGATTGAGCCTGAACTGCTCGGCGATCTTCTTCCACATCGACTCGGGCACGATCTGCTTCATCGTCTTGGTGAGGATGTTCATCTCCATCACCATCTCGTCGACGCGCTCCGCGTGGAGCTTGGCATCGTCGGCCGCCAGCTTGTCGATGATCTTGAGCGCGGTCTCGGGCTCGATGCGTACGCTGTCGTCCACGATGGCCTTGAACGCCTTCTGGCGCATCACCTCAAGCATCGCTCGATTCGTGAGCAGGTTGTCAGCCACCTGCTCGATGTTCTCGAACTGCTTCTCGGCCTGCTTCTCCAGCATGCGGCGCACGGCCGCGTCGTGCATCGTCATGTGCTTCCGCACATGGTTCGACATGGAGTGCGGCGAGAGCTTCTCGCCGATCTGCTCCATGTAGCTGATGACCTCGACCTGCGACATGCCGTACACGATCAGCCGCTCGATCTGGTCACGGTACGTCGACTTGCACACGTTGCACTTGTCGACGACGGGGCGCAGCTTGGTGGTCGAAGCCTGCGCCAGCCCGAGGCCCTTCTTCGGCGCGTCCTTGTCGCCCTTGCCGGTCGCGGACTTGCCTCCGTTGGCGCGCTTCTCGCGCTGCGCGTCCTTGAACGACTTCCCGCCAGCGGTGGGGTCGTTCTTGGGGGAGCGCGGACTGCCGCTGCTGTCGTACGTCGGAGCCATGTCAGTCGGCGTAGTAGGCGGCACCCTTGGCACGCGCCTCCTCGGAGTTCACCCGGCGACCATCCGGCGCAGCGCGCCAGTAGATCCCCGAAACGACAGACGGGTCGACGGATCCCGAGTTCGAGTGGATCTCGCGTCGACGTCGCTGGCGCAGGTGCTCGTAGAACAGGATGGGATCGTCGCCCTTGAGCCCGCGCTTCTTGCCGGTCTCCGGGTCGATCTCGTTCGCGTTCTCGCGCAGCATCTGGTCGGCGATGACCTCCAGCTCGGTCTTGGTGTAGCCGCCCGCCTTCGCCTTCTCCGGGTCGTACTCGATGTAGTCGGGCTTCTGCCGACGGCGATTCCAGTTCCCCATCAGTCCCCCTCGTACCAGTCTGGGAAGTAGTGACGTGCCAAGTCCTCGCAGGACAGCTCGACGAACTGCCCCACCATGACCGGCTTGACGTTGCCGATCAGCACCCCAACCTCCTTCTGCGTCATGTCGCGCAGGACGTTGAGCAGCAGGGCACTGCGATGCTGCTGAGGAACCTCAACGGGCCCCTCGCCAGTTAGGATGCAGTGCCGGATGGCTTCCACCTCGGTCAGCCCCATGTGAACCTCGGTGTCGCCGAGCCTGTAGACCAGCGCGAACTCCCCCGACTGCTGGCACACCTGCTTGAACGACTCGAAGTTCCGCAGCACCTCGCGGAGCAGTCGATGCGGCTTCGCCAGAAACTCCTGCTCATCCACGAGCGGCCCCCTTCGACTTCTTGCGGCGCGGATTGCCCTTGGCCTTCGGCACCCTGTAGCCGCCACCCACGAGACTGATCGCGATTGCGTCCGCCTCGTCTGCGGTCGACGTCAGCTCCTTCTTGCGCGGCTCCAGCTCGGGGAACACGGACAGCACCGCGTTCCTGACCTGCACCTTGGTCGCGTCGCCGTAGCCAGTGGCGCGCTGCTTGACGGTCGTGGCCGAGAGCTGCTCGTACGGCCACTCCCACTCCTCGCACAGCGCCTGACACACCGTGACAACGACCTGCGCGAGCTGTGACTGAACAGCCCCGCCCGACTGGAACCCGATGGCAGGAACGATCTCGAAGACGATCCTGACGTCCGGGTCGCCATGCTCCACATGGAGGTCATCGAGGTGATCCGCGATGTCGGCGAAGTTGGACGCCCAGAACGTGACCAGTCGAGAGCGGTACTGCTGGTACGGCTCGTTCTGCTTGCGAGGCAGCGAGCAGACGCCAGAGCCGAGGTAGCGCCGCTCGCCATCGACCTCCTGAGTGAACGCCCACCCAGCCCGCTGCGCACCGGGGTCGATTCCGAGCACAATCGTCATGCCTTGGCCGCCTTCTTGATCGCGGTGCGTCCGGGGCACGCCTTGTCGGGGTTGCACTCGCACTTCGGCGGCGTCCCGGCGCGAAGGGCCTCGGCCACGATTGCCCAGCGTTCGTAGATCGACTCCACGAAGTCCGGATCGCGGTGGACGTGGCGCTCCTTGAAGCCGTGCGGCGTGTCCTTGTTCATGTAGAGCACGATGGCGAGATCGACGTCGTGCCAGTCCATGTAGAGCTGCGTCTGGGCCTCGTACTTCGGCCAGAAGCCGGTGTCCTGCCCCACGTTGTTGAAGGAGAACGACGCGGCGGTCTTCACGTCGACCAGAGCATCCCCGAAGTCGGGAATCTCGCAGTGCGAGACGTCGGCGGAGCCACGGCACCACCAGAGGGCTTCCTTGATCTTCGGATCGGTGCGCCAGTCGACCGAGCAGTCGAGCACCGTGCCGTCGTCGGTGCGACGGAACTCGTGCTCGATGTACTCCGGCTTGGTGAACCCCATGTCGACCAGAGCGTTCTGCAGGAGGCCATGCAGCGCGTGACCGATCTGGAACACCCGCTGCGTCGACGCGGAGTGCTTCTCCGGCGGCAGCAGGCCCGCCATCGAGGCGTACGTCGCCGCCAGACATGCCAGCCCATGCGACGACGGATGGAAGGCGGTGTCGCGCTCCTTGTTCGGCTCGACGATGATCTTGATCTCGTCGGGGAACTGACCCCTGCTGTAGTAGAGGTCGAGGTGCGGGGCGAGGAGCAGTTTCTCCTTCGCCGTCTTGTTCAGGTTCTTGATGAAGCTCATGCGTACCTCGGATCCATGAAGTGGTCGAGCGTGGTGACGATCAGGTCGATGTGTCCGTCTCGGTCGGCCAGCGGGTGAGCCGGGTCAGCGATGATGCGGAGAGCCATCAGCGGCTCCTTACCCTCGCTCCACGCCTCGTCGGTGATCTTGGCGAGATCCTCCATGGAGATGGAGATGGACTTGGCGGGCTTGTCGTACTGGCCGCGCACCTTGCACTCGATCAGGTACTGGTGGTTGCGCACGTCGCCCTGATCGGAGACCGCAGCCCCCGACGACGGCGAACGCTTCGCACTCGGGAACCGCGAGGCAACGTACTCCTCCTGCCGAACGGAGCGATCCTTGCTGCTGCCGCGAGCCGCCATCTACTCGCCCCTCTCGCAGTCGACGCAGCGAACCCAGAACGTGTCGCGATCCTGTCGCGACCACAGGACGAGCGCCAGCGTGACGCCGACGAACACCCCTGCGAGGAATGCGAGGACGATCATTCGCCGACCTCCACTTCGTCGGCCGAGATCGGGTCGACGTTCTCGACCGGGCCGTAGGCGGTCTCCATCGCGTCCATGATCCCTGCCCGGATGAGGTCGTAGACCATCGGCTTCTCGGCGATGTGCGCCGCGACGCCCTTGACGCCCTGCACCTTCACGCCGTCGGGGAGCGTGTAGTACGCGCCGCCGCGCTTGATGATGCCGGAGCGCATGCCCGTGTTGATGACGTCGGCGACGGTGTCGACGCCGAAGGGGTAGTCGTCCGTCTCCATGTAGTACATGTCGTAGAGCGCCTTGCGACCCGAGCCCTCGGAGAGCTTGTTGCGCAGGATGTGCGCGATGATCGGCCGACCGATCTCGACGTCGGTTCCGGCGATCTTGGTCTTGAAGGGCGTGCCGCCGACCTTGAGGTGGACGATCATCGCCTCCATGTGCTCGATAGCGCGACCGCCCGGCTGCTTCACTGCCCCGGCGTAGCGCGCGTTCATGTCGTCGCGCTGCTGGTTGAGCATGACCAGCGCCGTGTTGGTGTGGTAGGCGGCCGGGACGCACATCTTCATGCCCCATGTGATGAGACCCGCCTGACCGCCAGTGCGGGCCTTGGCGTCGGTGCCGATCTCGCTCTCGCCGAGCAGGGCACCAATCGAGTCGAAGATGACCAGCCCGACCTCGGCCTCGATGCAGCGGTACATCATCTGGAACGCCTCCTCGCCCGTCTTGGGGAAGGCGACGAGGAGGTTGTCGACGTCGACGCCGTGCTTGGCCGCCCACGAGGGGTCGAAGCTCGTCTCGACAGCGAGCCAGACGGCGTCGAGCTTCTGGTTCTGGGCGTTGGCGACGATGCGGTTCGCCAGCACGCTCTTGCCGATGTCGCGGTGGCCGAAGATGCCGGTCGCATGGCCGCGCGGGATGCCGCCGATGCCGGTCTCGTAGTCGAGGGCGAGGATGCCCGTCGGGATGACGTCGAGCGGAGGCTTCTCGCTGCCGAGCACGGCGGCGCGGGGTCCGTACGCCTTCTGCAGCTCCTGCCCGAGCGAGTGCATCCGCACGGGCTTGACGGGCTTGGTCTTGTTCGCGTTGAGCTTGATCGGCTTGCTCATGTCAGTCGTTCCCCTCCTGCGAGCGTCAGCCCGCGATCCTTCACCTCGATGTCGAACAGGCCGAGCACTCCGGGCTTGAGGAGGTGCGACTTGTTCGCCTTCCAGACGCCGGGCCATGCCGCCGCCTGAATCCGTGATCCGTTCCACTCGACGGTGACGCGAGCCCACTGCTCTCCGGCGTTGTAGCCGCCCTCCTTGAGGGTGCGCTTGTCCACCTCGGCAACGACGCCGTAGCAGCGCATGCGCTCGCCGGTCTCGGCGAGCTGCACGTCGCCGACGGTGACGCAACCGTCGACCCGCTCGGCGTTGTCGAGCAGGATGTCCGAGTAGAGGTCCTGAAAGACGATGCCGGTCAGCTCCTGCTCGAACTCGGCCCGGCGGTGCTTGTCGCACTGCACGACCACGTCCTTCTTGACGGTCTTCGAGGGGTCACGCACCTGCGGCACGTCCTGCTTCTCGCAGTACCAGTATTCGCCCTCGTAGAGGCCGTCGAACGCACCCGCGTTGAGTAAGGCGTTGAGGGCACCACGCGAGCAGAGCTGCTTCGGCGACTTCTCCGGGCGCTCGGCGGCGGGCAGCTTGAGGTGAGCCTTGTTCTGGGCTTCGAGCTTCGCGAGCAGATCCTCGAAGCTCTCGAACGGGCGATTGGCGATGATCCACTCGGCCGCCGTCTCGTTGACGCCCTTGACGGTGGACAGCCCGAACAGGATGTCGTCATCGACCTTCGACGTGATGACACCAGAGCGGTTGATGTCCGGCCCGAGCACGGTGACGCCCATGCGCCGACCCTCGTTGACGTAGTCGCCGACGCGCTCGGTGAGGCTCCGCTTGGTGGTGCCCTTGGCCGTCAGGATCGACGCGAGGATGAACTCGGTCGGGTAGTGGTACTTCATCCACATCGTCCAGAGCAGCACCTTGCCGTACGAGATGGCGTGCGACTTGTTGAAGCTGTACTTGGAGAAGTCGACGATCTCGTTCCAGATGACCTCGGCCTGCTCCTCAGAGATGCCAGCGTCCTGCGCTCGCTGCAGGTATCGCGGATGCTCCGCGTGCATCTGCTTGACCTTTTTCTTGCCGAGGATCGAGCGCATGTCGTCGGCCTCGCTCAGCGTGTAGCCGATGGCGCGGAAGTAGGCCAGCACGGACTCCTGATACAGGAAGTCACCGTACGTCTCGTTCAGGATCGGTTCGAGGATCTCGTGCTGGTACCTGACCGGGGCCTCACCGGAGCGGCGCTCGAAGTAGCGGTCGACCATGCCCGAGCGGAGCGGGCCCGGACGGTTCAGCGCGACGATTGCGCCGAGGTCTTCGAGGGAGCGCGCCTCCATGTCCTTGGCGATGCGGCGTGCGGCGTTGCCGTCCTCGATCTGGAACAGCCCGAGCGTCATCTTGAGGTCGAGCAGCTCGTACATCTCGTCGGGCTGGTCGTCCCAGTCGATGTCCCGCTTGAAGATGTCGTTGGGGTTGCGGCCCGCCAGCTCGGGAACGAGGGCGACCGCCTCCATCAGCGTGTCGAGGTTCCGCAGGCCGAGCAGGTCGAGCTTGAGGAAGCCGAGCGCCTCGACCTCCTTCATCTCGATCTGCGTCACGAGCTTCTTGACCCCGGCAGTCTTGTCCTCGACGAGGCGACCGGGCAGCAACCCCGTCAGCGGCTCGTCGGAGAGGATCACGGCGGAGGCGTGGACGCCGTAGCTCGCCAGTCGCCCGGTGAGCCACTCGGCGGCCTCGAACAGCTCCGGGTACTCCTCGATGTACGGAGCCAGCTCGTCCTTGAGCGCCGTGTAGATGCCCTCGGCGATGACCGCACCGTCATCGTTGATGACGTCGTGCCACTCCGGCTGCTTGCCCGCATCCTCCAGCGTCTCGATGAGCTTCTTGATGCGCTCGGCAGCGGCGTAGTATTCGCTCCCCACGACGAGGTTCTTGGGACGCCCGGTCGCCCGGTCGTACTCGATCTCGCCGTACACGGGCTTGAGCGCCTTGTCGATGGCCGACTTGGGCTGCATCCGGATGTGCGTGCCGATGTCTCGAACGTGATCGTGGCCCCAGCGGCGGGCGAGGTACTCCTTCGCCTCGCCTCGGAACTTCTGGGGGATGTCGTTGTCGATGTCCGGCAGGCCGTCGGCGCGACCGGGGTTCCAGAACCGCTCGAAGAACAGGTTGTACTTGATCGGGTCGATGTCGGTGATCCCGAGCGAGTAGGCGAGGATCGAGCCAGCGGCGGAGCCACGACCGGGCCCGGTCAGGATCCCCTGACGGTGGCACCAGTTGATGAGGTCCCATGTGATGAGGAAGTAGTCCTCCAGACCTCGCTCGCCCTTGCCGAACGCCTCGGTGATCGCGCGGAACTCGAACTCGGCGCGCTCGACGACCTCGTCGGGCAGATCGCCATTCTCGTCGCCGTACCGCTCGACCAGCCCCTCCTCCATCAGCTCCAGCAGGAGGGCCCTGTTGTTCGGCACCTCGCGGGCGACCTCGTCGGCCTGCGTGAACTTCGGGAGGTGCAGCTTCCGCTCCATCGGCGTGATGTCGCGGCACAGCTCCATGACGTTGAGCGTGTTCGCCATGCTCTCGGCGACGCGATCCTCGCCGAGGTACGAGAGCGCACTGGCCATGGAGCTGCCGTCCATGATCCAGAGGTCTGGCGGATGGTGGCGCATCGCCCCGGTCACGGGGCTCTTCCAGCCATACCCCTCGCTGGTGCCGGGAGGCCCCATCTGCGCCGTCAGCAGAGTCTCGTGGTTGAAGTAGTCCTCCTGACAGGCGTAGTGCGCGTCGCTCACGGCGAGCGTCGGAATCCCGCGCTCCTGCGCGATGGACACCAGAGCCTCGTTCAGGTCACGCTGCTCCTGCGTCCGGTAGGCGTGCAGCTCGATGTAGAAGCGGTCGCCGAAGATGCGCAGGTAGCGGTTGAGCGCGTCAGTGTCGTCGCCCTTGACACCCTTCGCCACGAGCCCCGCCATGCACGCGCTGGTGCAGATCAGGCCCTCGTTGTACTTCTCCAGCAGCTCCCAGTCGAGACGGGGCTGCGGGAACGGGTAGTCGCTCTTGGGGTCGTTCGCCGCCTGCGTGAGGATCTTGAGGTTGCGGGCCCCGACGTCATTCTGGGCCAGCAGGACGAGGTGGTAGGCGTCGCGCGGATGCGTCAGTCGCCGCTGCGTCCGCCCCGTCTCCGCGTTGGTGATCTCGCGGTAGTAGCTCTCGGGCCGCTGGTACCGATGCACCTCGGCCTGATACGCCTCCATGCCGCGACCGGCGAAGAGCCCACGCTTGTTCATCGCCTTCGCGAATGGCTCCCACCCAGCCACGAGGCCGTGGTCGGTGACGAACGCGCCCGGCATCCCGATGCTCTCGATGTGAGCAGCGATCTCCTCGACCGTGCCAGCGCCGTCGAGGGCACTGAACTCGGAGTGGAGATGCGTAGGACAATACACGCTATCGCACATCGTTGTCAATACCTTCGCTGATTCGCATGGTGTGGCTGATGCGGACAGAAGCCGTGAATCCCGATGGAGCAGTTGCAGTTCCAGCAGAGGATGCGGTATGCGTCTGGCCAACCTTCCTTCTTGATCTTGCGCAGCAGGGTGAGCCCAGTGACACGCTTGCCACTCGGCCAGCGGTGATGATCTGGAACTCCGTGGATGTGATCGAGAGTGAGGAAGTGCTCCTCGGTCTCGCCGCAGCACGCACACTGGCCACCGTAGGCTTCGAGCATCTCGGCCCGAAGGCGCAGTCGAGCCCTCGTGTTGCTGTTCGCGTTCTGGCGACTGACCTTCTCCCGATTCCCCTTGCGCCAGCGCCTCGTGTACTCGCTGTTGCAGAGCTTGCAGTACGACTGCCGGTAGCCCTTCGCCTTGTTCGTGAAGTGGAAGTCATCGACCGACTTCTCCTTCTCGCACATCTTGCAGACCTTGGTCGCCACTGCCCTCTCCCATCGCATTGTTGAACTCACCACTTAGGGTGAAGGAGTTCAACATGGAGGTTGCGCAGTATGAAGTGTCACACATGGGGTTGGTTTCCTCGAATGGCGAACGCGGGGCCGACGTGGTCGGTGTGGGCGGGACGTGCTTGCCACGCCGACCCCGCGCTCTGCACGAGCAGTAGGGGGACTAGGTCCTACTGGTTGCCGGTCAGCTCGGCCTGCAGCTCCTCGAAGCGAGAACGCTTCTTGGGCTTCGCGGCCGGAGCCTCCGCCTTGGGCTCGGCGTCGTCGCCGTCCATGTCGTCCGCCACCTTCGCGCCGCCGGAGAACCGGCCCGCCGAGGAGCTGCTGCTCTTCGCAGAGGTCGACTTGGCGGAGCCGCCCTTCATCTTCGCGTACTTGTTGAAGACGTGGTCCTCGGGCAGCGACTCGACGATCTCCCGCATGCGGTCCTCGGACGCCAGCTCCTCGACGTACGCTTCGAGGCGCTTCTCGGCCTCCTCGACGTTCTCGGGCATCTCGAACTCCTTGCCCGTGTACGCGATGGGAGCGTAGGTCGTGTTCTGGTCCTTGCCCTGACGGGTGATGCAGAAGACCTGATCCTCGATGGGACCGATCTCGTCCGCGAACGCCCGCAGGTTGGGGAAGAACGTCGAGGGCGACTCGATGACGAGGTAGATCGCGGGCTCGGTGACCTCCTCGGAGCCACCGTCCTCGGTCTTGCGGTTGAACGTGCGCTCCATCGGCTTGAACGAGACGATCTTGCCGCCCTTGAGCACCGGCTCCATCTCGCAGACGATGGCGATGGAGCGGTTGCTGGGGCTGTAGCCCCGGTCGGCGAGCGGGTCGTACCCGGACGGGCCGTCGATGTTGGGATCGCGGCGGCTGATGAAGTCGCGCCACATCGGCTTGTTGGTCTTCGGGTTCGTCCCGCAGTCCATCATCTTGTGGTAGAGGACGGTGGGGATGTCGTCCATTCCACTGAGGAAGAGCACGTAGTGCTTCTCGCCGTCGTCCTTCCAGCGCAGGTTGGGGACGAACGTCCCGCCCTTGCCGCCAGACGCAGCGGCCTTCTTCATCTCTTCTCCGCCCTTGCGGAGATTGGCGAACACAGCCATTTCACGACTCCTTGGTCTACTGAGCTGATGCACAGTCCCTTGTGGACCGCGCATGACCAAGGATACTGGCCGCGTCGGACGAACCTTCGTCAGTCGCAGTCGCCGCAGGGCTCCGAGCACCCGCAGGGGCGTCCAGCCTTGCTGGTCTTGCTGATCGTGTCGAGCTTCGCGGCCAGCTTGTTCAGCTTGGCGTTGTCGGCGGGCTTGACCGCCTTCGGCTTCTCGGTGATCGCGAACTTGCGGAAGGACATCGTGAACTCCATGCCGGGGGATTCACCCATTAGGGGTGAGCGGCGGAGTACATGATGGACGGCGTGACCCGGCGCAGGGCCGCCTCAAGCTGGTCGTCATCGCAGTCGCCGAGGTCTGCCTTCTCCGCGTGCCGGGGTGGGGGAACGACCCAGAGGGCCGTGTGATGTTCGAGCGCATCCGTGATGGTCTTGACGGCCTTGTGGCCCGCCTTGTCGTTGTCGTAGCTCAGCCACAGCTCGCGCATCTTGCGCAGGAGCTTGAGCTGCCCCGGTGACACCATCGCGCCGTACGTCGCGACCGCCGGAAGCCCAGCCGTCAGCAGCCGCGCGACCGACATCGGCGACTCGACCACGAGCGTCGGCCTGTCGAGCACCAGCACCGCCGAGTTGTACACGGTCGACTCCCTCGGGAAGTCGGTCGTGTTGGTGTACTTGGGCACCCAGCTCGGGACGTCGTCGCCGAGCCACCGCTCCTGCCACCCGACGCACTGGTCGTCGACGAAGACGGGGATGATGAGCGCCGGGCCGACATGGGAGCCGCGCTGGTGCTCCGGATCGTAGCCGAGCTTGAGGTGGCGGCACACGTCGCGGCCGATGAACCGATTCCGCCCGTCAAGGTGCAGCTCGCCGTCACAGAACAGGTGCTCGCTCGACATGAGATTGTTGCACCACTCGTCGACCTTCGACTTCGGGTACCACGGCAGGACGGTCTCGTCCTTGGTTCGCCACGGTGTGTCCTCGACGGCGAGACGGCGATGCACCTGCTCAAGGAACCCGGCGTCGGTGCCGGGCGTGAAGTCGGAGAACTTGGCGAGCCACTCGACGGCGAAATCGTAGTCGCAGTCGAGCACGCGCATGACGAGCTTGATCGGCGTGCCGCCGTACCCGCAGGTGAAGCACGACCAGACGAGGCGGTCGGTGTTGATCGAGAACGAGGGGTTGCTGTCGACGCCACCATGCTCTGGCAGCGGGCAGTGCGAGAACCACTCGTCACCACGGATGGTCGTGGCCTCGATCCCCAGCTCGTCGAGCACCTCCTCGATGCGGAGGGTCGCCGCGATCTCGGGCCAGTCGTCGCGCTCGTCAGACACGCTCGATCCACTTCAAGTCGCCGCACACGCCGATCTGGTTCGACACGAGGCCCCTGACGTTCTCGCTGACGCGGGAGGCGATGCTCCCCAGCTCGAACATGCGCGACTCGCGCATCTCCTTGTTGGCGTGGATGCCGAGCACGAGGTCGGATGCCTGACCGATGGCGTCCGTCAGGCCGATCTGCGCGAGGTCAGCCATCTCGGTCAGCCCGGACGCCTCGCGGTTGAACTGCGCCGCCCAGAAGGTCGGCCAGTGCGCTGCGATGTAGTCCTTGATCTCGTAGACCGTGGCCGCGTCGCGCTGGTTCTTCTCCTTCGCGCTGGAGGTGGGTGTCAGGAAGCTGAACTGGTCGCCCAGCACGACGTCCGGATCCCACGCCTTGGCCCGCTCGGCGACGTGGCGGACGGTGCGCTCGTCGGGCTGCGGATGGACGAAGCGAACCGTGCCCGACGCCTGCCGCAGCAGCTCGCCGATGGCGCGCATCTCGTCGATCTCCTCGCTGGTCAGACGCCCCTTGAAGAACTTGGTGTAGCTGACGCCAGCGACCATGCACTGGAACCGCCCGTACATCTCCTCCTCACGCAGCTCCATCGTCTCGAAGTGGACGCGGGCACCGGCAAGCATGTTCGCGACGGCCGACTTGAGGAGGATCCACGACTTGCCGGTCTTGGGGCGACCGCAGACGAACGTCATCGTGCCGGGACGCAGTCCGCCGGTCACCTCGTCGATGTCGGGGAAGCCGAACGAGAAGCCGCGATGCGACCCGGCGAGGATCCGCTTGTTGTAGATCGAGATGGCCCGATCCCAGTCCGCGAGGTCGAGGACGCCAGTGTGGGAGGCGGTCTTGCGGGCGATGTCGCCGAACTGCTCCAGACCGAAGCGCACGGCCTCGTCAGGGTCGCTCACGGCGAGTGACGCGAGGCGACTGACGACCTCCTTGGCGCGGCTGCGCTGGTAGCGGTCGCGAAGCTGCTCGATGACCCACTCGACGGGGGTCGTGGGCTCCGCGAAGTGGCCGCCCAGCTCATGGATGATCTGCGGGGCCGTCGGAGCCTTGCCGTGCTTCTCGATGTACTCGATCACGAACGGCAGCAGCTTCGCCGCGCCCTGCTCGTCCCGCAGCAGCATCTCGGTGCCGATCTGCTCACGGTAGATGGCCATCGCCGAGTCGGGCACCGCGAGGTGCTCGATCAGCTCGTCCTCGATGTCGATGGGCTCGTCGATCAGCTCCATGTCAGTGGCCTCACTTCACCCGAGAGGATCATCTCCTCGTTCTCCAGCCCGTGCTCGACGCGATAGTCGGCACCCTGCAGCTCGATGCGGAACTGCTTGGCCGACAGCAGGGAGTGGATGCGCGGGAACTCCCGCTCCAGATCCTCCTCCAGCATGTTGGTCGTCGTCGCCGTCGGCAGGTTGCGCGAGGTGCGGTGCCGGATCACCTCTTCGAGCTGGTCCTCGAAGAAGGAGCGCATCTTGTCCGAGCGCGGCTTGAGGATGTCGTCGATGACCAAGAACTCGGCGTCGGTCAGCTTCGACCGGATCCAGTCACGGCGAACGGCGTCCTCCAGCTCGTAGAGGGACTTCATCTCCATGAACTGGATGAACCAGACGGAGTAGCCGTCGAGCGCGAGTGCCTTGGCGATGTGGGCCGCTGTCATCGTCTTTCCGACGCCGAGGCGCTTGCCCATGATCTCCCAGCCGAAGCCCGACATGCGTGCCGTCTCGAAGTTCGTGATGTACTTCTCGATCCGGTCGCGGTGCTCGTTGTGCGGGTACTCGTTCCAGTCGAGCACCTGATACTCCAGCGGAATGTTGGCCAAGCAGTAGAGCTTGAAGAGCTGGAGCATCGGGTGCGACCCGTACTCGTCCGTCGGGCACTCGTGGTCTTCGCCGCGAAAGCGGTACGTCCCGGTGCCGCGACAGACGGGGCACTTGCCGCCCGTTCGGATGTAGTCCGGGTTCCTGTCCAGCTCAGCCCGCTGGCTGTCGCTCAGTGCCCTCGGCAACTTCGTCGCCATCAGATTCGTCAAGTCCATCTTCGCCCCTGCCGCGCAGCAAGTCCTCTGCTGCCTCGATCTTCCGCAGGTTCTCGATGCGCCGTGGCTCGAACTCCTGCAGTACCCTGAGCACGGTATCAGCACGGTCGGACGAACTACCGTCGTCGAGCTTGAGGATGTTGAGCGGAGACCCGGCCGCGATGTAGCTCTCCATCAGCTCGCGCAGGGCCTCGTCCACGCCCTTCTCGAACTCGCTGGCGTCGTCGCCGACGGGCAGGTAGAAGGCGTAGTCGTAGTTCCACGTCTCGACCAGTGCGATGGCCAAGCAGGGCAGCACCTGCTGGAGGTGGAGCAGCTCCTGTCGCTCGGTGTCGGTGAAGTCGACGTCGAGCAGACGGGCCGTGAGCGCGTTGATCCGCTGACCGCAGTGGGCCATGCGGTCGAAGCAGGTGCCGACCTCGATGACGCCACGGGCCGCGATCTCATCCTCGCTCTCGCTGCGGAAGTGGACGAGCTTTGCCCAGAGTGCGAGTGACGTGCGCCACGACCCCTTCTCGCCGAGGGGGAAGCCGTATGCGCTCGTGCGCTGCTCGCTGCCGTTCCCTCCGGCGAGGTCGACGAGGTATGGGCGATTCTCGTGTGGCCACCCGCACCACAGATCGTGGGCGAGATCGGTCTTGCCAGTCCCCGGTGCCCCGAGGATGCCGATGCGAGGAGGCGTCACGACAGCTCGTCCGCCTTCGCCTTGCGAGGCTTGAGGAGGGACATCGAGACCTTCGGTGCCACGCGGAACTTCATGAAGACCGCGAGCAGGGACGGGTCGGCCACGACGAGCGCCTCGGCCTTCTCCTCGTCGAGGGTGACGGTCGTGGAGGCCAGCGAGAGCAGCTCCTCTGCATCCAGCTCGCTCAGGTCGAACGACGAGGACACGGAGAGGGTGACCGTCTTCGTCACGCACTTCTCGGCCAGCTCGGGGAACTCGTCCACGAAGCCGAGGACGTCGAAGTCAGCGCCGCGCTCAGTCCGCCCACGGCCGTAGACCATCTTCGTCTGCGTGTTGACGTACTGGTACTTCATGTACTGCGGGTCGGGCTCCATGACCACGATCCACTCGCGGTCGTTGTCCGGGTTGGGCTCCATGAGCAGCTCACCGTCAGCGGTGATCGCCACGCACATGTCCGGGTAGCGAGTGTTCAGGGCGTCGTCGATGTCCTCGCCGTCCTTGAGCAGGACGCGCTCGGTGACCCGCTCCAGCGGCACGTTGTCGATGATGTACTGCGTGAGCAGGTCGAAGAACTGGGACTTGCGGACGTCCTTCGACTCCTCGGCGTCCTTCCACTTGTCGTAGACCTTGCCGAGGTCTGCGGTGAGGATCTGGAGCTTGTCGTTGACGGTCTCCGCCGCCTCGATCTGCTCCTCGATGGTCTGCTTCTTGGCCTTGGTCGTCATCTCCGCTCTCCGTTCGATTGCGATCTGCTGATGGGAACAGTGTCCCCTGAACCTGAACCCGTCACAGTCGCAGACGGGTTCATCTGGCCACGGTGGGAAGAGGACATCGTGTACCGCTCCCTCGATTGTCTGCGAGGGGACGGGGATGATCTCCCAACCGTGTTCTGGTCCGATTGCCATGTGAACCAGTGTACTCGACGGGTCGGATGAACCGTCTTGGGTATCATCGTAGCGAGTCCCCGCATGGCAGTCAACCCCTGTATCGAGGTATTCGCTCTTCTCGGTACACGCGCGTCGCGTGACGCGAGTAAAGGGGCGACTGCGCGGCCTCTCGGAATGGCGCAGTCTCGCCCAACGGCCTCGTACCGTCTAGGTGTCACCGAACGACCAGTCGGTGTGCTGCCGGTGCTTGCCGGGCCCGCTGGGGGCTATGCTGGGGCCGCTGCTCGACTCCCGTCGCCGGGGGCAGGTCGCTCCAGAGAAGCGGCCGGAGCCCAATCGTAGCGAGGCCGTCGGACGAACCGAGGCCCGCCCCGGTGATCGTCGGGACGGGCCTCGTGGCGGAGATGATGAGCGGCGAGCCTACGTGCGCGCCTTCGCAGGGTCAAGCCTGCTCCACTCCAGCCGATCCCTTCCTGATGGCCTCGACCTGCGCGACGCTCGTGTTGTAGGCCGCGACGGCCTCGACGGCTGCCTTCTTGAGGTCGTGCCGCTTCGCGCTGTAGGCGATGGCCTGCAGGCTGGTGAGCAGCGACACGCCGAGGATGACCCACGGCGCGTACTCGTCCGGAACGACCGGGACGAGATCGGTGAGCACCGTCAGCAGGACGGTTGTCCACTGGATGACGACAGTGGTGACGAGGGCGATGTACTCGGAGGTCTTCTTGCCCGGCTTGAGGGCGAGGTCGTGCAGTTCCATGATGCTCCAGTGTGTCGGTGTGGGCACACATTAGGCCGGTGCTCTGCCGAGTTCGTCCGGCCAGCCGCGTATCATGGGCACCATGACGAGCACAGGTCATAGGCTGGCTGTCCCGCGTGGACATGGCCAGCGAGAGATTGGACGGCTGCCCGCAGTCGTCGCATCGGCGGGCCCGGCGAGGAAACTGTGCAACTTCGCTGGGTCCGCCGGAGCACCCCGCTGGCGCGTCTTCAACGACGCCGACAAGCACGAGCTGTTCTCGGGCGACGAGCGGCGCAAGTTCCTCTTCCTCGAACGGCACGAGACGCTGCCGCTGCAGTGGGCGGTCGAGAGCTTCGACCCCACCTACCTGCAGCGCATGGGCGACGCGATGACGGCCTACAACACGGTCACCGTCTTCGCCGTCGACGGCTTCCTTGCCCGCGCGGCCGAGCAGGGGTACGAGGTGGTCTTCCTCGAAGACCCTGCCGAGGAGTTCGCGTGGCTGGCGTCACTGTCGGAGCCGGTCGGCGTCTCGATTGCCGAGCCGCACCTCGACGGCACGACCGACGAGGGGTTCCTGCCCTGTCAGGCGCAGGGCATCAACTTCGCCAAGGGGCGACGTGCGACCTACCTCAACTGGTCGACCGGCGTCGGCAAGTCCGTGGCCATGCTCGGCCTGATCGAGTGGTACACCAAGCACGACCTCATCGACCTCGTGCTCTGCTTCGTGAAGCCCCACAACAAGATCAACACCCAGCGCGGATTCGAGCGGCTGTGGGGGATCGAGGGCGACCCGCGCTCGGTGATCGTCGACGGCACGCTGCGCAAGCGCGAGAACCAGTACGTCGACGTCGCTCGGGCGATGAAGGGCGGCGAGGTGCCGATCCTCATCACCAACCACGAGAAGATGCGCGAGGACGTCGAGGCGATGAAGTTCCTCGTCGAGGGGCGGCGCGTCCTGATCCTGTGGGACGAGATGAGCAGCAAGCTCGGCAACCACGAGACCGCGATCTACAAGGGCACCGTCGAGGCGCTGTACACCTCCCACACGTCGCGCAAGAAGGTCACGGGGCGCGGCAACAAGAAGGTCGAGGAGACCGTCCGCTCGTACTTCCCCCGCGCAGGCTCGGAGCGGACGGCGGAGGTCTACCACGTCGCGCTGTCAGCGACCCCCATCGAGCACAACCCCGGCCAGTTCTTCAACCAGTTCAACATCATGGACCCGACGATCTACGGCACCCGTCGAGCCTTCGAGAGCACGTTCGGGCGTGGCCGCGACCCGTGGAACAACATCGTCTGGGACGCCAACAAGCTGCCGCTGGTGGGGCTCATGGCTCTCGACGCAATCCACCAGATCGACAAGGAAGACCCGGACATCGCCGAGCAGTTTCCCGAGGTCATGCCGCCCGAGACCGTCTACCTGCAGATGTCGCCGGGCGAAGCGTTCCTGTACGACAAGCTCGTCGCCGAGTACGAGAACATGCGCGAGGCCGACGCCTCGATTCTCGACGAGACGGAGATCCTCGCCGCCCTCAACGTGCTGGAGATGATCTGCTGCAATCCGATGGCGGTGCTCGACAGCGCGAAGGCCCATCAGGAGTGGCTCGATGGCGGCGGTCGGCCGGAGGATCGAGCTGGATCGCAGGTCGCGTGGAAGCTGCGCGAGCTGATCGACAACGACAAGAAGTTCAACATCGTGCCGACCAAGTCGCTGGCCCTCATCGAGGAGCTGGAGGAGAACCCGGACGAGAAGTACGTCGTGTTCACCTCGCTCAACGACAGCCTGATCCCGTACCTGTCGGGGTGGCTGGACAAGGTTGGCATCTCGCACGTCTGCTACCACGGCGGCCTGTCGATGCAGCAGAAGCAGGCGGCCGAGGATGCGTTCCAGAACGACCCTGACGTCCGGGTGTTCCTGTCGTCCGATGCCGGATCCGACTCGATCAACCTGCACGCGGCCGCCGAGGTCATCCACTACAACCTGCCGTGGTCGTACGCGAAGAAGATCCAGCGCCAGAACCGCATCAACCGACTGACGTCGACGCGACTGACCAACCGCTACCGCGACCTGCGGTTCTCGGGCACCTACGAGGACCGCAAGGAGGAGGTCATCGCCCAGAAGGCGGGCTTCCACACCGGCATCCTGCGCGGCGCCATCGCGGAGCAGGCCCAGACCCTGCGGCGCGGCGACTTCATGTACGTGCTTCTCGGAGGAGAGCGATGACCCGGCCCAAGTTCGTCAAGGTGCAGCAACCACTGCCCGGAGCCGGTCTCGTATCGTTCGGCGCGGGACGGAGCGTGAAGTCTCGCCAGACGGAGTTCGACGAGAAGTACCACCCCAGCCTCGTGCGCTTCGACATCGGCATGCACGCTCGCCGGAATGGACACCTGAGCCCCGGCGGCCCAGTCTCCATGGCGGGGTCAAGTCCCGACTGGAGCAGGCTGGAGGATGAGCGCAAGCTCTGCGACTAGGCGAAGTCGATTGCGCTCGACACCTTGATCTGCCCGTTGGGGAGAGCCAGCACGAGGTAGAACGCTGCGATGTTGGCGCTCTCGTTGATCGTGATGGCGATCTGCCCGGAGGCGTTCGACACGAGCGAGAACGCCTTCTTGGAGCCGGATTCGTCGATGATGAGGCCGGTGCTCGCGGTCACCGCGCCGTTCGGGGCGGTGTTGATGAGGTCGAGGCCGTCGCTGTTGTCCGAGAACCACGCCTTGACCCGCCGCGACGCCCGGAGGTTGATCCCGAGGATGTCCTTGAGCTGGATGGTGACGCCGATGGCGTTCCCGGCCTCGGCCGCGACCGTGATGGTGGTCGTGGAGGCGTCGGGAGCCTGCTCGTCGAGGTTGCTGGAGACGATCTGCCAGCGGCCCATCGTCAGGTTCAGGTCACGACGCACGGCGGGGTCGTCCACGTTCACGCGCGTGCCGCCCGCAGCCACCGTGGCGATGCTCGTCTTGTTGATGCGCAGCGGCGTCGCCGAAATGCGGCCGATCTGGAGGATTGCCATCGTCGTCCTTCCGGGGGTTCACCTGTTAGGTGCCAGAACGCAGACGGCCGCCCCCTCGCGAAAGGGGACGGCCGCTGTACTGAGCCCACATCGTGGTGGGGCAGTGACTACGCGAGGTCGATGACGTCCGAGACCTTCAGCTCGCCGTTGGGGAACTCGACCCAGAGGTACTTCGGGGTCGCGTTGCCCGCGTGAGCGACGGACAGGACGAGCACGCCGTTGGCGTCGGTGACGCCCTTGAACACGAGGTCGTCGACGACCTCTGCGACCAGCGATCCGGTCGTGGCCGTGACGGTGATCGTGTCGTCGCTCGCGACAGCTCCGGTCGTCGCCGAGCTGGACAGCCAGCAGTTGACGGTGCGGACGGCGTCGACGTCGACCCCGGTCACGTCCTTGAGGGTGACGGTGACGGCGATGGCGTCACCGGCCTCGGTTGCGACGGCGATGGTCGACGCGCCAGCGTCAGCGACGCCGCCAGCGGCAGCGACGGGAGCGCCGGAGTCGACGATGTCGGTGAGGACGACCCACTGACCGACGGAACGGTTCAGGTCGCGCTTGACGGCGGGGTTGTCGAGGTCGACGGTCGTGCCGCCATCGGCGACGGTAGCGATGGGGGTGCGGTCGATGCGAAGGCGCTTGCGCGCAGTGCGGGCGATGCGGATGAGATTGGCCATGTTCGTGTCCTTTGGGATCGTGTGGTTGCTCTACGGAGCAGCCCGCTCAGGCGGCCAAGCCTGTCGGGTCGGTCATCGCGCTTGCGCTTGATGCCAGCTCACCCTTTAGGCACGAGCGTCAGCGGGTTCGGTAGCTCTTGTCGTAGAGCGGCACGCCGAGCTGCGCGTATCGAGGGATCACCTTGTAGTTGACGATGCGAGCTGTCGGGGTGAGCGCCGTGCCCTGAATCTGGAGGTCGCGGCCGCGCTCCTCGGGCGGGAAGTGGATGCCGCCGAAGGGGTCGCTGACGTAGTTGCGGAACGAGCGCCAGCGGCCGTCGGCGGTGGCCCGAGCCTCCCACTCGACCGTGCGCTGGCCAACCCGCAGGTCGTCGACCCAGAAGTGCCCGATGCCCGCGTCCTGCGGAACGAGGATGGACATGCGATAGAACAGGCTGGCGTACTGGTTGCGGTACGGGAGCAGGTCGATGTAGACCTCGTTCCAGCGCGTCGGCTGGAGATGTTCGAGGTTGATCCGGAACCTGATCGGGTCGCCGTTCTCGTCGAGCGAGGTCGACTCCATGAGGATGTACGGCTGCGTGTCGGGCGTGGATCCGCTGCCGACCCAGATGTTCGCCCTGATGTACGAGTGCTTCCAGTCGTCGATCAGGAAGTTCGAGGTCACGAGGCCGGACTTCGAGCGATAGCTTCCGAGGCCCGACGGAGACTTGGTGGTGTCGATGAACTGCTCCCGCACGTCGACCCAGAACACGCCCTGCGTCAACATGACGTCGGGGGTCGTGTTGGCGATGAGCTGCACGCCATCGACCGGCGTCGGTGACCGGAACACGCGCGAGCGAATGGTTCCGTACCCGATGGTGCCCTCCGCCAGCTCGTCGATGTATGCGTCGTAGTCGACGAACGAGGCCGAGAAGCCGCAGCGCCCGAGCCGCCCCTTGTACGCAGGATTGGAGAGCAGCACCTGCGCAACGAGCGAGCCGATTCCGTTGCGCTCATCCGACTCGTGCAGGCGAAGCTCGACGGATGCGCCCACGGCGGTCGCGGAGAAGTAGTAGCGCCCCGAATCGACCACGATCCCTCGACCGGCCTCGACGTCTTCGTCGATGGCTCGATCCAGCGTGACGCCCCACGACGTCAGCGTGGTGTCGCCGACGAGCACGTTCGCACCGTCGTTGCCGTCGTAGCGGAACACCCGGTACGAGGCCGCGCCGTTGAGATCCCATTCGAGGCGGGCCACCATGTGGCTCTCCAGACCCCCAAACGTCCCCTCGCGGAAGATGAGGTCGATGCTGTTGGTGCCAGCCTGTGTGAGCGCGCCTCCAGTGCAGAAGAACACGCCGACCGAACCGTCGATGAAGCGGGGGTCGTTATCGGGGTCGTCCGACGCGCTGCGGATGAGCTTCGGGATGTTGGTGCCGATGGTGGTGCCGTCGAGCGCGACCTGATTCTTGATGACGCGATGGCGCGTGTCGAAGTCGATCTTGCGGTCGTTGGCCTGATAGTCGGTCAGATCCTCGATGACGCGGATGCCGTGCAGCAGCCGCATGGTGTGGCCGTCGGTCGATGCCGCCTTCTCGATGTGGATGCGGATCCCGGTCACGGCCGTGATGTCGAATGTGTCGCGCAGGAAGCTGGAGATCGGCACCGCCACCCAGTGCGTGCCGCCGACGCTCGCCGAGAATGCGAGCTTCACCGACTCGCCGTCCTCCGGGCTGTCACCCACCTGATTGGCCGAGGTGAACGAGCCGTCTGTGTTGGACGAGAGCTGGACGTACGACGAAGCGGCGGTCAGCGAGCTGAGGGTGATGTCGGCCGTCGAGTCGAACGTGATGACGAGGTGCGCGCTGGGGCCGAAGAGCGTCTCGCTGCAGTCGATGGGGTTGGTGACGTCGTCGGTGTCAACCGGAATGCTCGAAACGAGATCGGCGTCGATTGCGTTGCCGTCGGCGGTGAGTGTCAGCGCCCGCAGGTTGGCCGGTGACGAGATCAGGCCGACCTTGAGCAGCTTCGCCTCGTTCGCGCCGTAGGAGGCACCGTCGTAGGTGATCCAGTTGGGGTTCGGGTAGACGCCAGTGCCGCTCGCCTCCCAGAACTCGCCAGCGACGATGCGCTGCGATTCGAGGTTGAACTGGGTGCCGTACGGCGGATCCAGCTCAAGCAGGGTCTGCGAGAGCTGATCCAGCTCGGACTGCGTGCGGGGGCGCTCGATGTCGAAGTTGATGAACGAGCGCAGGTCTGCGTGGATGACCTCGTCGATCCATGCGCTGTCCGCGACGCCGTCGGGAGTCCAGTATTCCAGCCACCGCCCATTGGGTGAGCTAAAGGTGTCAGCGATGGGCCTCATGTGCTCTCCTCATCCACGGCGGTACCGAAGCCCGCTGCGACGCCGCTGTCACGGAACGTGATGCCGAACAGCGCGGAAGGATCCACCTCAAGGTACTCCGTCATGTCGGAGCGTGCGATCTGCGTCACCACCTCGCCCCCGTCGCCGTACGCGCTGGCGATCATGTAGTCGACGTCGATGTCGTATCGCACGCCGCGCTCACTGAGCTGAGAGTGAACGCGCACGTTGGATGCGATGCCGACGTTGAGCAGGTTGATGAAGCGGTTGTCCGTGAGGGTGACGGGCTCGTCCGAGTAGGCAACGCCATCGACCGAGTAGGACACGTAGACGGTCTGCCCGCTCTCGATGCGGCTCATCGGCTCACGCACGAAGGAGTTGAGGTCGAGGAACTGGTCGTCGTAGAGGTTGTCGTCGATGATCGGATCGTCGTGCTCGACCGTGTAGTCGTTGCGACGGAACTCGACGTCGCGGATGCCGACGTAGTACGCCTTGCGGTTGAAGCGCGCCTTGTCCGTGCGGTAGAAGTGGCGGCACTTGCGATTGAACCACATCGGCGTCTCGGCGATCTCCGAGAAGGCGTGCGTGACACGATCCCCTCGCGTGGAGACGAACGCCGAGTGGGCCTCGATCTGCGGAGTGGCTTCCCGCGTCAGGGGTTCGATCTGCGTGGGCCGCGACCGCAGCGACCGGCCGAGGAGACTTCCGTCCCGCAGCGTCGCGACCAGAGAGCCACGATACAGCGTGTTCGACGCGAACCGGATCTTGCTCTGGGTCACCGGGTCGATGAAGGCGTTGGTGCCCGTGTCGACGAGCCCGGAGCCAAGCACGCGAGGATCATCGAGCAACCCGTGCGAGAGCGCGGTCATGAACTCACGATGCTTGTAGGCGAACTCCTGAACCGGGTCGGCGATCTCCTGAAGGATGCGACGCTGGACGGGCGTCTGCGACTGGACGAACCAGTCCTCCACGGTGCGTCGCACCTGCGTGTTCTGGAACGCGCTCTCGACCCACGTCGGGTGCCGCTTGTACTCGACGGGCGGCAGCTCGGGGAATGGCGAGACGGTGAACGGCATCGGGCGCAGGTTCGTGAACTCCAGCTTGATGAAGCTCGCCTGCACCCCGTGCGGAAGCTGGATCGCCTCGTCGCGGCGGAGGATGTAGACCTCGTTGATCGGAGTCCAGAGCATCTGATCCCAGTGCTCGGTCAGCTTGGGGGCCTCCCCGTGGAGGTTGTCGCGCGTGTAGTAGACGTGCATCCGGACGCCATGCGTGCGCGGGGCGATGCGGATGTTGTCGATGACGGCGAACTCCTGCTGGCCAGTGGCCTGCGCCTGACGCACATCGAAGTAGAGGCTCTCGACGGCCTCCGGGCTCGGGCGCGGCGCGCTCATCCAGCCCGGAGACGCCGGGTCGAGCACGCGACTCGCCGAGTCGAGCAGACGTGTGGCGTAGCGGTACTGGTTGCCGAGGATGTCACGCCCCGAGTCGCCCGTGTCAGACCAGACGCGCAGGGCGAGGCTGCGGCTGTGATCGGCGACGTACTCGCCGCCAGCCACGTAGGTCAGGCGGGGGACGATGAAGAATCGACGTGATCCCGTCAGCTCGCGCCAGCCCTTGTTGACCTCGATCACGACCTGATCGTTCGCCTCGCCGGTCAGCGATACGCCGAAGAACATGACGTCGCCATCACGCGCGGCCTCGGAGTCGACGACGGTCGTGGAGCCGACTGCGTCGTTGAGCGCCCACAGGCCGACGAGGTCGCCGTACGCCTGCAGGTCGCCGATGATCGAGCCGCCACCGTGGCCGAGATCGTAGATGGCGGAGACTTCGCCAGCGGTCATGTCGTCGTTGAAGAAGGCGATGTCGTCGAGGTCACCCTCGTAGCGCGTACCGGGATCCGTCCACGGCCCCGATCCGTAGAGCAGGTTGTCCCAGTCCGTGCCCCACTTCGTGCCGAAGCAGATTTTGTCCCCGGCGGCTGCCGCGTTGGGGGTGAAGGTGAGGCCAGCCGCGCTGTCCACCAGCGTGCCGTCCCGATAGAGCTTGAGCGTCCCGGTGCCGTTGTCGAAGGTGGCGAATGCGTGATGCCACTCGCCGTCGGCGGTGTTGGCGACGTCAGTCAGGGTGACACCGTCGCAGGTGACCTGCAGGGCGCTGTCGAGAGACCCACCGTCGGGCCCGATCCCGACGTACCACCCGTTCCCGGCGTAGTCGGCGTTGTCGACGATCACGCTGACCACGCCGTCCATCGTCGACGCTTCGCGACGGTACCAGAAGCTGCACGACCAGTTGGAGGTCGCGAGATCCGCGTGCCAGTCGACCTGAATGCGGCCCGAGTAGCCGTCGAAGCTCGCGTATCCGCCGGGCTGTCCGATGGAGCGGATCTGGTAGGAGTTCAGGCCGTCGACCGCCTGAATGTAGTCGCCTACCTGAGCCAGTCCCATGCCAGCATCGACGTCGTCGACGATGAACAGCTTCGAGCGCCGCTCCGCCGACAGCGTGGATGGCACGAGGAAGCCGGGCGCGTCGACCGGGTTGCTGACGTAGACGGCCGACGACGCAGGCGTGTGCTGGCTGCTGATCCTGATCTCGTAGGTCGTGTTCATGTCCCCCTGCAGGGGGCGACTGAAGTAGCAGTTGATCCAGCACTGGCCGACGTGCGCGGCTCCGCGCGTGGTGCCGCTGTCGATCCGCACGGCCTCGTCGGTGACGTCCCACAGCGACCAGCGCCACACCACGTCCCCGTGCATGGGGACGCCCTCGTCGGCACCGGCAGTCTGGGAGTTCACCTCTGCGAGGAAGCTGAAGCCAAGCAGGCCGGGAACGATGTCGTCCCCGGTGGTCGCAGTTCCCTCGCCGCGAGGCGCATCCTCGGGGAAGACGAACCGCTGCGTCAGCTCGTGCGTCGTCAGGTCAGGCTTGGCGGTGAGCTGCAGCAGCTCCGTGTTGGAGTCGATCTCGGACGCGAACAGCGGCCCCGCCATGTGGCGATGGTCGGAGACCGTGCGGAAGGTGCGCAGGTTCTTGACGATGGCCGGGTACGGCGTCCCGAGGTTGGCGCGAGTCGGCCACGGCGTGTCTCGGCGCGTGAAGCCGATGCGCAGACGGCGCGTGTGAACCGTCTCCCCCTTGGCGTCCGAGAAGTAGAACTCCGAGTGGACGAAGCTCGCCGTCGCGTCCGCCTCGTAGAGGATCAGGTCGTCGAACTTCAGCTCGGGTTCCGGCGTGACCGGCATCCACTCGGGAGCGCCCTCGCCTGCGGAGACCGCGTCGTACTCGATGGTGATCTGAAATGGTAGCCGAACGATGTCAAGCATCAGGCCCATGACCTGACGAACGCGACCGTAGTCGATCTCCAGATACTCGGTGGTCTCGACGCCGCCCCGCGCGACTGGGAGGTACTCTCCAGTCAGGGCGTTGACGGCCGCTGGGCGGATCTTGGACGACCAGAACGTCCCGCTGTCGGGCTCGGGGTCGTCCGTGAAGCGCAGGCCGAACAGGCGCGGATCGTAGATTCCGTTGACGAGCATCAGGCGCTCCTCCAAGCTCCGACGTAGATCGGCAGCGTGTTCGGGGCCACGACGTTCTCCTGAACGTGGGCCTGATCCACCTCGACTGTGCGGAGGAACGGGTAGACGTCAGCCACGGACGCCGGGAACGTGCCGACGTGCTCCGACTGATGCTGAGGGAACGTCGCTGCGAACGCGGTCGTGCCGTAGTTGGCGTCGTTCAGCGCCGACTCGCTGTACGCCATCACGGTCTCGATGGTGTGGAAGATGTCGGGCAGCTCGATCTGCGCGTCCGCATAGTTCACAGCCTGAGCTTCGATGCCGCCTTCGATGAAGTTCGCGTCGACCGCGCTCGGCGTAGGCCATGAGACGTCGGGCTTGCCGCTGACGAATCGCGTGGGCAGGAAACGCTCCGTGGACGAGTCGACGACCGGAGACGGGTTGACCTCGATGTGCCGGTACTCCTGCGGGAGGACTGACATGAGGCTGCCGACTGGGCGCAGGCGGTCGAGCACGTCCAGCATGTTGCGGTGGAGGTCGGGGAGCAGGAAGTACCACCCGCGCGCAACGATCCCCTCGACGGCCTCTCGGGGAACGTGTTGCTCGGTCGAGTAGACCGCGTCCATCTCCATGGGGCGGGTCGTGCCGTGCGCAGGCACATGGAACTGCGCCTGCCTGATGAACTGCACGTCGAAGGCGTAGTCGGCTGCGAAGTTCCCGTCGTTGTCCCCGAGCCTCGGCATGACGACGAACTCGCCCGGTGCGGACGACTTGCCGTACGCCTCCAGCCCCAGCGGGTCGTCACTGTACTGGTCGAAGATGTAGAGGTAGTGCTCGCGCACTTCGCACTCGACGCCAGACCCCGCCTCGGCAGCGTACGCCATGCCCTGCGGCGAGGAGCCAAGTCGCGTCGCGGCGAACAGCTTCTGGGCGCGGTGCCGGTAGCGGGCGTCCTTGAGCTGGACGTCGCTCCACTCGTCGGGCGTCAGAGCGTCGACGTCAGTGTCGAACGAGTACACCTCCGGTCGGATGCGCCCGAACCGGAAGTGCGTGGTGTAGAAGCTGTCGAGATCCCGGTAGCTGATGACCTCCGCCTCGCCCTGCAGGCGAGCGATGTAGGTCTGCTTCCGCAGCAGGCCAGCCCCCGCGTCTCCGCAGAGGGCTTCGAGGAACTTGTACAGGTGCGTGTCCGGACCCTGCGCGTAGGTCGATTCAGGGAACCGATCCATCAGTTCCTGAATGCGCGGCGGCCCCGCGAGGGGCTCGATGATCGGATCCGCCCGGACGAGTGACGTGGTCGTGCGGTCTCCGGAGTTGTCGGGGAAGCTGCTCAGGTAGGAAGCCATCGGCTACCGATCCCAAGTGTGCTGTGCGCGCTTGACCACGACCGAGACGTTGAGCAGCGGCGCTGCCGCCAGCTCTCGATCCTCGATGAAGAAGTCCGTCGTGAAGTAGACCGAACCCGACTCCAGAGCCTCGCCCTGCGGATTGACCTCTTCGACGCGAACCTCTGTGAGGGCACGCCACGTCACGCCGCTGTCGACGATGGTGTCCCCGTCTGCGTCGGGCCAGATGGGTTCGGTCGCGTTGCTCGTGCCAGCGCGGATGGCCTCGAACACGAAGCCGTTCTGCGTCGTGCTCGGGCGAACGATGTCGCCCAGCGAGTAGGCCGTCGCGCTGTCCCACGCCGGAACCGTGTCGTAGCGGCGGTCTGCCGTCCAGCGCACGTTGTCGACACCCGGCACGTCATGGATCGCCTGCAGGATGTCGGAGAGCTGGATCGCCGCACCGTAGTATTGGTTCTCGTAGAACACCGCCAGCGCGGCGTCGATGGACGCATTGACGATTGCCTCGTTCGCGCCGATGGAGTACATCACCGTGATGTACGCCTTGAAGTAGCGGCGCAGCGCGCGATGGACGAGGATGTCGGTGCCGACCTGCTTGTGACTGTCCTCCAGCGACTGCAGGAACTGGATGTTCTGATCGAACACGTAGCCCTGCACGTCGAACTGCACGCCCTGATTGTCCTCTCCGGTCACGACCGCGCCCGTGTAGGTCTCGACGCCGTTGATGTCGGTGAGGATGCCGAGCAGCCCCGCGTTGCCCTGCGGCGCGGCGATCAGCCACTCGATCCCGTCCTTGGCCCTGATCGAGCCCGCGTTGCCGTTGACACTGCGCGCGAAGGCGTAGTGCGCGAGCTTGGTATAGAGGTAGGGGCTGGCTTCGGTGCCAGACCCGGTGCGCTGGTTGAAGTACGCGCCGCTCGCCGTGTCCCCGATGTAGGTGAACACGGCGGTGCCGCTGGTGGTGGTGGCTCGGATCGGCGCGACATCCCAGACTGGCTCGGATCCGCCCGACGTACCTGCGGTCGTGCAGACGAACAGCTCGGTGTCGGACGCCTTCTGCACCACCTCGCCGACGGCGTATGCGGAGGTGGGTCGGAACGCCTCACCCTCGTCGACGTAGTAGTTGGCGCGCAGGTACTTGTTCTGTCCGATGGTGATGCTGTCCGGCAGCTCCAGCACTGGCTGCCAGAGCAGTGGCGTCAAGCGATTGCCCAGCGAGCAGGCGCGACCGTCGAGGCCGCGCTCGAAGTTGATGACCCGAGGGTCGTCCAGCTTCTGGTACGTCCAGTGGCTGGGATCGGTGTCTTGCAGGTTGTGGCTCTGCCCGGAGATCACCTCGGCGCTGTCGACATTCGTCTCCTCGCCGCCGTTGACGAAGACCTCGACGCAGTTGGAGATGCCGAGGCTGTAGTCGTTCCGCGAGTTCTGGGACATGTACTGGTGTTCGAGCAGCAGGATGTCGCCGCCCTCGATGCCACTCGGCCAGATCGGCGAGCCGTCGGTTCCCTGATCGACGAGGATCGTGACGTTGGGCTGGTACGGGTACGCCGAGGAGATGTAGCTGTGCGTCACCTGCCCGAGGTACGTGAACGTGATGCTGCCGGACACCGTCGTGGCGTCGACCGCGCTCGTGTCCCATGTCGGCATGCTCGCGCCCGACGAGCCAGCGTCGGCGGTGACGATGAACAGATCGTCGCCATGCTGCACGAGGTCGTTCAGCGCGTAGTTGTACGAGGGCTGGAACGCGCTGCCCGTCGTCAGGCCGATCAGCGCGAAGGTCGGCGCTTCGGCCTGCCCGGTGCCGACCATCGTCTCACTGAGGTAGCCCTCGGTGATGTCCCACGTCGGGCTGACCGTGTCGCTCGTTCCCGCCTCGATGCAGACGAAGAGGCGGCCGGAGCCGGTGGCGCCAGTGCCCTTGACGAGATCGCCCACGGCGTAGGCGTGTGCGTTGGCGTATGCCTCGCCCGCATCGGCGGTGATCGGCACGTCGTTGAAGAAGTAGTCAACGCCCGGCCGGAAGAAGTACGCGCTCGCCGCACTGAGCGTCGAGTCGGTCAGGAAGTGTCCGTCCGGGTACGTGAACTTGGAGTTCGGAATCGTGCTCGGCGGCGACGTCACCTTGAACGGCCAGTTGTGCGCGTCGGTCGCGAGCCCGCTGTGGTTGTCGTAGCCGAACGAGCCGCCGACAGTCGTCTGGATGTCGTCGTGCCCCGTGGGTGCCGCCCCAGCCGTGACGCCCGTGGCGTTCGCCGTTCCCGCACTGCCGCCGCCCGTGATCGTGTACGCCATCAGGGCGAGGTTGCGCCGACCGAGCCTGTTGCGGAACGTGACCGTGTAGGTGTACGGGCCACTGCCGCTGCGCGTCACGACGACGTGCGTCTCGCTGACGGTTGACAGGGCGGTGTCGAGTGCCGCGTTGATCGCGGTCTGGACGTCGTCGCCAGTCGCGCCCTGCGCGATGGAGGCCGATGTCGCGAGCGTGTTGCCGATCTCGTCCTTGACCGTCACGGTGAAGGTGGTCGCATCCGCAGCGATGGTGAACGACTGCACCTCGTTCTCGCCGTCGTCCGTGATGACGGGGATCTGGATCAGCTCGGCATACCGCGAGATCGGCCCGACCACGTTCACCTTGCTCACCGTCGGCGCGGAGAGCGCCAGAGCCATGATGTGGTCGTAGGTGCCGCTCATGTTGCGGAAGATCGAGTTGCGGAAGCGCAGCTTGTACTCGGCATCGCTCTCGCCGTCGAAGCCGCCAGTGGTGGGCTGCGTGTTGGTCACCGACGTGATGCCGGAGATGCCGCGCAGACCGGCGAAGCTCGTGATCGAGTTGACCGGGAGGTTGCCGATGGTGCCGTAGGTCGTGCAGCGCACGGGTGCATCGACGCTCGTCGAGTCGGCACCCATGACGACGGTCTCGGTCGTCGCGAAGATGAGGTTCGGGAACGCCGGGTTGTCGACGACACCGAGAAGCTGCGTGCCTCGCGGGATCGTCAGCGGATCGAGCGTTGCGCCGGTTCGCGAGAAGGTGACGCGGCCGACGGCCGCGCGGGGCACCTGACGGCCCCAGCCGAAGTTCCCGAGGTAGGCGTCGAGGCGTCCGCCGGTCATCGTGTCGAGATCGTGCTGGCGCAGCAGGACTGAGTAGTCCACCTGCGAGCCCGCGACGAACTCGGCCACCGTGTCGAGGATCTTGCGCTCGGGGGTGCCGACTTCGAGGCTGAACGCCGGATCCAGCAGGCGGAGCTGCTGGATCATGCGGTTGGCGATAGTGGACGCCGAAAGCAAAGCCGGGCTCCTCGGTGTGCGAACTAGACGGGGCGATTCAGGGTCACGCGCCCGCCACTTTCAACCCTTAGATAGCAGCGCGCCAGCACCACGTCCTGAATGGGCACCACGTCCAGTCGCTCGATGTCCGTCAGCACCTCGCCCGATGACATGGTGTGCTTGCCCCCGTAGCGAGCGACATCCGCTCGGATCCTGTCCATCTGCGCGGTCTGGTGGGCGATCAGGATCCGCCGAATCTCCGCCTCGATCATCATGAGGCGCTCGCGCCCCATGAGCGACCCGATGAACTCGTCGGGGGCACGCCCATCAGGTGTCACGCCGCCGTCCAGCGTCGACCCGTAGCTGGGGTGCATCGGGTCATGCCCGCGCGGCTCCAGTAGGTGGTGCCGCAGATCCTGCACCAGCTTCTGCGAGCCCGTGACCACGGCAAGGCCGCCCGGCCCTGCGGGGTTCAGGTCGCCGTTGCGGACGTGGAGCGAGTAGCTCACGCGCCAACCCCGCCCGTGTAGATGATCTTCGGCACCATCATGTTCGGCGAGATCACGTTATGAACGCTCGCTGCGCTGGAGCCGCTGATGGCGTGCGTGTGCGCCGACTGGTACCCGCCACCGCCCCAAGCAGCGTTGAGGTAGTACGGATTCCACCCAAGGCTCAGGTCGGCGTTGTTGATCGACGCCAGTGTGAAGCGATTGGCTCCAGCACTGAAACCTGCGCTGCCGCCAGTCGTCGCGCCAGTCCAGAACGAGTAGCCGGTCGATGAGCCATGCGAGTGCGCCACGTCAGTCACGCCGATGACATCGCCCGCATTGACCCACGAGGCATAGCCGCCGTCGCTGGTCACGGCCTTCTGTCCGCTCTCGCTCGTCGTGAGCAGGTGTGCCGCCTCGCCAGCGTACATGCCGAGCACATTCGACCACTGGTGGTCGGTGATCGTGCGACTGGAGCCGCCCATGTTGCCGAGACCGATGGTGCCCAAGCGGCGCAGGTCGGGCACCTTGAACGTCGTGGAAACCGGCGTCCCAGTCGTGCCCGCGATCCCATGCGGTGCGTGTCGCAGGACGATGTTCGACCCATCGCTGGTGATGTTGACTGCACCGCCGCCCACCACGACGCCAGTGGAGAGCGTGACACTGCGCGTGGTCGAGATCGTGATGTTGTTCGCGTCCACGACCGAGGCGACGTAGTATTGCGCGTTGGCCACGAGGCCCGCGCCGCCAGAGCCGATGGATTCGAGGAAGATGCTGTCACCGACCGCGAGGCCATGGGCGGTCGCGGTGATGCGGTCGTTGGATGCGGTTGCAGTCGCCGACGACGTGATGACCGGACAGTAGCGCCCGAACAGGGTCGGGTAGTCGGTGCGACTGATGTCCTGACCGTACGCCGCGACGTGGTTGGGTGGGATCTGCGACGCGGGGCCGCCGAAGTCGTACACCTTGCCGATGTTGAGTGAGTTGTACGTCGCCTGCCAGTCCGCGATAGCCTCGACGATGGCCGCCTGCACGTCGGTGGAGGCGATCCCGCTGGCCGGTGAGAACGAGATTGCCGACGCGGGGTGCGCAGCCGTGGGGTCGGCGAGGTGATCCGCAATCGCGTTGTCCAGCTCCTCGAACACCGCCTGCACGTCCGTGCCGGTGCCGACGAGCGTCGAGCTGTCGACCGAGACTGCTGTCGCCGGGTGTGCGCCTGTGGGATCGGAGATGTGGTCGGTCAGGTCCGTGATGTCGATCAGCTCGACCCACGACGATCCGTCGCTGCGCTGAAGCTGTCCGACCGTCGTATCGAAGTAGAGGCCGCCAGCGGCGATGAGGGTGGCGGCGGGCTTCGAGCCAGTCACGCCTCGCCCGACGTAGTCCAGCGCCTGCCACGCCGTCGAGGTGGTGTTGACGGTGATGGTGCCGGTGGTCGTGAGCCGCCATCGCGTGCCCGCCCAGTCGCCGCGAGCGACGTCGAAGTGCATCCCCTCGAAGCCGTCGAGCGAGCTGTCGTACCAGCTCGGCCGCGTGAGCGCAGCCCCGGAGCCGTTGAACTGCCACGGGCCGTTCTGGGAGCCGGTCGACTGGCCGACGAGCAGCACGAACTCGCCGTCCCCAGCGTTGTCGACGACCGTCGTTCCGCCGAACGTGGACGTGCCGGGGTTCGAGGTGTTGATGTTCGACGTGTGGACTGCGACCACTCGTGTGAGGTTGCGCGGGGCGACAGCATCGTCGGCGAGCTTCTCGTCGGTGACACTTGCGTCTGCGAGCTTGCCAGTCGTGATCGCGCCGTCTGCGACAGACCCCGTCGCGATGGGGAGCGATGTCCACGCCGCCGCGTCGCTGTAGTACACGACCCCAGCCTGCGAGTCGACGTAGATGCCACCGTCTGCGACGAGTGCGATGGCCGGTCGAGACGCCGTGTTGCCAGCATCCATGTAGCCGACCATCTGCCACACGGTCGAGGTGGTGTCGATGGTGATCGTGCCGGTCGTGAACTGACGCCACTTGCGGCCCGCGTAGGTGCCGCGAAGGGAGACGACCTCGAAGCCCTCGAAGGCATCGCCGGAGCCGTCGTACCACGATGGGCGGGTCATGGCGCTGCCGCTGCCGTTGAAGACCCACGGGCCGTTCTGACTGGCCGTCGACTGGCTGGACAGCAGCACGACCTCGCCCGAGGCGGCCGTGGCTCCACCGAACGTCGACGTGCCCGGAGCAGCGGTGTTCACGTTCGCGTCGGCGACTGCAGCGACGCGGGCGAAGTTGCGAGGGGCGATGGCGTCGTCGGCCATCAGGGCGAACGTGACCGCGCCAGCGGCGATCTTCGCGGTCGTCACGTTCGCGTTGAGGATCTTCGCGGTCGTCACCGCGTCGTCGGCGAGCTTGCCGGTCGTCACCGCGAGATCGTTGATCTTGCCGGTCGTCACCGCGAGATCGTTGATCTTGGCGGTCGTGACGGCGCTCGCCGCGATCTTGGCCGTGGTGACCGCGTCCGACGCAAGGGCAGCGGCGGCCACCGTCCCAGCCTGATAGACGTGGACGCCCGTCGTGTTGATGAACGTCTCGATGGCATCGAAGTCGGCCTGAACGTCTGCGCCGTCAGCCGTCTGGCCGTTGACGTAGGTGCCGGGAAGGTTGATGTTCGTCACGCTGGCTCCAAGGCTCTGGGTTCACCCATTAGGCGGTGGCTCATGTCAACGTCGTGTACTTCCACACGCCGCCCACACGGACGTAGAGGCGGTCGCTGCCCTCGTCCACGACGATCAGTCCGTCGACTGCCCCGCCGGGAAAGTCATCATCGGATGGCGCAGTGCCACTGACCATGGTGGCCAGCCCATCGGCGACGACCATGCCCATCACGTCGACGCTGCCTCCGGGGTTGAGGTGAATGTCCCCGGTTGTCTGGATGCGGATGTCACCCTGCCCCAGCTCGTCGATGTTGGTGACCTCATCAGGGTCGTTGATCCGCGAACCGAGGTGCCACTGGAACCCGACGCGCGTTGCCGTCCAGTGCTCGTTGACGACGGGGATCTGCAGGAACGCCCCGGTTGCGCGGAACGTGATCTGATACGCGCCGCCGAGGCGATCCTTGACGTGGATGATGCGGTTGGCGAGGTCGACGTCCTGAATCTGGACGGTGATGATGTCGCCGTTCTGTGGGGTGACGGCCATCAGCCCGCGCCCCCCACCGTGTTGATGCCACCAGCGATCACCATGCCCGGCAGGTTCGACGGGTCAGTCTGGTTCGGGTTGCGAGGGTCGTAGATCGCGGCGGGTGCGGTCAGCGTCGCGCTCGTGCTGAAGCCGCTCTCGTACGAGAACTCGTGGCGCACCTGCTTGCAGTACATCTGCAGACCGTGCTCGCGGAACCCGATGATCCCGCCCGCCATGACCTCGGGCTGGAATGTGAACTCGACGCGCGTGTCGTAGGTCGCTGCCCACTGCTGCATGAACCGCTGCCACGCCATCAGGAACTCGTACCACGGGTTCTTGATGATCGGGTTCTCCTCCTTGAGCGGGCGCATGCCGTGCTTGTTGAGGAAGTCCCTCGCCTTCGTCGCGTCGAAGGCCGTGCGTCGACTCGAAGCCTGACCGTCCGCTGGGGTCGTCAGCACTCCCGGCACCATGAAGGCGTTCAGCAGCTCCACATCGAACACGGACACGACGCCGCGACTCAGGACTCGCTCGATGAGGTCGATGCTTCCATTGAATGTGGGGCCGACAGTGTCACCCGTCACGTAGACGTGCGTGGCGAGCGGCCCGTCGGTGAGCTGGATGCCCATGTTGATGATCTCGATCTCGCGCACGTACCAGTACGGGCCGCGCCGAGCGCCGAAGTAGTCCGGGTAGTAGGCGCAGAGGCGGCCGTTCGGCAGCGACATGAAGTTGCGCATCGACCCCTGCGCGAGCTGCTTCGCCGCATCGAGGCACGAGATGTCGTTCATCAGGGCGCGATTGTTGGTCAGCAGCGTTGAGCCCGCCACCCCATCGGCAGCGGCGAATGTGTACTGCGCCTGCAGGGCGGCCACGGTCGAGAACTGTCCGAGCTGCTGGAACGAGAAGCCGTCGTTCGACAGGACGTTGTCCTCGGTGTTGACTTCGGTCGGCAGCCCGACCCACGAGGGCGGCGGGTCGACCGTCTCCTTGGTCATGACGATGCGGATCGAGTTCGTTTTCAGCAGCCGGGTGCCACTGTCCGTGGAGCTGCTCTCGACACCCTCACGCATCAGGTAGCGGAAGGCGAGGTCGTCTGCGCTCATCGTCACCGAGGACACCTCCTCGTGCCCCCGGAACTTGCGATACAGCTCGACGAGGGCGCCCTCGTGCCACCCTTGCCCGGTGGGCCTGTCTTCGTTCTCGCCGTCTCGCCGGAGATGAATGTCGCCGGTGAGGTAGAGGCTCTCCTTGTGGATGCCGGTCGGGTACGTCAGCTTGACATCCTCGCCCAGCGTATTCTTCGCGAAGTACAGGTACGGGATCAGGCTCTTGTGGTGCGACTGGTACCTCGCAAGCGCCTGCTTCTCGCTTTCGTCGAAGTTGAGTTCCAACAGCTCGGGGCTGTCCCACTCAAGTGCGAGCGGCTCTCGCTCAGTGGTCTCGGAAGTTGGCTGCGCCACGGCCTCCCCACCCACGACAGCCCGGATGTACCGATTGGCTTCGTCGAAGGCGCGCACTGCCGTGTCGTCGTTGACGCCGAGGCCCATCTCGACCATGGTCTGCGCTGCGAAGCGAGAGTCCGTCTCCAGCTTGTTTGTGACCAGTGCCCAGTTCTCGGCCGTCGGCCCGTCCGGGTAGTAGTGCGAAATCGCCTTGTTGAACTTCGCCTTGAACACCTGCATCGACAGGTTGATGCTGCCGACGTACGCCGACGGGTCTCGTCCGTAGATCGTGTCGAGGTACCCCTCGCCGTCGCCAAGCTCAAACTGTGGGTTCCCGAACACCCCCCCTTCCCAGTTCATGTCGTCGCCATCGGATGCGAAGTCCGGCTGCAAACGGAAGAGGCCGACGCCGAACCCATCGGGCCCGGCACTCACGCCCTTCTGGTAGCTCGGGTTCAGGGCACTGCGGGCGACGCCAGCCATGACGGCAAACTGGAGCGGAATGCGTGATGTGCCGAGGCTCTTCTGAATGGCTCGCACTCGCCGTGTGATGGTCGCATTGACCGTACCGTCTGCCCGGACGCCACCCACCTCGGCGGCGTCGATGGCGTCGATGCCGATGAAGCGACGCATGACCTCCTTGTAGGCGTCCATGTCGTCGCGCAGCATGTCGAGCTGGTCTTCGCGCAGGTCTGACGCCTTCTGGATCAGTGTCGGATCCAGCTCGCCCACCATCACCATCCGCTGATCCCAGTCCGCGACCTCGGTCAGGAACTGGAAGAGGAACCCCGACATGCCACCGTCGAGAGGTGCCTGTGCGGTCGGGTCGTTCGGGTCGGTGTAGATTTCCGGCACGTAGCCCTGACCGGAGTCGGGGTTGTATGTCCAGCCGCGCTGACTGGCCATGTTCATGAAGAACGCCGAGCCGGGATCGAACCACGAATACGCGAGCCGCTTCATGGTGCAGCTCGCCTCGATCCGGCAGTCGCCGGGGTACATCTGCCACCCCGGCACGCTGTCGAGATAGCCGGTGAAGACCTGCACGGGCTGCCCCGGCAGGCGCTGCAGCCAGATCGTGATGAGGTCGTCCCACTGGAAGACTTGCGTCCCCTTGGGGATCCTTCGGCCGTCGACCTCGGCGTCGGCAAGGGTCCTGATGTACTTGCGCCCGCTGTTGCGCAGCACCAGCTCGGCCTTCGACATGTCGTTGTCGAGGCGGTCGACCCAGCCGGAAACGATGTCGTCGCTGACGTCGATGATCTTGTTCAGGTTCGACGAGTAGATGAACGCGAAGGCTCGGGGTGCGTAGACGAGGCGCTTTACCATCAGTCACCTCCCGGCAGGATGTCAGTCGCAGAGTCGGCGAGGTTTTCGAGCCATTCGCCGAAGCTGTCAATCCCCGTCACGACGTCGTCAATCGTGTCGAGGATGGGATCCCAAGCATCTCCGCTGTTGAGCCCGCCATCGTCGGGCGGCTCGTACATCGAGCCGAGCGACGACGTGTACACGCCCAAGGCCGCCTGCACGTCGCGAGTGTCGTACGGAAGCCCACTGGCCTTGTCGTTCGTGATCTTCAGCCCCAGCTCGAACTCGGGCGCGAACTTGAATCGAGTCGCTCCTGCGCGCACCTCGGTGATGACCCCGGAGACGCTGAAGGGCGGAAGCTGGTAGATGCCCTTGCGTGACCCGGTGAACTGGGCGCGCTTGGGCGGATCCGTGAAGCCGTCCCTGTCCGCGTCACCGGGAGGTTCGACCCATCGGTCTTCGGCGGTCGAGGGCAGCAGCATGAAGTCGACGCCTGCCGGGGCTGCGGCCCGCACCGACGGTGGCTGGAACTGGGCGGAGGAGATGCCGGAGCCGAAGATCGGATTGACGCCCGTGCCACGATTGAGGCCCAGCATGCCGTGCTGGTGGCGCTCGACGAACTCGACGATGCGGTCGTACTCGTACTGGTTGGCGCACTGGCCCTTGATGACGACGTTCTCCTGAACGAGGTGCTGCGGGTAGAAGGTGCGACGCGCCTGCGTCTGCGATGCGTTCCCGCGCAACGTCCACGCCGTCGACACGCCGGTCACGAACAGGTACAGCGTCTTCCCCGCGATGGGGTCGAACAGCTTCGCCGACGCGGTGTTCGCGTCAGCGGGTGCGTTCGGCAACTGGTTTGCGAAGCCATGCCCTGTTGCGCGGAACCCGGTCATCCGTAGAACCTGCCCAAGACGTCCATCGGGTCGCCGACATTCTTGTAGCCACCGGGGTGCCACTCGATGTGCAGGTGGTCGCCGAATGAGTGGCCCGTGTTGCCGACCGTGCCGAGCAGTTGGCCCATCTCGACCTTCTGGCCCTGACGCACCGCCACCGAGGTCAGGTGAGCGTAGATCCACTCGCCAGAGCTGGTCTCAAGGAATACATGATTGCCCCAGCCGCCGCCACAGCTCCTGTTGCCCACGGCGCATCCGGTGTGGGCGACGTTGATCGTGCCCGCCTGCACCGCGTACACCGGGGTGCCGCGCGGGGCGGGCAGGTCGAGGCCCTCGTGCCCACGCCCTGCGCCCAGACCGTCGCCAACGGAGGTCGCCGCGACGGGCTTCGCGACGCCGCCCTCGATGGCCGTGCTGCCCCCGGCGACTGCGGCGACGTCCTCCGCCTGCTCGATCAACTCACCGGCTCGACGCCACTGTCGCGCCCACGCCTGCCTGAAGTTCTCCTGATCTGAGGGGCTCTGCGTCAGCCCCTGCGCGTCGAAGACCCAGTTGAGCATCTTCTCCTTGTCGTTGACGTCATCGAGCCCGCGACCGTAGGCGCTGTCGGCGAACCATGCGGCGGCGTGTGCGATCTGGGAGCTGGCGGGGTAGTTCTCGGGGATCTCGGGGAAGAAGCCCCACGGAGACGGGATGCTCTTTCCCGCGATGGCGCGCTCTGCCGCCTTGACCTCGTCACGGTACTGCTGCGGGCCGCCGCCGCCGCGCCCCGAGGACTGCGTCTGGAACAGGCCCATGTAGCCGAGGGTGTTGATGATGCTCGGATCGAGCGTGCTCGCGCTCTCGACGAGCGCAACGAAGACGCCGAGGCGACCGGGTACGCCCGCATCCTCGAACGTCGAGTTGATGAGCCCCACCGTCTGCAGCTCGGTGCTCGGCTCGCCCGTGTAGCCAGCCCCGGCGGTGTCGTCCTTGGGCGGTACCAGCCACTTGCTGCCGAAGATTTCCTCGTAGACGTCGTCCGGCTCGTCGGTGGCACCCTCGGGGCGTCCGAACAGGTCGAACGCGCCGCGCACGAGCGATGCCAGCATCCTGTCGACCGTGTTCCCCTGCTCCTCGACGTCGTCGAGCGTGGGGAAATACTCCTGCGCGAAGGCGGGGTCGAAGTGATTCTTCCAGTGGTCGAAGGCGTGCGGCGCGAGCAGCGAGCTGTTGGGCATCCCGATCTGGTGCTGCGCCATCGTCCACTCGACGAGGCTGTTCGATGTTGACGACACGACCTCGGCCGTCAGGAACCACTCCGTGGCGACGAGCTTGTCGTCGAGCTGCCATGGACCGAACTCGATGGGGATGATGTGGAAGGCCCAGCCGCGCTCGGCGTACTTGAACGTGATCGGCGTCTCGCGCCGGTTGCCCGTGCCGAGGGCCCGCATGACCTCCACGATCCATCGCTTGATCGACTCGTACTCCTGCCGCGACTGCGTGTTGCCGCTGATGCGGATCGGGCCGACTGACGCGCCGAGGATCTGGATGACCTCGCCGCCGTACGTCGACTGCACGTTGGTCTTCAACTCGTAGGCCCACTCGATGTTGTTCATGCCCGAGCGCAGCCGCAGGGGCGGCTTGTCGCCGAACTGGAGCGTGGGCGCAGCGGGGCCTGACGCCGCGATTGGCGCGTACAGGGTGCCCGACAGGATCTCCGGATCAGTGGGCATCAGGTGGCCGCATCCCATGCCTTGAGGCCGAGCCCTGCGGCGATGCCGACGCCGGGCACCGCGAAGCTCGCAACCTCAATGGCCGTGCGAGCGATCTGCTCCTCGCTGCTGCGCGGGCGACCGCTCTCCTTGTCGCCGCCGCCCATGAGCTTGACGAGGCGCTTCGCCTCGGGGGTGAGGTCGAGCTTCACGGACTTGTCCTTGACGCCGCCGGAGCCCGTGATGATGTCGTTGAGCTTGCGCTCGCGCTCCTTCGCGCCCATGCCGCTGAACTCAGACAGGAACGACTTGTCTGTCTTGCTGAGCTTGCCGTCGGACTTGAGCAGGTCGCGCACGCGACTCTTGCTACCGAGGAATCCCTCCTTGTCGCGCAGCAACTCTTGCTCGTACCATTCGCTCTGGCGACCCTTCGACACCTTGCCCTCATCAAAGAGGACACCGATCTCATCGGGCGACATGCCGCCAAGCAGCTCAGACACCCCCGGCGAGGATGCCAGCATGCGAATCCTGCCCCGCTGCCTGATGGCCTCGGGATCTCCCTTGTCGGCGGCGGCGGCGATTGCCTTGTAGTTTTCGATCCCCGGCAGGATCTGACGCGCCAGTCGCTTAGTCGACTCGATGTTGGGCGTCAGCTTGCTGCTCGCATTGTCGTACCGCGTGAAGACGTCCCCACCCCCCGCAGTGCCCATGCCCATGCTGCGGAACGTGGCCTCGCGTGACATCAGCGCGCCGCTCTGCTCTGGCGTCAGGCCGTATGCGGCTCCTACGCTGGTGATCCTCGTCCCCTCTGCTGCGCCGATGCCGAGCTGGCGGGACAGCGTCGCGGCCACCTGAGCAGTCGCCGAGCTGAACTCCTCGACTGACATGCCAGCGGCCGATGCCGCCGACGCCAGTCGGTCGAGGTTGCCCTCGACGTTCGGGAGCTGGTCTGGTCGGTAGCGTCGGGCGTGGTCGACGAACGCCTTGACCGTTGCCGCGCTGTGGCCCTGCTGCATCATGCGCTTCATGATGCCGTCGGGATCCT